AAGATTCCAGATCTCCTGATCTGGCATCTCTTCATTATCCTCGTTCTCACTCATGGGTATGTAGAGAACTGGAACTTCTTTACTCATCTTCTTCCCTCCTAAGATGGATACAGCCCGGCTAGAATCTAGCCGGGCTGTATCCTATGTAATTACTCGTTTGCCGTCCACTCGTACTCTTCCTCTGGATCACCGCTAACAACACGGTAATCATCAAGGCTTCCCAGATCTGGTTCCGGAACATAATCTTCCGCTGGCAGTTCTTCCCCGGTAGCAGTAAGACCAAACTCACGGCAAAGAAGCTCAAACTCTTTGTTTGCCTTTACTGCGTCAGCGTCCAGTGCAAGAACCTCTTCATCTGAAGGGTCGGGCTGAACGTCAAGCGGAACTGGAAAAGAAATAATTTCTGCACTCATCGCCGGTTCCTCCATGTCATCGAGATATTCCTGAATAGCACCTTGCTTGCCTGCTCTTCTGGTTCCCGTTGGATTATGCTTTCCAGCGGCAGAGGATCTGCGCAGTTCCGCTAGGTATCTTCCTGTGTCCGTGCCCATGACGGTGAGTCTAGCACAGCCGGGCCACCGATGTCAACAGAAACATTTCCAGCGTGAGCGATTACCTCAGGCTCTTCCACAACTATTTCTCCCTCGCCATAGCAAGTTTCGCAGTCATAGATTTCGTCCCGGTCAAGTCCGGTTCCTTTGCAATCTGGGCATTCAGTAGTTTCCGCGTCGTTCCATGCTGTGTATGCCTCTGAGTAGTTGCTAAGTACAGAACTTACAGCAGATGTGTTAACCGACAATTTCTGCCTCTATTATTTCTCCTAGATCAGAGTCTTTAATAAGATCATCTGCTGTGAGTGGCTTCTCAAGTATCGCTAATTTCTCTCCTGCGCCACTGCCAAACATACGTGAGAAGTAGCCAGGAGCACCATCTGTGCCTGTAGCTTCTATCTTCAGCGAGAATCCTTCACGCTCAGATTCAGCCTTTGACTTGAGCATTCTCTGAAGCCTGTCCATCTCTGAAGATAGGTTAGGATCGGCGTAACCGCCCTCTATATCCTCTGCTAGCTTCATAAATAGCACTCTCTGGGCCTGCATTTCAACAAGAGCGGCCTGTAGTGCCCTAAGCTGGTCAGTTGTGCGAACTTCAATAGGAATGTTGTAAGCACAGTTAGCACCGGGCTCAAACGCCACGCATTTTGATCTGAGGAAACATGTGTTGCATGCTCTCATTGACTCAGAGCGAGTTATGGTGAAGGTTTCAGTTCTCTCTGATTCCTCACCATCAGGATCAGTGTCCTTAGTGGTTCTGCTAGCGATTCCGATGGTTGGAATCAGTACAGTTTCCCTCTTTTTTGTGAATGCGGGAGTTCTCTCCGTGCCGCTTTCTGAGCCTAGGGTATCAACTTCCTTACCCACGTTTTCCGGGATAGACCCTGTTCTGTTCCCCCCACTGCTAGTAACTCTTGATTCGTTAATGTAGTCAACGAACTGATTCCAAGACCAGATTGACAGTCTCAGAAGCTCAGAAGAGTCATCGTTCTCAATAGCCTCAGCATCAAAGCCAAGATCATTGAGCAGTGTTCTGTGCTGCTTTCTCTTGCTCTTGTAGTCCTTAGGGAATCTGTGCAGTTCCTTGTCACGCTCAATCCAGAGGATTGTGTCACCGTACATAGATGGTGATAGCCAAGAAGTAGAAGATACTGAGTACCAGTAAGGTTCCTTCATTGATTCCTTGCCGGTAATTGCTGCACCGTGGAATCTCACGCTGTACTGACTGATCATAGAGCTAAGCACAGGAGCCAGATCAGCTTCAGTTGTATCGTGCTGCCTGATACCTACAATGTCGTAGTTGGAGGCCAGTCTTTCCAGTTCATCTCTACCGTACTCGCTGTGCCAGACCGGCATAAACTTGTCTGCGGGGAGTGTGTTGTAAAAGTCGTCACGCATGGCCTGAATGTAATCGTAGCCAAGAATCTGTGCATCGAATTCAGACACCATATCGGCAGCCTCAATGTTCTGCTGCACAAACGCCATGTAACGATCAGACAATTCCTTTGCCTCGTCTTGAGTGTAAGAAGCGTCGTCCCTGTTGAGGGTGAATGCTCCAGAGTCAAGAAAAACTGACTGGGTGCCGGAAAAGTTATCTCCAACTTTCCATTTATCAGCGCCTTTAAGCTTACGTTGTAGTCCAACGTATGAGAGTGCGACAGCCGGTACATTTTCCTTGGCAAGAAGATCCCTCCATCCTTTCACCTCTGCGCCCGCGAAATAAAGCTTAATTAGTCGTCTCCAACTTCTTTATCTTTCTCCTTCAGCCTGGCATCTTCATGCCGTGCTATCTTCTGGAGAGTCACTGCCTCTACCAGATCATCCCATGATCTAGGTACGAATTCGAAATCTGGTCGCCACGTAGGATCAGCATATGTTGCGTGGGTAAAGCAGCAAGTATTAAAACCGCTCTTGATAAGCTCAGCACATACGATAGGATCAGGGTCAAACACAATATCTACAATGAATCCCCTGTTCCTGAGTTCAGTAACCTGTGTTACTCTTCTCGATGGTCCTAGTGGGGCATAGGAAACAGGGCTTTCTATAATCAGGTTGTGCTTGCTAAGATTCTCTACCTTGAGCCAGTGATCAAGAGTTTTCTCTTCCTGATCAGTGAGCAATGCTATTGCAGAGGTTGAGGCGAGGCCATTGTACAGATTAATCCCAGCCTGTATTGGCCCCGACCCGACTCTCTGCTGCATGATACCTTCAACGGTAATTGCCATGCAGATATTTGCCATGTTACGTCAGTTTAAGTCCCTTTAGTGCTTGCTGGCTAAGCTGAGCGTCACGCATTTCAGCCGCCATCTGCATCTGCCTGTTTACCACGAACTGTGCTGCCATTGCCGCTGACTCCTGATTACGGATGTCTTTCATGACGATTCCGCATGAAGAGTAAACCTCATTGATACTCGGCTGTCTCGCAGAAATAATCGGCGTAGACAGATTAGGAGTCATAATGACAGTCCCATCGTCCCTGATGAAGATAATGAAAGCTGTCGTAGCCTCAATATAATCTTCGCTAGTACCTGATTGTTCTTTTACTGCTGCTGTACCACCAGGGTTCTTCTCTTCCTGGTCCGCGCCTGGCCTGATTAGTTCTACTGCCATCTTTCCTGTCCTTTAAAAACTTTGTTCCATCTAGATTCTGAAGATCTGTTTGATCGATCTTCTCACTTTGCTCAATTAAAGCTGCATTGGCCTTAATATCGTTAACGTAGGCGATAATCCTGTTTCTGATATCGCTCTTGATAAACGGCAGAGACTTGTGCCCGCCGTCAATAAAGTCAGCTACCAGCCTTAATGTGTCAGTAAATTCACTCATAGATTCTCGATAATGCTCTTAGCTGCCCACATGGCAGCTTCCTCAGCCCTGGTTATCGCAAGGTTTGTTTCCCTGCACTCAGGGAAAGCTGATTTCAGCAGCATAATGAACGCCGCTCCTGTGCTCTGTAACTGAGCAGCCAGTGACATTCCTCTATCGCTAAGATTTCCCGTAATTATCTGCTGAGCTACTTCTACTCTTGTGTTTTCATCCATTAATCTTCTCCTGGCTGCTTGTCGTACATGTGAGCAGCTTTTCTCTTCTTCTGCATTACGATGCTGTGTACCGGGCAGAACTGGCAAAGGAAAGTACTCGGCCTCTCGCTCTTACTGGTACTCATACCTTCTGCTTTACGATCACCCTTAGTGTCAGGGTATAGACGCATCTTATCTGTCATGTAATCGCCGCAGTCAGATGTCTTACTGTGCCTCTTCCAGCACTGCATAGCGTCTAGCTGGTAGTTATCCTTGACATCATAGAATGTCTGACCAAACCCTGTTCCCTCGCCGGGCGGTCTTGTGTGCTGGGCTACTTCATTAAGAATGCCCTCACGGTAAGTTTTCTTGTCCCAGTCAGCTTTCTTGACTGTGGCCAGATTACCGATATGGTTCTCATGACCAGCTAACCTGTGATTCAGGGTGTCATCAAACTCTGGCGGTCCCTCATACATAGGCAGTTCAAATACTGCCCCATCAGTGTGACAGATCAGAATCCTGATCTTCTCTTCTGTACTCATATTTTTGTATTAGCCTGATTTTTTGCGTAAGCCAGATCGTGATCCACGCCAAAATGTGACTTTCCTGGTTCAAGGGTTACGTCATACCATGCGTCTCTTGCCTTGACTGCTGCATTGTAAGCGTTCAGGCAATCACGAACGTACTCAGCCAGAAGAAAGTCTGGTGTATTCGATTCGTTCTCAATTGAGTACCTGTTCATCAGGGCCTCAAGTTCTTCCATGAAACTCAAATTATGCTCCAAATGAGGATGGCCCAGACAAAGCTGGGCCTCTCATTAATCAATTGTCAGGCGCTAGGGATCTCATTAACCAGCTTCTTGACATACGCGATGATTTCCTCGATACGAGGCTCATACGGAGCAAGATAGCTGCCAAAGAAATGACCTAGCAGACCTAGCAGAGCGGGAAGCGCTGCTACTACGGCAGGGTCAAGGCTCTTGTGGAAAATCGTGGTAAATACCGCTGTAATAGCAGCTACGATTGTTCCTACAGTAAGTCCCTGGGCCACCTTGCGGTCTGGTGTTCTCTTTGCTGTTACGGTTGCCAATTTAGTTCCTTTATTGTTTATCTCTGATATCAGAAGGTTGTACCCCAGATATCCTTCATTTCCCCGGCAAGCTTCTCCTCGATCTGCTTGACCCAGGTATGTGCTTCCTCTACCTTTTGCTTGAGGACGATAATCTCATGATCAACAGCGTCATCAACCTTAGATGACATGTTAGCTGCCCTCTGACGGGCTACCACAAGTAGCCTCTTAGCTGCATCTTCTGCAATGATAGCATCGTCGTGCAGCTTGCGCAAGTCTTCTACGGAAAGATTCTCAAGTTTCTTGGCCTCTGGACTGTGGACTACCTTAGCCACTTCTTCCTCAGCCGCATGAGCTACTTTCTCAACTTCGTCAACAACTTCCTTTTCGACAGCTTCAACCTCAGTTACGATCTTTGAGTGAGCTTTAGGTGCTGCTGGTTTCCTTGGTGCCATTAGTGGTCCCTGCATTCTGGTCGTACTGATAGATAGTTAGGTGTGCTTACGATTCTTGTGTCTGCCAGAACCTTTGGCTGTACTTCATTGAATCCATGCCATACGCCAGCCATCTGCCTTCTTGCTGGTGCTGAGCATGGCTCAGGGAAACCGCCCCTGTTAGGTGCGTATTTCTTGAAAGTGCCGTCTGTCATTCCTTCAAACAGATCAGCGCTGTAGCTTCTGTATGGTGCGTATGCCATAGCTATTTCCTTACCACATTGGTATTGTCGGGATAGAAGTTCCATCCCTTCCGGAAACTTTCCCGGAGAAATCTGTTGTGTGTGCGTCACCGATATGTGACTGCGGCTGCTGTCCGTACAGAACATCTTCTATAGTCAGCGGCTCTGATTCGTAACCTGTTCTTGGAGGATCAGCGGGGAGATTCATGTTACGTGCAATCTCCCTGTTGGTAGTCATCGGGTTTGCAGTAATAAGAGCCTGAGCACAGGTTACCTGCTCATATGTCCCGCCGTAAAAGGTGCGAGCATACTCAACACGATCATTCTGCCAAGAATGAGTAGTGTCATACGTTGTCTCAGGCTGTACTCTCATGCTACAGTTCTTCCGTTGTCTCCCTGGAAGCCTACCAGAGAATGCATTCTCTCAGTCATACCCTCAGTGTGATGATGATAGTATCCATGCTGTCTTTGTGCCGCTCTTGGGGTAGCGTTACCAGGCTTGCCTGTTCCGCCCTCACCAGAACCATCTGCTTTGGTAGGTGCTTTAGCAGCAGTTACTTTCCCGGCTACTGGTGGCTTAGGTGCCTTTGCCTGTACTGGCGCTGGTGGCTCTATGCCCTTTGCATGCTTAGGCTGATATGGTGGCTTCTTGTTCTGCCCGATAGCTGAATGAATATCCTTACCAGCGCTGTATCCGTTGGCGTGCTTGCCAGGATCAATCTTCGGGAATTGCGGTCCTAGTTCCATGACTCACTTCTTGTAATGAAGCACGACACCCTTAGGTACTGGTGCGCTCCAGGGTAGTTTGCCGCTGAAAATGCTGTTGATATATGCTGCCTGATGTGCGCTGAACTCATGTGCCTTGTTAGAGTGCTCGCAAGTCAGTCTAAGTATAGTCGATGGAGCCGTGTCAAGTTCGTGAGCAATTTGCTCCAGGCTCAGATTGCCTAGTGACTTGTACTGCATAAGCTGTGGCTTCTGATGAAGATTAGCTAGCAGCTTCCACACTTCTCTTGTGCCGTTGAAAACATCCTTGTCAACGCCCTTCCAGTCATACTGCTGCATCGTCCATATCCTGAACGGATGCACGTCGGGAGGGTTACCCTCAGGCCCACCAGGATTAGCAATCCAGAAAGGACGGTCGTAAAGACCTCCTACAATGCCGCGATGAAGGAAATCATAGTTACAGTAGATGAATACGTTCTTCTCTGTCAGCCTTGCAACCTCGTTAACAAATTTCCTTACGAGCGAACTTGTCAGCCCTTCGTGCTCCACATCAGCACACAGAATATCGTCTGCCTCTAATCCGTGCAACTTAACTTTGTTCACGAATACATGTGCCTGGGCGATGGGATCAGAAGTGTTAAGAAAATGATACGCACCGCGCAGCATCTTATCTTCCTTCATCATCGACCAGAAGGTAGAGAAATCTCCGTCTACGAAACCCGTACCTTCAGAAGCCTTAGCGATTGCGAAATCTACGTTAAGGCCCTTTAGGCTAATTAGCCCATTGTTATTACTTACATCTACACCTTTAAGCACTTGCTGGTCCTTTCCAATGCTCGTTGTTTGATCTTCCCAGATTACATGATCTGCACGCTGGCTGAACGTTATGCCTAGCATAAGGTCCACCAGGCTTAATCCTGTCTGCTTCTACTGTATCAAAAGTTAACGGCTTTGAGCAATGGGTACACTGCACCTGATGACCCTCAGTTCCCGGAGTTCTCTTAAACTGCGGGCTTGAAAGCATCCAGTTTTTTCTTGCTCTTCTGGCAGCAGCAGATCCTCTGGGATCAGTTCTGCCCGGAGATCCACCGGCTCTCATTTACTTTACCGTTGACATTGGCCCGCCTTTAGCGTGCCTTCCCATCGCTGTGTCACCTGTTCTGGCTACTGCTGAAACGTCCTTAGCATGATTATAAGATCCTGCATGGCGTCCCTTTGATGGCCCGCCTACCAGAGTGGTTGAACCTGAGCTATTACCGAACTGACTTCCTAGCGCATGTGAAGCATGCTCTCCTGAGCTAGAGCCAAACATAGCTCTGGCCTTCTCTGCCGCTCTTGCTGAAGCTTTGCCGATAGATGACTTCTCAAGCGTGCCGCTTCTTATTTTACGTGCTAGGGACTTCTGCTGCCTCCTGCGCTGTAGTGCATTCTGGGCCATGTTTAATCCTTACATTGCATAGCGTGGAAGCATTTTCTGCATTCTCGCTACTCTAGTTGGGTCTTGTATTACAACTGGGTTCTTAGCGACAGAAACACCATACTGTTTAGCTAGCTGTATCTGCTCGGGCGGCGTCAAACCTGGCTTGCCCAGATGTGAAAGTTTTTCTACGGGATTTCCCGTTGGCTTGTATCTTACTACGTTCATGGTGTTCTCTTCCTGAACGTAGCTAGCTTCAGCGCGAATTCTTCTCATAGGATCATATCCTGACGGCCAGAAGTAGTCCTGGTTATCAATCTTAGATCCTTTGTGAACTCCGCGCTGGTAAGAGCGCTCAGTAAGCTTTTCCTGAACTCTCTCAAGTAGTCTATCCTCGCGGCGGTCAGTAATTGTGCCAAGATAACCATCAGGGTACTCTGCGCCAGGAATCTTATTCTTAGCAGCGCGGGCAGCGTCCAGCGGTGAACGGTAGTTAATTACCGCAGCGTTACCGCCACCACCTACTGTAGCACCGCCTGGAAACGTAGGACCGGGCTGTGTGTCTACCCACCAATTACTAGGCATTAGTTCCTCGCAGCGTATGCTCTCTGCATAGTAGCGTCTTTAGGAGTACGAACTTTTTCCTTGATAGTCGTAGGGCTGGTCTTGCGTGTCTTTACCATAGCCCTGCTGTGCGTGTTGGAATTATCCAGTTCGCGTTTTCTGTCGGCCTTGCTATTGCTTTCGTACTGCTCTTTCATGAAATGAAGTTCGCGTTTGGCATGGCTCGTAGCAGAACTAACTAGAGCTTGTGTGCCCTGCGCACCGAACTGAAGCGTGCTGATATTCCTGTTGCCCATTAGTTCGATGTCCGGTTTCTGTCTGTCGTTCTGGGACTGATCTTTTCCGAGATCCTACCGACATTGTGACTAACATGCTGGGCTCTCACGTTATCCCACATAGTATTCTTATGAGCAGTTGCGGCACCGTGAAACTCTTCAGATCTAGATGCTTTTCTGTACTCAGCAGAATGAGCCCCCACCATACCACGAGCATTTGCTCTCCGCAGCATTTCCTGTGGGCTAGTGGTCATGAGTGCCATTGGTCAGACTCTCTGCCCGTATGCTCTCTTAGACCAGAAGTCACCAGCAGAACCAGTGCCATCACTTCTCCTGATAGCAGGAGACATAAGCTTTACGTTTCTTTCTGTGGCCGATGACTCTGCCGCATTCTTCTTGTAAAGGGTCGCACTGATATGGAACCTTGGTCCCTGTGCTTCCTTAATAAGAGTGCGACCGCGTACATTAGCAGTCTTACCCGGTGCAGTCCCGCCTGCGGTATTCTTACGCGGAACGCTGATAGTGTTGGCAGATCTCCTGCCACTTGCGTTTACGCAGTGCTTCATCCACTTGTCACCCATTGTAGGGAAACTGCTGGTTGACTTACCGCCGTAGGAACGTGTAGAGGTTACCATTTAATCCTCATTAATTTGTATTGATCGTGTGGCTGAAATTAGGATTCAGTTGGTTGTATGTGCTGTCTGAATAGCCATCATTCTTTGAGGGTAGCTGCCCATTAGGAGTTTGCCTCTGGGCATCAGCATCGCTATTCCCGTTCTGCGGGGATCTTATATTGAAATAAAGATCCATAACAGAGTGAGGTCTGCGGGCAGCATCAGATGACTGCTGGTTAAACGCATTAGACGTAGCCTGAAGAGAATACGGGCTGCCAGTTGTGGCACCTGTTTTAAACTCAGCAGATCTTCCTGGTGCTGTAGTACTTCCTGTTACTGGAAGCATAGTTTCCTCACGTTGCAAAAATTTTGAATACTATTGCCGTTACCGTGCCGTCTGGCATGTCAACGTCAGTAAACCCTGGCCTCATTGATAGTGTAAGACCTCTGGCCCCCACATAGCTCTGAGCGATAGCTACAGCCTTGACAGCCTGATTGACTGCCGCCGCACCTATAGCCCTGAGGATGACTTTTCTTCCGTCATAAATACCGTGTGATATTGCTGAAGCGAGCGCTGGTGCAGAAGAACTGCCCTTTACTCTCAGTACTGTATCCTGTTCAGTAGACATATAATGCTCCTATAATAGCCTATTATTACATGTCTAGGATATCACAGTTTAAGCGGCTCCAGCAGCTTGCAGAAATCCTCACCAGTCATGGTGACATACCACTTCATCGGGTCTGTCGTCCCTATTTTCTTGTGCCACACAACCCCTATATCGGCCCCGGCATTCTTCTTCTCTGCCTCAGCCTCTTTCAGCCACTCAGACAGTAAAGTCCTTTTCTGATTTTTAACCTCTACAACTACCGCTAGGGGAGACATATCAATGTCTCCCCTGTCAGCGGCCCCCATAGGGGGATTTCTTTTTGCTGCAAATCCTTTTTCGAGAAGAGCGTTTACTACTGCTGTTTCAGCTTGCGTGCCCTTCTGCTTACTTCTGTTTACCACCTTTTGCCGCTATCTGTAGTCTGTTTTCCTCTTTTATATCTCCCCTGCGAAGATACGCCATACCTGTGCCCGCGATACTTCCGATGATGGCTGCAATTGGCACAGCCTCCATAAACGGGGCAAGATGCACAAGCAGGATAAGATTAAAAAATGTGAAGATGGCTGTCCATCGGAACGACATCGATACCATCGAAGCTTCTCTGACGTGTACTTTATGATCCTCTGTCAGTACTACGTCTTTTGTATCTTCACTGACATACTTCAGCATGTGATTCATGACGAAATCCAGATGATAGCCCAGTAGATCTTCGTCTGTCCGTCGATCAGCTTCCATGTAGTGTCTGTACCAGGATTCATACATGTCTTGCTCGAATCCTTCAGCGACATTAACTTTAACAAGCTTGTCGCATACTGAGCATCCTGTAGAAACCATCACCGGAAAAGTGTAGGTAAAGATCGCGGGGGGAATTTCCTGAATGGTGTTGTTAAACCCACCCTCACGGTACGGTATTACCTCAGATATATAAGTACTTCCCGCACCACCAGCGCCGCCGCCCCAGTTTTCTGTTCTGGTAGTTGATATGACTTTCCCTGTACCAGTCAGAATTCCTGTACCAGTCAGCGTTGGGCTAGCTTGCTCGATGATAGCTTTGCTCCATAGCTCCTGAGTAGGAGTTGTCCCAAACTTCTTTCTTGTTCTCTCGTCAACTACGCCCATATCTATTCCGCTGTCTATGTACTCCAGGCATACCAGATTCTCTACCCCACCGCCGATTTCGTAGATGTAGTGATAGTACCCGCCACCGAAATCAGCAGGTTCAAAAATTTCCTTGATTGTCTTGCCTGTTATAGTGCTGTATGATTCCTTAACATGCCTCCGCATTCTGCCCTCCTAAGCTGTTAGCTCAGTTTAGCAGCCCACTTCCACCATTCTTTCCTGGGCGGGCCGACTGCTTCCATTTCAGGGAACCTTACAGCAATTCCCTTTTTAAATGCATACTCACAGCAATCTCTTGTGCCGCGAGAGCTATCCACCGGGAAGCCTAGCACAAGATCAGCACCGCTGTCAACCATTTCGTGATTACGAATCGGACCAGCCGCTCTACCGTGCTGATTCCAGTCCGCAATAAATCTTCGGAAGTTAGCCCGCGTAGCTTCCGCGTACATATAGGCGAAGAGATCGGCCCCCGTTGGGCAGTCCCCGAATTTTAGCATCAGAAGCAGCGGCGGTACTCCAAGATCATTGATCGCATCAAATATCAGTTCCCAGTCATAGTAGTCTCTGGAACCTGTGATGATAACTGTAGAAGAGTACATCTTAGTCCTTGGTGTAGGTTCTTCTGGTCAGTTCCCTTGATACCAGGAACTTAGCTCTGTCCAGCCTGCGGTAGATTGTCTCGATGACCTTACGGTAGGCATAGGCTGAGCTAACCTTATCTTCCTGCCGCGCATACCCTTCGTCCATCATGACGATAGATTTCAGTTCAGAGACAGTCTTAGCTTTACCCTTGTTGTCTATCTGAAGTCCTGCCGAAACAATGTCCAGCGCTGTCTGCTCACCCTTCTCGTCAATCTCTGCTGCTGCTAGCTGTACTTCTACGTATGATAGCCAGGATTCAAACTGCCCGAATAGTACCATTAGCTCTTCAGAATTGATTGCAGTGATATCGGGTGGCAGTTCCGGGATATTAAACTCCGGCTCGTCCGGAAGAGAAAATCCCTGACCTCTTACCTGCTTGACTGCGGTATGTGATGACATACCAAGTTTGTAGCTCATTCTTCCCTCTTACATGGGGCGGTCTTAGTTGCCTGGTAAACGATTCGCTTTAGCTGCTCTTCAACCTCAGTCGGTCCTACGTGCTGGTACTTCTCACAGTCTCTCACAGCCGCTTCCTTTGTGTCCCTGACATGGATAAGGTGACGATACCCGAAGCCCTCGATAACGTAGGAGATATACTGAGTCTTATATGTAGGTCTATCCTCGTCTGAGACTGTTTTTCTGTTCTTAAACATCTTTCTCATATGCTCTGCAAAGAGAGCATCCTCCTTTTCCGTGCGGGCACTCAGGAGGTTTCCCTTCTGTGAGCGCCGATTTTATGGATTCGACATTGACTAGCATAGGCTGGAGGATATCATCTGACGGGTACACAATAAACTCACGAACCTGCTGGTTGGCCTTGAATTCGTACAGGAACACGATCTTGTCGAACGGCATACCCATTTCCTTAGCCATCCACAGATAGATGTTGCCCTGCTTAACGTGAGCTAACAGTGGACGGTGAATAGATTTCCACATACCCTCAACGTCGTTGATAGTTTTAGTGCCGATTTTCAGCGTGTTATTCTCGAAAATCGTCGGGGCTTCGAACTTCAGTGTGCCTATGCCGACTGACTTGATTTCGATCAGGCAATCATGCTTGATCAGGCCACCATCAGCATGCCCGGAAACAGGCAGCGAAGTTGATCTAAGTGTAACCTCACGATACTCCCACTCATGTTCGTGACTTGAAGCTGGATAGTTTGGCTGCCAGTTAATGTAGTCAGGAGTAAGCGGGGGCTTTACTGAGTTAGAGATCCTAGTATCACACTTCCCGCAGTACCAGTCTCCCCAGAGGAGTCCTGTATCCGATAGCCAATCCTGCCACTTAGAATGAATTCTGTTTCCCTCGGAGAAGACATTCTCCAGTGTGAATGAATATCTGCCAGGTGGTTCTGGCATTCCTGACATTCTGTAATATGTTGCTCTAGGGCACCAATCGGCTCTAGCCATTTCGGATGGATAGACAACATTACTTCTTCTCCTGCCTCTTTCCGCATTCTTATGATGACGGGCCAGAAGAACCTTCTTTATCTCCGGCAGTACTAGCCCGGACATAGCTTTTATTTCTGAGTAGTCAGCGAAGTCGCCTGTTTTCTCAACTCTTTTTCTCGTCGGTCCCGTCGTATCTTTCTTAAGTTTTGCAAGGCGTCTTGCTCGCTCGTCCATTCCCACTCCGGTCTAGCTTCCCCTTTTTCCGGGGGAAACCTCTTCCTGATTGCTTTCCGCGTTGTTTCACTTGTTCCGCCCCAGACTCCCTCTTTGCAGTTATTCGTGAGCGCAAAAATGAGGCACTCATGGCGTATAGGGCAGACCACATTATCCGCCGAACCGTTGCAGAACTCAAGAGCCGGAATATTATCTTCTTCGTCAAAAAAAGGATCATAGTCTCGGGACAGCGGAACGTTCTTGCATTTGGCTTTCGACCAGTCCGGAGGGTTCTGCCTCAAATGTAGTACCATTAATCATTGTATTTCTCCCTCACTGATATCATAAGACCCTGCGTACTTAGCTATCTGCCTGAACATGATGAAATCTTCCTTGTCAAGCACAACCACGGTCATGCCGTCCTCAGCAAACTCTACCTCAAATACAGGGGTCTTATTGTCTAATAGTGCGTTGTCCCACAACTTCCTCAGTTCCCTGGAATCCAGAGGGTAGATAGATTTCGTGGTTGTTTTCATTTCTATCATTTCAGCGGAAGTTACGATGTCACCTTTAGAGTGCCACTGATTTCCGCTGCCAGGGGTAAGGTGCCCACCATACTGACGGGCACCTCGCCTCTCCTGAATTTTACTTCTACGCTGATGTACCGTTCTGGTCATTATTCCTGTACGTTTCGTAAAGGGTTGCCCTGACTTCATCCTGAACAAACAATTCAGCGAACGCGAGGAATCCAAGAGCCTCGATATTGCTCAGTCCCTTGGAATTCATTACTGAATAAGTTTCGTTGCCCTCGCTATCCATCCCCTTAGCAATAACAATTGCTGAGATAGGGGAAATCGTAACTCCCTCTTCGTCTACCCAGTCAAGAGGCAGACCTAGTGCTGTGTAATCATTCACTGCTTAGTGCTCCAATTCCGCGACGGGTTCCGTTATCCGCCGCATTAGCTATGTTCTCAGGCAAGATCTGGTCAACAAGCTTTGGATCACTTGCTGCCTCTAGAACCTGGACAGCAAGATCTGCTCTCAGTTCGTTATCTGCCTTGATTGCTCCGATTGCGTTTTCCTTGCCCTGCCACTTATGTTCACCGTAGTAGTACCAGGCACCAGACTTCCTGATTACCCCGAAAAGGACTCCCATGATGAAGTATTCTTTTCCGAGATCGTAATCTCCTCGGTTAAAACCGAGGTAAGGCGCACCTCTAAAGTAGAAGTCAACGGCAGCAGTTTGCTGAGGAGCGGCCGACTTATTCTTGACAGTTCTGAGACGGATAGCCTGTCCGACTTTAACCGGATCAGGTATTCCTGGTCTTTTCTCAGTGATGAAATCATCCCGCGCAACTTCAAGTCGAGCATAGAAGAAATAGTCTTTGCCGTGTCCTCCGGGCGTAGTCTGAGGAACCCCATAGCGAGCAAACCCACCGATTTTATCTCGATACTGATTGATAATAATCCCCAGGAGAGGTCGCTCTGTTCCGTCTGATGCACGTTTTGTTGCCTTTCCTGCTTTCCTGGTGAACTTGTTCATAAGACGAGCACCTACCGCAGTAGTAAACTCGTCCATAGCCTTATCAGCTTCCTCGCCAGGAATCAGGGCAGGATAAGAGTCAAGAACAATCATATCCACGCCACGGGATTCTGCTGCCTCAAGCATAAGCTCGAAAGCTAGCTCCATTTCCTGTGTAGGGATGATAGCCACTCTTGAGTTGTCTACTCCTAGTGCTGTAGCCTGATCAACGTCATAGGCTTCAGCAGCAATCCACAGAACCGCAAAATCTGGATCTGCTGCCTGATTTGCTGCTACGGTCTTATAGGCGATAGCAGTTTTACCTGCTGATTCCTTGCCGATAATCTCTACCCACTGACCGGCAGGCCAGCCGCCGCCCAATGCAATATCAAGAGCCAGGGAGCCTGAGGTAAATCTTTTAGGTACTGCCAGGGCTGATGCCATAAGCATCGTGCCGTCGCCAAACGATTTGTTGATGCTATTCATAAGCATCTGTGTCTCGGGCCTCATATAATGCCATCTTCCCTTAGCTCTTCTGTGGCAGCGGCATGTCCTTCTGCGTAGCCCTCTTCATGACCGTACATATGACCATCATCGTAGCCTACGTTGTATCCTTCTTCCCTAACTTCCTCTGCTACATCTGAGTTCGCAAACTGCTCGATCAGGTATTCTTCTATCGTGTTAAGGAAATCCTTCTTTAAGTACTCAATTTCAATTAGATCAAGAACCGATCTTCCCATTTTGTCTATTTCTCTTAGGAGTTCAGTTAGTTCTTTTTCTATATCAATCATCTTCGCAAAGTTCCTGTATAAAGTCCCATAGGTCACGCTCGGTCGATGTTATCGGGTGAGCATGGCCTCTTCGCTCAACTACTGTGGTATATTCAGATATTTCCCTTACCTTGATACCAAGTTTTTCTTCAGCGTCTTTTCGTTTCATTCACCTACCATTGCCGCATCGGCCGGGTTAGGATGATAGTTATTCAGCATCTTCCCACCAGCATTAGTCTGCATAGCCATTTGCGGCGGTCCCTCCATCGTTACTGCCTGTGGCAGAGTTCTGTCATGAACTTCCCTGCCCTCATTGTGACCGCAATCCCAGCATCTTCTGCCAACATCAGATCTGGCTTTCATATAATTTCCGCTACCACACATCGGGCAGGTCGCCTGCGATCTTAGATGGTCTGCCTTGCTGTAGTCGTGACCATCTGCCCCTATATGGCTCTGTGATGGCCCTGGAGCCGTTGGAACGGGATTCTGTGCAGTTGACCCTAGGGTAGTTCCTTGCGCCCACCACGGACCATCTGAGCGCGGTGGAGGCTGATTAGCTCTAGCCTCTGCCTCTTGCTGTTCTCTGATACGTTCCCAGAAATTAGGCATTATTTCCGTCCGGGTACTCGTATCTGTACTCAGATTTACTGATCAGCTTTCTCCATGCCGGGCAATGCTTGCAAATCTCAATATAAGTTTGCTCACTATATCTGTCCGTTATAGTTCCAGAGCCATCAGAAGTCTGGCTATAGCAGTGCCCGCCGATTTTCAGGCACTCTTCTTCTGTAATCATTTAGCTTCCGACCATCTTGTAGCGGCGTTTACATCAATCTTCAGTGGAACCCTCAAACCTAGCTTGTCAACAAGATCCTGTCCTGTCATTGCCTCGGTGAGAATATCCTTAGCCTCCTGAACCCTGTCTACAGGGCTTATGAGAACCAGTTCGTCATGAACCGTCAAACTCAATCTTATCTCAGGCGGAAGCATCCTGTCAACCCTTACCATGGCATATTTCAGGATATCCGCTGCACCACCCTGAATGAGAGAATTGAAGATCTGTCTCTCAGCGCCCATCCTGTGACCCTCATTAAGAGATCTCAGTGCGGGTACTCTTCTCTTCCTGCCGGAAAGAGTTGTGATGTACGGAACTTTCCTCGATCTTGCCTTGTCGATAACTTGCTGCTTAAACAGATGAACCTCAGGAAACATCTGAGCGTGCTTCTTAAGAAGCGCCTTAGCTGCTCTGACATCAACCTTAGCCATAGAAGCTACCTTGTTAAGACCGGCACCGTAGACCACAGCAAAACCAAGAGTTTTACCTAGATCCTGCCTGATAACCTTGGCTTCCTTATCACCAGCCCTTACCCTGGCCGCAAACTCTACCGGGTTCTGGTCAGTAACCATAGCCGCTGTTACCGAGTGAGGATCGATACCGTTCATGAAAGCGTCAAACAGACCGCCATGACCGATATAGTGAGCCAGAACAACTAGCTCAATCTGCTCATAATCCGCTACTACCAACTGACAGCCATCGTCAGCAATGAAGATTCCCCGGATCAGGTTACCTAGCTCAGTAGACGGTCTGGGGATATTCTGAAGATTCGGCTTTTTGCAGGAAAATCTTCCTGTCACCGTACCGTACTGCTGGAATCCTGCATGAATTCTCTCATTGAACACCAGCTTGTCAGATTTCCCGTAACCGAGATATGAGTCAACATACGTATTCAGCAATTTACCGATATCGCCGTATTCCCTCATGGCCGCGCAAACCGGGTTTCCCTCAAACATTTCCAGCACACTGTCATCCGTGCTGTAATCCCTGATGGTAAGGTTGCCTCCTGACTGCTGATGCTTCTTACCGCCATCTGTCAGCTTGAAAGGCTTTAGCCCCTGACCATCTGGCTTAGGACCGAAGAGGATCTGCTGTCTTTGCAGAGGAGAGTTGATATTGAACTTTCTCCCGGCTTTCAGGTAAACATCTGCTTCAGCATCTTTCAGCTTGGCAGTCAGATCAACATGAAGTTCCTCAAGTCTCTCAAGATCAACTCTTGCGCCGGTTATTCTCATTTCACACATAACCTTGAGGATATCCATTTCAAGGCTGTAAACTTCCTCAAGACCCTCAGACACAATCAGCGGATAAGTGTCCTTATCGAGAAACCATGCATATTTGGCGTCACAGTAAGAATAGTAAGCTACCAGACTGAACGGGTGCTTCTCAACACACGAACCGATGTTCTCGAAGTCATATTTGAAACCGTACTTCTCTTCAGTTATATCTTTCAATCCCCATCGCATGCGATTTTCGTTCAGAAGCCACTGTCCGGTTTTCGTGCAACGGTATGGCCCCGGTGGCAAAAACCCAAGATAGAGTGAACAGGAAACTAGGTCATATATGACATCGTGACCTATCTTGACAAGATTGCTCCTGAACAGCGGGGTAAGAATCCGGAACACTGTCCCGCGATCCAGTTGCGCTGGTGGGGCTTCATATACTGGTACAGACTTTCTGTAAGTCTGCCCTATTTTCTTTCCTGACTCATACGTAGCCAGAACTTTGTCAGTGCCTATGATGTTGTCGCCAATAGGATGACCGAACGGTATCACACAGGCAAACCCATCGGTTGCCAGGCTGATCCAAGAGAGGTTAGCCAGATTAGGCATCCCTCTGTTCTCACCCTGAGCCTCAACGTCAAAGGCGAACGCTTCCTTAGTCAGAATGTACTCAACAGCGTTCTGAAGATCTTGCTCCGTCAGGATAACAGCAGGTATCACAGTGTTCCCTTCAGGATATGAAGATGGCCCGCCGAAGCGGGCCATCATCTGAACTAACGTCAGTCCTTAAGGAACTTAGCTGCCAGAACCTTAAGCTCGTCTCTTGACTTAACCTGATTCTTGGCTACGTCCTTTGTCCACAGCTTACCATCGTAGGAAGCAATATCTTCCTTGGTAAGAGGAGATCTTCCCCAGTCATCAGCGAGATCTGATTCCTTCACGACCTCAACGGTGTAACTTGGAACACCATTGGTGCCTGCTCTCTTAGAGACTGCAAAGTAAAGATCATCACGATTCAGCGGGGAACTTCTCTTGGAAGCTTTCTTTTCCTTGATTGCCGCTGAAGGATCTGGCGAAGCCATCCATAGCTTCAGTTCATGCTGCCCATCGGCGTGAAGTTCAATCACGTTGAAATAATCAACTGACTTGGGCCTGTCAACATAAGCGCAAAGCGGGCAGTCCTTAACAAGACATGCGAACGGCCTCTTACCTACATCAGTGGGAATCCAGTGCTGGTAGAAAGAAGTAAACGGTACTTCCTCAACAAACTTGATCAGTACTTCTGTTCCGTCATCCGGGACAGTAAATCTGTTTGGCCTGTCTCCCCTTGCGGGTGCGGCCTTATCTGATGACCATCCTGAACTGAGGATGGAGTCAATGTCATTTTCCACTTCTTTTGTTACTCTCTGCCTAGGTGCGAATTCCTCGATGGGATCAGTTCCCGCTGAGTTGCCTGCGATTGGCTCTAGTGTGTCTCTTGGCATTATGCTTCTGTTCTCCACGATAGGATGTAACTATCTTTTACATTTGTCAGAACTTTTGCTTCTGTTACTTCTTTACTCATGGCATCTATGAGCATCTGATCTAGCATGTCATAAATATCCTGAAGGGGCATCCCTTCGAATGATGGGCTGCTGGTGTCAACCGACACCGTTGCATGAATCTTAACTGATTCATAGTTACCCATGTTGATCGTGTGCTCACGACCTCTTGTAATAATCAACTTTTCTCCAGATCCCTGAACAGGGTTAGTACTCTCTCCCTGAACTCGGTTCCCTCTATTGACTTCCAGTGACCGTTAGCATTAGTCTCAAGAAGTCCTTCCTCCTGGGCTATCGTCCTGATACCCATGATCTGATCCCTGGTATACAATCTTCTGCGGCCTCTTGGATCTGCTGAAGCCCTGATGTAAGTAGGCTTAGGGATAACCCCATCGTGCTCCCACTTCCTGACTGTAACCTGTGATCTGTTAAGAACGTCTGCCAGTACACCGATAGTGTAGAATCCCGTGCCCTTGAAATCCGGGTAACTGAACTCAAACTCTGAGTCAGGCTTAACTTCAGGCTGATCAGAATAATTTCTTACCGGCGTCTTGCTGCCGGGATAAAACGCCATCGTCACTGGTTACTCTCCTGATGGAGACTCTACGACCAGCAGCCTGTGTGCTTCACCCTTGAGAAGCACTTCGTCTCCCCTGGTTACTTCAACTACCTGATTAACATGAACATCATCCACATCATCAGTTAGGTAGTCGATAACATCGTTGGGACTGAAGTCACCTCTCTGAATCAGGTTCAGAATATCTGATCTGTCTACCCCGTCACCATCTAGTCCTGTAGCTTCGTCTATATCGACCTGTAATACTCCGTACAGATCCACGATTATTCTCATTGCTTAATCCTTATCAGCGAATATGTTTCGTCTGCTTCAATGATGGAGTCGATCTCGTCATCACTGATGATACCCTCCTGATTAGCTGCGTAAAGCTCATCAAGATCTAGTTCCTCCACCTGGATAACTTTAATGCACCTGTCACCCAGGCCGTGCCTGCTTATGAGTTCTCTTGCCGTGTCCTCGTCCACATACTCTGATACACGACGCTGCATCTGCAATCCTGTGTACCACACATTATCGATACACAGGGGCTCTGGAAATTCATAATTGTAGTTACCTTTATCATCAGTGTCACCAGACATGATGATTTCCTTAAGATCATTACGGTAATCTTCACGTAATTTCTTAATTTTCGTTTCTTCATTATGACTGTAAAGATAACCATGGACTAACTTCATAACATGGTCAATAGGCTTTACGGTCATTGAAAGTAGATGCTCCCTTAAGTATTATAGTTACTCAAGTATACCAGACCGCAGCGTGCTTGTCAAGAGGCCCCCTAACGAGTCTCCCTCCAAGTCTATCCGCCCGTAATCGTCGTGACCGGCCCCGTCAAGGACCGAGGAAGCTAGTCTGCGCTTACGCCTAAGGATTCTCAGCTTCCTTTCCTCCACTGATCCCTTAACAATCATGTTCCTAATGAATACCTTACCGAATTCTGATGAAGCTCTTACGTGCCTGCCGTTTCTCTGATCCGCCTGCCCTGCTGACCAGGGAATGTCATAGTTGATCAGGTAGTTGGCCATCGACATGTCCATTCCGTAAGCACCAGCATTAGATGACAGGAACACCCTGCACTCAGGATCATCACGGAACACTGTGTACGCCTGGTTTTTAGCCTTGGCATCCATGCCACCATGGAATTTGACGTAGCCGCAGTTCAGTCTGCTGCCAATTATGTCAAGCATATTACGGTACTCAGAGAATACTATGATCTTGTTGCCTGAAAAGGCCAGGAGATCATCTAGTTTCTCCATGAGCACGTCCAGTTTAGGGCAGTTTGTAACACTGTCTATATTTCCTGACTGCCACAGGTTGTAGGCATATCCTGAGCCCTTATCTTCCTCGCCCAGTTCAAATAGCTGGGCCGAGTAAATGATCAGGTCGGGATGATCCATGAGCATCTGAATGCACATGTACATACCCATGACTTTACCTGACGGTGTGCTTTCGTCGTAGCCGGAATAGTATTTGTCCAGATCGAAAGACCCTGCCCTCTCCAGCTTGGTTAGTTCGTCAACAATATCTGAGGCAATGGTCTTGTACAATCCTAATGTATCGTCATCTATACTTATGTACCATTCATCCTCGTCCACTTCAGGCAGATAAGGATAAACCTCAGGACTCAGCCTTGATTTCCTGCACAAAGCAGGTCCAAGTCTCTGCTTGAGAACGGGAAGATTCTTATACGATACCGGCCACCCATACCTGTTGCGGGTGATGTAGGCACGGTCAAACAGGTCATACCTGCCGAGTACAGTTTCATCAACCCACTGCATAATAGAGAATATCTCGTCAGGTCTGTTCTCAATAGGAGTACCTGTCAAGGCAAGTCTGTACGGAGAACGGAGAAGTTTCTTGATTCTCTTCGTTCTCTTCGCCCGGAAAGTCTTGATAGCGGTGGCTTCATCAAGCACTGTCATGCCTGGCTTAATCCTGGCTACCTGCTCATGATCATTGATCACATTGTCATAGCCCATGATAATATAGCTGGCACTGTCCGTGCTGAGTGAGTCGTATTGTTCCTGCCGCTTTTTAGGTGTGCCGTCGATCACAAGAGGGATGGAGTCTGAGAACTGTTTTATTCTCTCAGCCCACTGGTACTTAAGGGAAGCCGGGCAGACAACAAGGCATAACTTTATAGCACCAGAGTCAAGTAACCTCTCTGCTGCTGCTATTGCTATTACTGTCTTGCCCAGCCCCATCTCGTATGCGACCAGAAGATTCTTCCTTTCAAGGAAGATCTCTACTGGCTCAGTCTGATACGGATGCAGTTTCCCCTGAAACATGTCCTCTTTCAATCAACTGAACGCCACCATCTGCCGCGTCATACGCAAATATCTGCGGTGGGTTCGCTCTTTCCTCCGCTGTAATTATCACGTTCCCGCCTAGTTTCTTAGTCAATATGGCGATAACGTCCCACAGCCCCCTTGATACTGCCCGACTTTCTGTGTAAAACTGATTCTGATCTGCTGATTCCATTTATTAGTTCCTGATCTGTTAATTCTCCGGGATCTTTGCCTCTGCCGTCCCCGTAAAAGAATACGGAGACTGGGAGCTGTTTGAAATCGCGGCCAATCCTATCTGTCTCTGCCATTCCTGCACGATCATCATCAAGCGCAAGTACAAGATGTTCTGAGACTCTGTGTACAATGGCGAGCTGGCAATCGCTGACCGATACTCCGTATGAAGAAAGGCCACCTCTGATTCCGGCAGAGCTAAGGCGCACAACATCAAGTGGAGATTCGACAAGTATGGCGGTGCCACCATGTTCAAAAGCTGGTAGACCAAAGAGAGTTTTGGATTTTTTAATACCGCCTGGATAATTTCTGTATCGTCTATCAACTGTGCTCTTCTCCTGCCAGCCCCATAGATCTCCCGTGTAAGGATCTCTTATCGGCAGCACCCATGAAAGCTTCTCAGGATTCCACAGTATTCCGTGAAGTTCCGCAGCCTCCGGTGTCAGGTTTCTTTTCCTGAGCATTTCCTCCGGAGGCTGAGTGAATCTGTAAAGTTCATGTTCACTTATGCCAAGATACGCTGGCGCGTAGGCAACCTCTTCTTTATTGTCCCTCCAAACAGCCAGGCCAGAGTAAGCTGTTCTCTCTGCCACCCACATGTGAGCCTGTGCATACGTTGAGTTTAGCACACGCATTACCAGTCCGTCTAGTGACCCCTTAAATCCGCAGGCAAAACAATGATGCAAGCCTGACTTAAGATTGATAGACCATGACGGATGGATTTCCTCATGATTAGGGCAGAGAGCGACAGCTTCATTACCTGTTACAGCATAGTCAATCTTCAGTTCCCTCAGTACTGCTTCTACCGACATTACTACCTGCTGACTTGAACCCCATACGAGGGGTACTCTTGTCTTGTTCCTTCTTATCCTTCTCTTCCAGAATCTCAGTGATAAGTTCCGTAAGACTGACCTTGAGGATTTCCTTAGCGCCATCTTTAGTCAAGGTAGCTTCATCATAAGCATGCTTAACCTTATGGATGACGTGGGCAATAATTCTGTAAATCATATTGTCTTATCCTCCAGTTCCGGGGCTTCAATGAACTCGAAAGTCATTGTCTCCCAGTCAATGTCAACTACAACCTTCTCAAAATTCTCGTAGCGGGATAGTACACACGATACAGTGTGCAGATACTCTGCACGGTCCAGACCTACAACCAGATCAGAAGCCTTCAGCAAACCTGTTCCGCCCTGAATTGTGCGGGCTTCAATGCCATGCTTAGCTGAGTACTGTTTCTCCTGTACCTGAGTAGAGGCAACAACAACCAGGCTTCTTTCCAGGGCAATCATCTTTAGCTGATTGGCTACGTTCTCATTAGCCTGCCAGTCTTCAGTAGTTTTGTGCGTCTTCACGTCCTGCATGAAGTTGAATCCGTCAATGTAAACTACATGAGGATCATAGATCTCAATCTCAGCCTCGATATCCTCGAAGGTGATCATGGATTTCTTCTTGCTGATATAGAAGTGCCCGTGACTATCACTATTGTCATCGGCTAGCTTAGCATGAAACGATCTGATGCTTGCCTTCTCTGATTCCCTTAGCTGACCTCTCCTGAATCTTGCCGGGGAAGTATGAGCACCCATAGAATACAATCTCTGCCGCAGCATGTCAGTATCCATTTCAACTGAGAAGAACAGCACATCATATCCTGCTTCCCATGCTGCTAGTGCCGAGTTAAGCATGAAGGTAGTCTTACCTGCCTTCTGCCTTCCCAGCAGTGAAATCAACTGACCGGGCTGGAATCCATAGTAATCAGTGTCAATCCTGTCGATTCCCAGCGGAACTCCTGGCTCGATAGTTCTGCTCAGCAATTCCTCAATGTCAAAGGCAGCATCGTTAAGATCATCTGCCCTGTACTGACGCTGCCTTAGATCAATACCAATACGTGCTGACTCTGACTTCAGGAGAGAGATAGACCTGTCTACCTGTCCCTTGTCATGAAGATCAATAGCCCTGCCCAGAAGATCTGCTACCAGATAGCCGTTAACTCTCTGCGCCGCCACATCAATGATTTCATTGACTGAAGGTGACATACTATTGAGCGGAGTCAGCGGGTAGATAGCAGCCGGGAAATTCTCCCTGAAGATATCAATGGACGGTACGGTATGATGCTTGGCATAATACTTCAGCAGGTACTCATAAGCCTGCCTGTCTGTGCCAGTGAAGATTACTTCACTGCCGCCTCCTGTGCTGTTCAGCCATGTGAGAGTGAAACCGTTCCCGATAGGTGTTGTTATATCACCCTTGACCAGAACTCTGTTGACAATCTCGTAACCGATGTTCAAGTATTGCTCCTGCTTTTAAACTCTTCCAGCTTAAACTTAAGATCCTGCTCCGTGTACTTCGCTGTAATTATTCTCATTGCCTCAGTTTCCTCGGGAGTCCTTCTTGCTGCCTGAATCTCCCGTTCCTGCTGTTTAACTCTCACCCCCGTCCTGACGAGTTCTTCCAAGCCCATTTTGTCCAGCACCCACTGCAAGCAGTAATCGAATCTGTCTGCTGAGCAGAGATGATTGATCGTGTAGTTGCCGTGTGTATCCCACCAGAACAAGATGATCATCTGCTCAAGGATATCTATCCATGTGTCAGGATATTTTACCCGCACGCCTGACTCGTTGATGCGGTAGTTAAGTTCCGTGTAAAGAATAGGCCGCCCGGCAACAGGCATCCTGTCTGTCTCAGCTTCCTGCTCAAAATAGATAGCAAGATGCCAGACATCAAAGTCTACACCATCGGGCGGCTTGTCTCTGTCATACAGTTTCCTGTTGCCGTTTACGTCTGAGTACCTTGTCTCAGCCGGTCCTTCCTTACGGAGCTTAGATTTAACTCCCACTAAAAAGCTCCTAACTGATTAGGGTCAGTGAGGTACACTCCCTTACCTCCGTACTTAAATGCATGACCAATCTCGGGATCATAAATCCTGGCAATCCTGGGGAGATACGATGACTCCCTGGCGAGTCTGTCGGGAGTGCTTGACCACACTGAATAGACAGGCACGTTCTCGAAATCAAATCTCTCTGATATTCTCAGTGCCGCATCGTCATACTCAGTGCCGTGCCCCATCCATGTGCATATCTCCAGATTGAATCCTTTATTCCACACCAGATCAAGGAACTTTGACAGGTACGGTCTGCTCAATTGGAACAGATCGACTGCCTCCCACCATCTGTTTCTTGACACAGCCTTATTGTAATCCTTGAGCTTATCTTCTGGCAAGAGGCCCACTGAGCCCTCAAAAACGATGACAATACTGGGCATTACCTGATTAGATAAATTTCCATGCTGCATATACTTGACAAGCTTTCGTATCGTGTGCTAACATATGAAACATACGCGATGCTCCCTCCTCATCGCGGCTGTAATGACAAGGACCGGGTTAAGTTGAGTTTATCTCCTTCCCGGTCCTTGTTTATTTTCTCAGAAGTATAGTCGCCCATAATATGAACAGTATGACTATAATTACTGCCAGCTCCCCTACTACGATGGGCATCAGCCTGGCAATCTGATACGTCTGCTCTGCTGTCATGAAACAATCTTGTCGGAGACAAGGGCAACCTGCTCAGCAGTCAGTTCTACTTCTTTTTCGCCGGGCTTGATCTTACGGCGTCCCTTACGTCTGTACGTACCCTTAGTTTCATCATGGTAGTACGTCTCAGTCTCCTGAGATGCCTCTTCCGGCGTGCTTTCCTCTACTGGTTCATCTTCTTCTTTGACAGACTCCCATGGAACCCCATCGATGTATGTTCTAGCGTGATACTCACTCATAATTTCCTCAACTTTTTCAATTAATTCCGCGCCATATCCGGCGTCTCTCAGAGCGCTTCTAACCTCGTCCAGTGCGGGGGGGTTAGTATCTGTAGCCTGTTTGGCTGGCGTCGCGTCAGCGTTGACTACAGAGCCGCCTAGGGCCATCGTAGCGTCACTGCCGGAGACAGGAAACAGAGCGCGGGTCAAGTCAAGCACTGGAACGTCAAGAGATCTTGCCCAGTCTATTTCTTCGCTTAGATAATCTGTTCCTGCCACGATCAGCACAGCGTTGCTGTGATGTTCCTTCAGGCCCTTGAGTACACCTTCTATCTGAACTATCTGATAGTCCTGATGCACCGTATCCATCCAGGCTAGTACCTGACTGACTCCGGGCTGTTTCTCCGGAAGCTCTGCGACAACTGCAATTTCTGGCTCTCGCGGAAGAAAATCATCAAGAAGCCGGGCAGCGTTTTCGTACTTGATATCTCCCCAGCCTATGATTCCTACATATAAGTCCACATGTTCCTCCTGTATTCGGGCGTGTACTGGCCCGTCCGGGCAGTATACCACACCGGGAGGGGGTCTGTCTATAGGGTGGGAATATAGGATGTTTTAACCGGGGGCTTACGTCTCTTCTTTCTTACCGGCAATCTCGCCCTGATGCTGTCCGGGATTTCCAGCGGCTCTATACCTTCCGCCCCTGATAGTTTGTGCAGCAGAACTACACCAGCAGTAGCAGCAAAAGCTACCAGCAGTGAGCGCTGCATCTCAAAGGTCCAGAGATAAGAGATGATGATCACGATAACGGGTGCCAGTCTTACCGGGATTCGGAACCAGGCTAGATACCTGAGAATTTCCCAGCTACTCATGGCAGCGAATGATACGAGTACGAATTCAAGCATTGTGTTCCTATTGTGTGTACGGAATATTGTAAACCGGCTGAGCATATGATATACCAAGAGGTACGTGTGCCGCAAGTGTGTTCAGGAAAGCCTGCTGCTTTACCGCGAACTGATCGTAGTAGTACGAACGTGTCAGTCCTGGTGTGCCGCCAGTCTCCCAGAAATAGTTAGTGCCGAAATCACCGTCGAAGTAGAAGCTAAGTAGCTGACCCGCTTCTATCAGTACTGCATCCACCCAGAAACTTGTGGGGTATGAAACATCTGATCCAGAGGCACTGATGATTGTGAAAGTCTGCGTTGATGACGAAGCTGTAAACGTAAAGTTCGGACGGAACCAAACCGTAGTATCAAGATCAGCCGCGTTAGCAGGAACGCCACCGTAAGGTATATCACCGTAAGCACCGCCAGTACCATATGGATCGCCAATATCAACACAAGCAGCAGTTCCATTGCCGCAGGCAAGGACAATGTTCTCCAATCCTGGTCCCGATCTAACGAAAGCACTCAGAATATATTCGTCACCTGTAATCAGGTTGGGAATAGTAATCTGGCAGCCGTCGCTAGCCGCATGCACGGTTACTTTCAGGCTGCATGTGCCTGAAGTAAATTCGAAGTCATCAAACTCAATGATGTCACCCACTGATACAGTAGTGTCTCGCGTCACTGTTCCCGTGCCTGTTCCTGACCACCCTGAGGATGAAACCTCGATGCTTGGGTTAGGGCAGAAGTTAAGACGGTTAGGATGAACTATAGTATTGACTTGCTTAGGTAGCTGGTAGGCAGTAGGTGCGGGGGTACTTCCTGTTAGCGGCAGAACTTCAGCCTGAATGTTAGCAAGGTTCTGTGTCCCTCCGTGAAGTACGCTAGAGTACTTGAAACCTAGTGCCATGTAGGCAGCACGATTCCAGACCGAACTTCCATCTGCTGCTAGCTGGTCTAGCGGAGGATAGAATACACTGTAGATTCTGTTGTAATTGTTAGAAGTACCTGACTGAGTACCAGCATTATTCCAGCCGGGATAAGACATGGCAGGATCAGGATCAGTTAGCTCGAAGATACCGAAGCCGGTAAAAGCAGCAAGAGGGTTCTGTACTCCTGAAAATACAAGATCACCGTGCGACTGGATAGTTCCCTTAGCTACAGTAGCCTGAGATATCTGAGCGATGTCCAGGGCATGAACTATATTACCTGCCGAAATAATATTACCAACAGCAGTGACAGGAAACTCAAAGACCTGGATGGACCTGCCGAATGGTAAATCCAGCCACTCACATCCTATCTGATCACCATCACAGTAATCATGGGCTGGAGAGTTAGGCTCAATCTGCACACCCGAAATCCAGAACACCGTTGACTGCTTAGTGGTGGTGTAGACAGTCATGAACAGTTCCTCGCCCGGTGAGGCAGGAATGTCGTTGATGATTATTCTAGTCCACTCGTTCTTCAGGGTAACCGGGAAGGTTGCCTGAAGAGTTCCGCCAGGATCAATGGAAACACTGATGTTTATACTGCCTGATCCGATGATGAACAGTGATGCTGAACAGACTGAAGAAGCGGGAATAACACCGCTGATAGTACGGCATCCTTCACCCGCACTATTTCCAGGGCAGGTTACCCTAAGAGACTGACCGCCGAATAGTGCTTTTGTTTCGTCAAGAAACAGTTCACCGGCAAGAATCTCAGAGTAACCCAGAAGCCCCTGCTGGAATGCCGGGTTGGGAATAAGGTTAGTTGTAAATGGCATCAGGTGTTCTCCACAATTGGTCCGTGGAATGTAGCGCTCTGGTTGAAGGTGGAAGTGGTAGCCAGAACAGAAGTTCCATTCTTAAGTACAGTGATGGAAGATCCGTTAAGCTGCACCACCATCCTATCACCGGGCGCAAAAGTTGATGAATAAGTTCCGAGTGTTGTCCAGACTCCACCGTTGTTAGTCCTTAGTGTCGAGTAGTCTGCCCTGATATAGTGTGTGTCATCTGTCCACCGCAAAGCAAGTCCCTGTGACTGCCCGCCTTCAGGTCCGGTTAGGAATGTGACTCCAACCTGAGTATCACTTACCCCGCTGCTGATCATAGCTGATGTTCTCTGCCCAACCATACCAGGATAGATGCAGCCATTAGCGAACGGCGAAAGTTTAAAGGTTCCGGCTTCCTGAATCCAGGTAAAGTTACCGTCGTCAGTTGTCCTGCCGTTAAGATTTGTTCCTGCTTTGTTGCAGAAGGAATCGAATGCCAGTTTGTCAGGTGTTGCTGCTGTTCCTGGTGACGGATTGCGGGCAAACACCCTGGAGATAAGATTACCTGTGCTGTCATACCATTCAACGAACGGGGTAACCTGCACGGCTGCTGAGCCGGTTGAGTACTGGCTGATGCAGATAGGATATCTTGGCTCGGGCGAAACTGGCTGCCAATCAAGGGAAGGTGCCGCGTTATACGGTGGCTGTGATCCCTTTGATGCTCTCAGAGCAATGAAAGGCTGACCGCTGAAGGTTACTATGTCGTCAGTGTGATAGAACTTAGCAGAGTCCCAGGCAATATCAGGCAGCGAGAAGGGAACAGGAATACCATCAGCAATAACCTGATAGATATCAGGAGAGTAAGGGGCCGCCACTGAAGTAGCTTCAGCGGAAGTTCTGGAGATGGATCTTACCCATAGATCCTGGCTGCTTGATCCTGCCTGATTGATAATTCTCAGGCTTGAGGTTCTGAAGAACGCAGAGTTGGACGGTGACGGTACACCTAGCGTCTGCTGAATAGAGTTAGCTATCGGCGTGCCGTTTGTCACGATAGGGTAGATAACTTCCCAGGTATTAATTCCGCCCGTAACTGAGTTGGCTAGATCAACAGTGTCGTTAACGTTAATAATAGCCTGCCACCATGTATTGCTGGATGACGTGCCAGTAGGAGCATTGCCTCTGTTCCCGGCAAGGATGCACTGATACCAGTAGTTCGTGCCGAAGGAAACTCTTTCTCCCACGATGTACTCAGTGTTGTTAAACCATACTGGGTAGTTAGGATCAGTGAATCCTGACTGATCGTTCTCCAGCATTATATTGTTGCCGATTTGCAGGTCAGAGTTCCATCCTGTCAGGGCAGAGACTTCTGTCTCGATACCTGTGACAGTCCCGCGCTTCTTATTGATGTCCGCGTTGAAGTAGATAGCCTTGCGCAAAGTGTAAGGATGGATGTCAGGATTGATATTGATACCAAGTTCCTGAGCTAGAGAGTACAGATCTGTTAGCGGTATCTTCCAGGGATTGTTGATATCCCTGTAAGTTGCGTACTGAGTACGTAACAGATCCATACCCCATCCTATGACCTGCATGTACTTCTCAAGGAAAATATTCCCGGTGAAGTCAGCAGTCAGTTCATCGCCTGATGATGCGGCATTAGTGAAGTAGCCGGGCATCAGGTTAATCATCCACTCAGTTGTGCTGAAGTCAGCAATCGCAAGGCATGCTGTTAACCCAGACCTCACCCATACATTACCCTCGAAGTCCAGCAGAACATAGATGCCGTAGTAGTGATACGACCCAGGCAGAACTGTATGATCTTTGAAGAAACTGCCAGGATAGTTCTCTGAGTCGAACAGTATGTCCCCGTCATCCTCGTCAACAGGGTAGCCAAATCTGTTCCTGATCAGTCTGTAAGCAAGGATAGTTCCCTTGGGCTTAGTCCACGTCAGGTAGATTGTCTGATAATCTACCGACGCGGAAGTAAACGGCTCAACCCTGTAGTCAGGAGGGGTAGAGAAACCATAGTATCCCTCAGTAGGCTGAGTTCCGTATTTGGTAACGCCGTAAACAGCCATGTATCAGCCTGACGTGAAGTTTCCTGTGAATGAACTTACCATGCAAGCCTTGACTGACAGGTTGGTAATGTTCTGGTTAGCATTAGTCGTGCCGTTTTCTGATACGCCGCTGATTCTGTCTCCCTTGTGTGCTGGACCTTGCCACCATACGGTAGAGTTAAGCGGACGCCTTCCGAATAGCTGCCATCTGCCGGGAATTCCGCCGAAGATATTATTGCCGGGGAATTCCCAGTTGATCAGGTGATCAGAAAGAATGTTGTTAAGTCCGTTAAGACACAGACGGAAGTGAGAAAATCCTATGTCCCACCAGTCCCACGTCTGGGTAGCGGTAACAATCCACCAGCCATCAGCCGGGAAAGTAATGTCAGTACCGTTGTGCATCTTGTGCGGATCGAAATCTGGCTTATAGAAATTCAGATTACCGCCAGTGTTATTAGCACAAGTGATCTTCTGCTGTGTCAGTGAGCACACCGGCATCTGACGGTTGGTCATAGCGTCAGTGATTCTCTGGCTGACTGTCTGGTATGCAATTGGAGTACCCAGAGGGGGTGATGGTTCTATCTGGGGATTGGTTCCCAGTGTGCTTTCGATAGCGATAGTCTCTGCCGCGATACTATTCGGGTCGATAGCGAAAACAATATTTTGCTGGTCAATCTTGTCTGTCCAGCTAAAAACCCCGTTAGGGTAAAGGGCCTGGATTGAACTCATATGTTCCTCACTCGTTATTGATTCCGCCTGTAGCGGTGATGAAAATAGTTCCAGCTACAGGAACTTCCGAGGCCCTGAACTGAAGCGGGTTAGTGTTTGACTGAGTGACATCTGTCCTGGTCATGATGTTTACATTAACGTAAGATACACCAGCTACGGCCATGATAGCGGCGTAAACATCTGACACATTAAGAAGTGTGCCGAACGTGGTTGACGGCGGGCTGATCAGTGCTTGCAAAGCTGTGGTCACATTCGCCACTACTACAGCCTGACTGTAGTTGTCCTTAACGTTCAGGGTAATCCCGTTAGATACAGCACCGATATTCACCGGGATAAGTGCGGGTGTTCCAATGGTTACCACTACACCAGCCAGTGTCTTGTCCTGAAAGTACTCAAGAATATTAGTGCTCAGACCGCTGGAAGGTGCCTGGTAGTTAGGACCAAGAACGTACAGTGTGACAGAAGTAGAGTGGTTTGAGATAGCAGATGACTTCAGTACTCCCGGCACATTCAGGGCAAGATTAGCAAAGTCCTGAACTGATACCGCTCTCTGCTGGGTAGTATAAGACAGTGGAGCATTGGCTCTGATCTGATCGTTAGTCTCAGGATCAGACCCTCCTGTCATTGCTGTTGCCTGGTAGAGAGTAGAACCCTCTGATAGTGCGGGAATTGATACCCCTGTGATTGGGGTAACCATGATCCCTACTGAACCCATAGGCTGATTACCTGCTGAACCCTGACCGATAGTAAAGGAAGCATAAATAGTCTGCCCGATACCAGGAATCTCACCGTTAAGGTTGTCACCGAATGTGATGTTAGTTATGTTATTCTCGTCAACGAATAGAGAGTAAACTTGCTCGTCTGCCCCGGAATCTACCAGGAAGGTAACCTGATTCCATAGAACAGGAGTAGTCACGGACGAAACGAATACAGAAACAGAACCATCTTCTACAAGTGGCTGCGGAATCTGGAATGACTGTCCCGCTGTTCCGTCTGAAACACCTATGATCTGCTGTGTAGTTGTGACTCCCTGCCTTACATCTACGGTTGCTGTTCCTCCTCCTGACGGTACGTCAAGATCAGCAAGTGTTTCGTAGATGACTGGGGAATCAGAGTTAAGCTGAAAGCTTGTGGAAAGCTGAGTACCGGCCGGGACAATAACATCTTCAATAGTAGTAGCATCGGTCTGGAAAGTTACTGTACCTGTAGCGGGAGATCCCTGTGTTGGTATGTAACCTAGAAGCTGAGCGATATTAAGGATGCTTCTTCTCTGCGTGGCTGTTGCAAGATATGATTCCTGAGTCAGCCTGTCACCGTAGAAGGAAAGGATGTCACCCAGATAGGCAACAAGCTCAACAAGCATGACACCGAAGTCACCCTCGGAAGTTGTGTCCCATTCTGGCATGATGATTGATGCGTAGGTAAGCATCGAGTTAACGAAGCCTTCCCAGTCCTTTGACGTGTAATCAATAGAAGAGGGAACCTGAAGTACCGGAAAGAACGCTAGGTTCGGTTGTGTTGTTGCCATTATTCATTAACCACCGTGCCACCGACAAGAACGGTAGCTGTAAGGACAGGAGTGAAAGCCTGATCAGCGGACTGAGTAAACTCGACATCAACATTGACGATGCCAACTTCTGCTTGCGACACGTCAGGAATGACATCAATTACGTTAATGTTTGGTTCCCATCTAGCTAGTTGTCCTGAAATATCGTTCTTGATTTCTACAGTGGCAGTCTCAACTCCCGGACTGAAAAGATATGCCGGAAGGTCTACACCGTAGTCACCGAGCATAACTCTTTCCCTAGGTGGAGTCTCAACAATAGACTCGACTCTCTGGAGAGCTATGCGATCAGGGTCAGTCGTAGTAGCAATTGTGCCCTGAGGTGTCAGAGCGAATGGATTAAGAAAATTTCTGCCCATGTTTTATGCCGTTGCTGGGATAGTATGATGGAAACTTATTTGTGTGACGTGCGAATTAACGTTGAGCAGCGAAAGATTTCCGCTTGTATCTATTTTAATGCACGGCTGATTGTAGTTAATGTTCGTTGTCTGAGCGCTTACTGACGAGCCGGAAACATTAACGTTGCCGTTGTTCAGGGTAAGAGCACCAGAGTTCAGTGTGATATTGGATGCTCCCGCGTTGTTGGAGAACTGCTGACCACCAGGACCGAACTGGAATGGCAGGGAACCTGAAGTAATCGTGAAGTTACCTGTAGGAATCTGAGTACCTGAGTCAACACTACCATGAATGTTGTTCAGTGTCCCGGTTGTGTCAGTAAGAGAACCTGATGTACTCGACGTAAATCCTGTCGTGACTGTGTTGGATACAGCAGCAGCACCAGTTACAGCAGTTGCCGGGAAGTAATGAACGTGAGCAGGAGTGTTAGTAATCGTGGCAATGACTGTGTTATCTGTAGTCGTACCGCTCTGGATATTACCGATCACTTCTATATCACCAGAGGAAGTCAGCCTGAACTGTGCTGGTACAGCACCAGATACATTGCTCCATCCACCAGAGAGTGTCATCGTGTTAAACGGTGTGGTTGTGACAATTGGCGGGAAAGATGTGCCTGCCACATAGTATACCGGCCTGTTTATGTCCCCGCCAATAAATGCACAGGTAATATACTCACCGATGGCAGGTACGCCTTTGGTATGAGGGGGAGACATTCTCTCTGCCCAGTTTGAGATGGCTGTACCTAGAACCTGAGGCACGCGCATTTCTATACGTGCTTGCCCTAAGGGATCTCTGTTGTTATAGCAGAGCGCTCCGTACACACCGAAAAGCCGGTGCTGTGGGTCAGCGCCAACTCTGTCGAGAATTCTTCCTGTGTTAGTCATCTTGTCACGCCGTCATAAATTACAGCCTGGTTTGCGCTCACCCATAGATTCTGCTGTAGTTTACAGGTTGTAAACTCCGGTGTTATTTTAGCCGCATTCTTGATTTTAGGGATAGTGCCACCAGTATTGCGAAGGATTTCCACGCGGGAGATATATCTGTCAGCCACAGAGTATGTTGTGTAAGAAGATTTAAGGACATGTGTTACTGCTCCTACAATCCAGTATCCTTGTGTGTCTACCGGCATCTGCAAACCCTGTAGCAGAATCATCTTGCCCGGATAGACCAGGGTAGTACCGAAAAGTTCTGCTGTAGCACTGATCCACCACTGAGACAGTCCTTGCCAGGCATTGATTCTCCTGTGCCCCTCGTTAAGAGAGGTTACATAGTGCTCAGAGGTAATCTCATCAAGGATAGGTGACTGATCTGGCATGGCCTTAACGTGGAAGATATTTCCTGTGTGTTTATCAAGACCATACAGTGAGCGCTGAGAGATAGTTGCTCCGGGAAGGTTACCGCCCTCATGCAAGCGGAATTCTCTCATAGTATCTTGCTTGGTGTAAAGCTTGTCCATCCTGTACTGAGGCACAGCTACCTTAGATGCTGAGTCAAGTACAGCGGCAGGATCTATGTAGTACAGAGTACCACCGGAAACCCAGAAGCGGTAGCCTACCTTGTTGGCAATTCTTTTCAGGAAGCTGAAGTCAGACTCATTACCCTGAACTTCATAAGGCAGAACCCAGTCGCTCTTAGTCAGCACGGCTCTCATGCCGTACTCATGAGCAATCTTCTTAGCCAGGTAAGTTGGGGTAACTTCTCCCCATCTTCTGCTCTTGTCAGTATTCATCGGCTTTGATGTGCCTGTGCATACGTAAGTTATCTGCAAGGCTTTCGAGCCGGAATCGGCGTTGTCATCTACCTTGTGGTGATTGACGTAGCCGTACCACGTAGCTATATTAGCAGGTCTTCTGCCCCAGACAATCTCGACAGGAGCATTGTCCTTCCACAGCTTCATGATGTTCAGGTCAGTCTTGTTCCTGAAGTACTCAATCCTGATGAAGAAAAGATCATGCTCTCCCCACGCCTGGCGTAGTTCTACGTCAAGCGGCTTGTCCTTGATCGGCACACCGTTAACCTTAATCGAGTAGATTACCGGCCCGACTGGTACTGCTTTTGCCATTAGATGTTAGGGATTCTGATAATAGTTCCTGCGGTCAGAACTGTCCAGTCCATGATTTCCGGATTGGCGTCAGCAATTCTCCACCATACCTTAGAGTCTCCGTAAAAAGCATGAGAGATCAGATCTACTCTGTCCAGTCCCTTGACCATGTAGTTAATGTAATTGAACGTATAGCTGGAAGGATCTCCGGGCACAATGACAATCCTGTCTCCCGTTTTTGTACTTACGGTAACAAGATCAGAGTCAGAGTACCTTGACTCGTCAGATATCATCTGCCAGACCTTCCTGAGTTTGTAGTAGGGGGTGTTACGCCTGGATGAAGAACAGGACCACCACCGGGCCTAGGATTAGTGACAGGACCACTGCCGAATCCTTTACCTGGATCTGCTGTCTGTTCTTTCGGCGGAAGCATGGTGAAGGAAATATCCATAACACATCTCATGGGAATCATCTTCTGGGTGAAGTGCGTAACAGTCACGTCCCACTCAGAAACATAACCAAAGTAAGCAAGTACCGCACCATCACCGAAATAAACGTAAGCCGGGATAAGCTGCATGATTCCCTGATGTCCAGCAAAACTTGATGAACTGATAGTGTTGGTTACTTTACCACTGGTTGTGTATCCCATAGTCATGCCAGTGAACTGCTGCATTGCAAAGATGTCAGCCATCACGCCAACTACTGAAGGATCGCTAGTGCTGCTCCCATTCTTAGCTGTTCCGTTAGCTGTGTACGATCCCCACAGTTCATAGGTTCTATCGTAGAGCAGTGACCATGATACAGTCTGGCTCAGCGGAACCCTTAGGTCTGATGTATCTCCCGGCACGGGGAACTGCAATGTTGCCCCGAAGTTTTGGTTGATAGAGTAGCTTGCCTCTACTGTTGCCGGATTATACAGGAAGTTAACTCTAGCCTTGCCGCCGAGATTAGGATTAGATGATTCCCAGACCATCGTGCCTCTCTTGAGCTTGCCAAACTCTCTTCCCTCAAGAGGGAACTGAAGAGTCTTGATCCTGTCATCAAAATCCGGCTGAATATAAACCGTCATAGCTTCCTGCCTGTACCGATTGACTTCAGCACATCTTCTGACGACAGATGCCTGACAATCTGGTCAGCTATCATGCGACCCGACTTGGATGCATCAAACTCGCCACCATGATCAACGTTAACAACGATAGCACTTGCCCCAAAGTTAAGGTGGATATTCATTCCTCTTGAACTGAACTTATCGTGAACGATATCTCTTTCGCCCGGTATTCTCCACGGGTTCTGTGCGGGCAGTGCGTGCTGCCCCTTAAGAAGATGCATAGTATCCGCATTGCTTCTTACCTGAGCGTCCTTGCCAAAGTTAACTAGCTCGGGTCCACGGTCACCTACAACTCCCCAGCTACCGGCTTTAGGATCTCCACCACCTGAGTACCAGTTGTGTGCTAGATGGAATGCTTTAGCACCAGAAGGTGTCTTGTACCTTCCAGCTACATAGTTAAGCATCCATAGTTCCTGAGTCTTAGGGTCAGCATTGCCGCCCATTGAAACAGGTCGTCCAGCTTGCGGATACTTAGAAGCAGGGAGAGCCTGGGCAATTCCGAAAGCACCAGATGATCCTGGTCCCGGATTCATTCCGGTAGAACCACCTTCCCAAACCAGATTGTTATAACCTGATTCAGCCATAACAAGCCAGTCCAGTGCATCCCATTGAGGACCACTGCCCCAGCCATATGCACCAGCAAGCTTCTTCATCAGCGTTTTGTTCTGACCTATAGTGCCGCCGCCAATGATACCGCCTGTCGGACTGTGACCAGTCCGACCGCGATTTTTTCTGTTACCGCCAGCAGATAGGGGACTAGCTGAGCCCATTAGCTGAGCCGCAGCACCACCACCTCCACCAGCACCAGCTAGCGCGGCAAGTTCACCGATATTACTTGCGGCCCCAGCTTCACTGAAGTTGATACCCGAAGATGCTGCACCACCTATAGATGATCCTGAGTCACCAGTGTTACCAGTAATAGTATTACCTGGGCCACCGCCTATAGGCTGAGACATACCACCGCCGAGGCCACCTTTAACTCTGGCAGCGTGTGCCCATTCACCGGGATTGTATCCACGGATTGTTACATCAGCACCAGTATGAGGAGCTTCGATGATCTGCCTGTTGTTAATCATCATGGCTTCGTGGCCAGGATTGTTGGGTGTACCGAATGAGCCAGCGGCAAACAGAATGTCACCAGCCTGAACAGAATTTCTTGCTACCGCTCTCTTGCTAAGGAACTGCCACTGCTCTTCAGATGTTCTGGGTAGCCTGACACCAGCCTGAGCATAAGCGTACTCAATAAGACCAGAGCAATCGAAACCTGTCTGCGGAGAATCCCCGCCCCATACATAAGGTGTACCTACAAATTGCTCAGCAATCTTAACAGCATTCAGTGCGGAAGCAGATGCCCCGCCTGTAGCTGATCCCTTATTGCCTTGCTTCTGGCTGGACTGTGGCACTGAACCACCAGCACCACCAGAACGGTTAGGCTGCATGTTACCAAATCTTGCATTGAAAGCAGCTTGACCACCGCCCCCACCACTGAAGAGGCCACCTATATCATGTAGTAATGTGCCCCAGCTATTCCATGCGGAATTAGGTCCACCTGGACCTTGCTGAAGCATTGTGGTCCCGTTCTTATTGTGCATAGAGTTAAGACCAAGAAGAAGGGCACCGACCCCAGCAGTACCTACGGCACCACCTAAAGTCAATCCTCCAAGTCCAAGCTTAGCCAGCATACCGCCTTCTGCTGCGCCTGTTCCGCCAGCTACCAATGAACTAGCAGCACCACCTGTCAGCATTCTTCTCATGATAAGACCCTGAACCATGCCACCGCCAATTGTGTTGGCTAGATGACTGGCAGCACCTCCACCCAGAGAACCAGCAAATCCCCCGGCGAATCCACCTGGGCCTGACAATCCCATTGTGTTCATCAGGCTTGTCAAAGCTGAGTTGAATGACTCAAGAGTTCCTGTAGCGGCAGTCAATCCGGCATTAAAACCGTTAGCTATATCAGCTTGCCTTGAAGTTCCGATAGCCTGGTTGTTCTTGATCTTCTGAATGTCTGTAGTAGACACACCAAGGTCAGACAGTCTTTGCTGGGCAGCTTTCATGCTACCGACTGTTCCTTGAGAAGCCTGATTGATAAGAGACTGAGCCTGATTAGTATTCAGTCCGCGCTGGAAAAGCTGGTTGTATGCCTGAAGGAAAGGTGTCATCTGTGTTGGGTTCAGACCAAGAGCCTGAATAGATGCGTTAGCCCTTCCTCCCATTCCCAGTCCTTTATCAAGGGCCGATGATGAAACAGATCTTCTGCCACCATACAATCCCTGAATAAGAGACTGAGCAATCATAGCTGAGGATGCGGGAGGCCCGCCACCCAATCCCCTAGGTGTTACGGGGAAACCCATAGCCATCATTCTCTGGCTAAGGGTTGGGCTGTAAAGCTGCTGAGCTAGTGCTGATGACTGCTGCATTGACAGCATAGGATTAGAAATCCCGAATGCTGCTGTAGCGCCAAAACCTGCACGTCCAAGCGAAGTAGACATGAAGCTAGGGCTTCCGCCTAGATACTGCAATTGCTGAGCACCAGCTATAGCATCAAGCGGACTGGCAGCAAGAGCGTTAAGGTTAGTGTTGTTAACACCGAATGCCTGACGGAAACTCATAGACTGTGCGGCCTGATAGCCGTTGCCTATGTTCATTCCCAGTCTGGACATACTAGCGTAAGCATTCATGCCAAGCTGAGTACGCATCATAGAGCTTCCCATGCGGGAAAATGCTCCGTAAACTACTGAACCTGTACCACCTGAAGGAAGAGGATTCATACCTCCACCGCCGCCAGTGGTAGCACTTAGCATACCGAATGTCATAGGCGGTCTTACATTACCTGCACCACCAGGACCACCGCCACCTATTCCTGGCGGGATATTCTGCAATGCGAAAGGATTATACGGTCTTGCAAAACCCTGAGTCATACCGCCTTGCTGCTGTGCGGTAGGCAAGCTGCCGCCACCAATCCCGCCGCTAAGATTCAGTCTTCCTATTGCATCAGTCAGTTTAGTAACAGACTGGTTAAGGGTATCTACTGATTCTTGCAGGTGATTGGCACCAGCGCCATTAAAGAGAGTGCCACTAGCACCACCGAGGTTTCCCTCTGGTACTGGCCATCCCCCTTCATCAGTTGCCATTCGACTGTCTTTCTGCTTTGACTTTAGCTTTCTTGTACCAGTATTTTCTCTCTCTGACAGAGAGGTTCTTTATACTTTCCAGACCGAGGAAAGGGAACTGATCGAAAATGTTCTCTATCTCTGTGTATGTCTGGTAGTAGTTCAGACCTTTTTCCCCATCAGATGTGGAGAAACAAATTACCCAGTCCCACGGCGACATTCACATCCTCGCCGCAGGCAGCACACTTATGCTTAATCTGGTCGTACTTAGGGCCAGGCTGACCATCACTAAGAGCGTCAAGGATCTTGTGCCTGTCCACCATTCCCATTGTCCTGATCATTGAGGGGAACGCTGCGATAGTATGAACTGTCCCGGATGAATCCGTGATAGCCTCTACACATTTCTCCAGCAAAACTGACTGACGTTCTGCCATCGTAAGTTCTGAATCTTCGTAGACAGTAATCTGGTCATTGCCGCTGGCTAGTCTTACGTGGGCAGTCCTTCCCTTGCGCAATTCGATATCAAACTCAATCTTGTTAGCCGGATCGTCCAGCTTGACAGACGGAATGTCATCGATCGTAAAGGTAAGCTTTGCTTTTACCCCGCAGCTAGGACAGTTCCAGGGATCAATCTCAATATCCTCACCGTAAGTAGACTTACGGATTCCAAGGATAAGCTGTTCCCTGTCACCGATAAGAAGTTCACCTAGCAGCTTCTCAGTGAGACTGACTGGATACTCACCGATTCTGAGAACGCCCAGCTTAAGAAGCCTGTCAACAAAATGAAACTGGTTAAGAGACTGTGCGGCCCTGGAAAGAGCTTCCTCGTCTGAGCCGTTTAGTTCCTTAACTAGTACAGTCCTGGTTACCTTACCATCTTTCAGCAGACCTCCCGGCAGATTCACAAGGTCATCTGCCGGGAGGGTTATAACCGGGATCTCTGCTGTACTGGCTTCAGTTATTAGTGCGGCAATTTCTGCATTAGCCTTGTCTGGATCTTTCATAGGATCAATCCAGTCGGCTGGTGGATCGGATACGATAACCGGGTCAGACTTAACTGCTTTGGTTCTCGTTCTTGTCTCCATTTATTTCTCCGTATGTTAGTTTAATCAGATGCTATTTCCAGTTGGAGGAGGAGCATCAACATTACCGATAGCCTTGGCAACCGTGTAGTCAAAACCTTCATGAGCCAGAACTAGCTGGCTGATGAATAGCTGGTTAGCACCAGCGTCAAGGTCTGACCAGGCTACTGAAGTAGGCCATGCATTATAAATTCTGAACTGTGCTTTTACCGGCACAGAAGCGGCTGTAACGGGATGGTCTAGGATCTGCACGTCAATGGTACGACGGAAGTCCTGACCTGCCTGCTGAGTACCAGAACCCTGCATAACTGTGAATAGCTGAGCCATCCACGCAATACTCTGATCAGTACCCACAGCTACACCCTTTGACAGAGTGATTGGCGAGAAGTCTGCCTGACCGGGCATTTTCTGAGTAGTCGTGTTGTAGCCACCCTCACGGTAGGCGATAACATCGACAGTAATGTTCAGACCTGAGACTGACATGAAACCAATGTTGATAGCCTTGCCATTCGGCGGGCTGATAGACACAAGGAACTTGAAGTTACGCAGAGGGTCTGTGCTTAGGTGAGCAATAGATGATTGCTGCTGTACGGCCACGTCAACCTCTCACGCTGTAGTAGTTGTGGTAGTAGTTCCGGTGTTCTGGAACTGGCTAATGGTGATCAGGATGAATTCCGCAGGGCTTAGCAATGACACAGCAACTTGGCAATTAACGATACCGGCCTGCGCTGTAGCAGGAGTGTTGTTTGTGTCGTCGCAGATAACTGCGAAAGAATCAGCCGGAGTTGAACCACCGAATACACCAGCCTGTAGCTGCTGAGTCAGATAGTTCGTGATCACAAGAGTAATCTGCTTCCATAGTGCAGGGTTGTTTGGCTCGAATAGAGCAAACTGAAGCAGGAAGGTAAGGTCATGCTCAAGCTTGATAAGCTCGCGCCTTACCGCAACGTATCTGTCAGGGTAGCCCTGTTCCAGAGTACGGGCACCCATGATAGCCGGGAAATATCCTGGCACGAATCTTAGGGCATTAATGTTGTTCGCATTCAGAGTGTCAAGGTCATCGTTAGTGAACCTTGCTTCGAAGTCGATAACGTTAATAGCACCAAAAGATACACCAGCGGGTGACTGATGCGGACCCTTAGCTGCGTCTGTTCTTGACCAGATTCCCAGCACGGAACCACCAGGCGGAAGCCATACGGTAGCACCAGGCAGTGAGGAAGCCGGGTCAGATACAAGAATGAATGGTGCGTAGATCGTTGCGTAGGTAGAAGCGGTGATAGAAGATCCACCAGTTACCATGTTCAGGTATCTCTGAACAACGTCAGCACTTGTCTCAGGCGGGTTAGGTACAGGACCATCAATAACAAGCATGATGTCCCCGCGTCCCTCAGCCCATGCAATAAGATCATTCAGGATTGTTACGTCAGTAAGACCAGGAATGTTAAGGTTAAGCGCCTGACCCTGAAGAGTGTCGAAAGCAACGGGGATAAGAGTTGCGATACTTGGTGAGGTTACACCATCTGATCCACCAGCAAGAGGGGTAGCTGAGATCAGTGCCGGGTCATTAACGCCCGGCTGGTATGAACCAGAAATAGTAGGAACAACCTTGACGAACTTGGAACCTGAAACGTTAGAGTTAACGATTGATACCACATTACGGTTGTCGGCCGGGTTAATGCTCAGGTCAATGAATCTCTCGACCAGATTAACCGGGGCTGTACCGTTGTAGTAGATGTCAACGTTGAAACGTCCCGCGTTTCCAGCGGTAGTAATAGCAACGTAAACGTTGTTAGCCCACGCTCCGGGTGAATAAGCATTAACCGTCAGCACATTATCTGGCGGGCTATTCACATCCTGAAGGTTCAGTGATGCACTGGTGGCATCAGAGTTAGGGATTCTCAGCACGAAGCAGCCGGTTCCGCCGTTAAGGAAGAACTCATACACAGCATAGTGCAGCGGACTGCCATTAGCTGTAGCAAAGCCTCCGTAAAGCTTAACGAACTGGCTCCATGACTTTACAAAAGTAGGAACAGTTGGACCCTGATTGAATACTGCCGCAAATGCACCGACAGCTTCTCCGGGAATAAAGCCGTTCCCAGTCAGGGGCTCAAGAATTTCCTTGATGAAAATTCCTGGGCGACCTGTAGTTGGTGTAGACATATATTATTCCTCAAAATTTAGCTGAGCGACACTCCACTCAATCGGGACACCAACACTGAGAAGAGTTTTGCTCTCGATAAGATGATTGGCGGTGATATCGGTAGTGCTTGAGTATTCACTCAGATCAACATTAATCTCCTTGACAGGAGGGTATGTATATATTGTGGGCAGAAGCTCAGAGAAAACCCTGACCTTATAGTCCACCCAGAATATTCTTTTTCCGTTGTTGTCAGTTCCGGACCTTAGATCGGGACCGCCAATTAGTTGCATCGTTCTCTTTGTCCCGTCTTGCGGGATGTCAAGGAATCCGTATTTAGGATGAAGTCGTTCGTATTGTGCTAGTGCGGAAACCAACGGAATAGTATGCTCGTGCATGAAACGCGAGTAAACTGTGACCTGATAGTCGAAGTTGTACGGTATCGGGAAGTACGAGTAGTACGGACCAGCTAACGGGTCGAATGTAGTAGTGTCAGGACCAGTGTCCTTCCACCATGGAGCAAAGCCTTCCGGCGCATAAGGGAGAGTAGTGAAGCCATCATGCATTCTCTCTGGCGCTGGATACCATCCCTGGTGAGTAATAATAACTATAGGGAAAGTAAGATCAGCTACTTCTGATTCGGGCAGCCTGAAGCGGACAGGCACGGGCCTGCCGCTTACAGGAGAATTTGCGTCAAAAACTCTTAGCCCCTGAAGCTTGAGCTTCAGTGCGCCATCTTCATTAAGAAGCCAGGGCATTATATCCTCCCCCTGACATAGCGCATACAAACTGGCTGCAAGAAGGCAGCGTTAAGAACATAGGTAACTCCAGTCTGTATGAGCAATTGTATTTCGCATGATCAGTATATCAGAATCAGGCGAACGAGTTACCTGCCTCTGCATGCTGATTCCAGAATGTAGTCAGCAAATTATTTGCAAGAGGCGCGACAGTATATGCTCCAACTGTAGTCACAGGACCATGAGTAAATCCTGTAGCGTGAAGGTCGGAACCTGCCACTGCACCATAGCAGTTGTTAGTGAACGTAGTAGAGTCCACTCCCAGATGGTGCATTGATACAGCCTGGCAGACTGCATTATTATACAGGCTGTTAGCCAGGCCAGCTAGGGTCGTTGAAATGCTTGAACTATTCAGGCGGCAAGCCGGAACAGTAGGGTGGAAGAAGTTTGATCCGATGCCGGTGAAGTGGATATGCTCCATCTTAACTACCTTGCATCCGTTAAGCTCAATAGCGCAGTTGTTGAATACGCTGTTGATAATCATGTCCTTCAGGGTAAGCTTAGTTACCTGAATGAAGAACATGGCGGTGCATCCTGCGGTCAGGCTTCCTATACCTACGGTGTCCCATCTTCCACCGGATACCATGATGTTTTGCTGACCAGGAGTGTTGTTAGTACCGAAGCGGCAATTAGTCAGAAGAAACTGTGGTGTAGATAGTCCTACGATTCTTCTCATCCATGCGCCCTCGGCAAGATGAAGCCATGTGTTAGATCCGATGACAACATAATCAGCTAGCGAATAAACTCCAGCCGGAACCCATACCTCACCACCACCAGCAGCAGCAGCGTCATCCAGTGCCCTCTGTATGGCCGCAGAAGCGTCCTGGCCGTTGTTTCTTGGTGCGCCGTAGGTTGCCACTACATCATAAACGTTAGTGAACGTACCGCCGACTGAGCCAGGCTGAGCGATAAGCTGTGGTGGGATAGTACCATCACTGTTTAGCTGTACTAGACCATTAGGAAGATTTACCCCAGCCAGAAGAGGGCTGACAAGACTGTTAGCAAATGCCCTGTCGCCATGAGGATCAGAAGGGAAGTTGGCTGAGTGCTGATCGATAGTATGCTGAGCATTAGCGGCGTCAGCTTCTACCTGATTGATAGCAGTGTTTAGCTCGTCGCCCCAGTCAAGCTGACCGTCTACCGGAAGTGTGATTGGCATTTTAAGGTTGGCTCCATTGTGCGAATAGTTGATCATCTACCAGTTCGTCTGGCTTCATCTGTGTTGCTTCAAGTCCTACGATGATGTCTCTCTGCTGAATCTGCCCGCGAATTGCCAGGGCCAGAACACGGAAGATCTTCTGATCGTAGTAAAGTCTGTCGTTAATATAGTTACCAGTCTGAATATCAGCATAGGTCATACCCACACCTACAAACTGATCGAAAGCAATAGAAGCTGTCAGGGTGTCATTGTAGTAGAAACCCATGTCAGTGTTCTCATTCTCGCCCTCAAGGTGAGTCACATGAAGGCAGGGAACTCTAACCGCAGGCTTGTAAACACGGCCAATGCCAGTAGCTTCGTCATAGATAGGGTCTACTATAGTAGCGTCCTGATCTAGCCTGAAGTAGTCTATCCAGTCTCCTGAGACATCTCTCCAGCCGCGCATTCCCTTGAAGATACGGTCAGTTTCCTGATCAGCAGACCAGCGGCCTTTCTTCCAGTCCAGCTTACCCATCAGATACCGCGCTTCTTCAGGGCACTGACGAACTTCTTACCGTCAGCAGTAAGATTCTTAGAGTGCTGAACCGTAGGATCAAACTGCTGAGCCTGCTGAAACAGATGCATGGCAAGTCCCTGACCCTGGAATTGTTTTCCTACGTCAAGGCGTGTTACACCGCCAACTGGCTCACTCCTATAAGCAGGATCAGTGTTCCAGTAGATCTGTCCCACTAATCCGTGGTCAGGATGATGAGCTTCAATGCTTCCCATTCCGCCACTGATATCTTTCTCAAGATTCAGATCACCGAATTGCAACGGCTGCAAAACTCTTCTTGCCATTATGCACCCTGACCATTCTTGAAGTTCTCTGTTCTGCTGGCTTCAAATTTATTATTGCAGCCTGGGCAGATGGGACGAACCTTAGAGTCTACCTTATTGTCTGCGGCACTATATTTAGCCATCATCTTGCAATCTTTACCGCAAAGAGTAGTTTTTCTGTCTGCGGTAAGATGTTCCTGCCTTCCGCCCGGTGATCTTGCATATAGATGTCCCACTACATACCCTGACCATTCCAGATCGGTGAAGGAATACCGCTATCGTCAACCCAGTGCTTGTCAATTGGCGGGTTCTCACGCTCTGGCCAGATATGGTCATCGTACTCACGATCAACGAAAATCGGAACAAGTCTGCCAGTAGTGCGGGAAACTCTTCTAAGCTTTAGTGTTTCAGTACGGTACATACCAACGTTTAGCTGAGCACACATTCTTTCGTATCGCTCTTGCAGGTCATTGATATGTCCCATAAGCTGAGCATAACGAGCGGTACGGTTAATGTTCGTACCCTCTGCGGTCTGAATGTCGGCATCAGTAGCAGCGTCGTTAGCTAGTACCCATAGCGTGTTGATAGTAGCCAGGGTTACCAGCATCGGCTCTTCAATAGCAGGCAGATTGTCCAGAGTCATAGGAGTTCTGCGATAGCTAATGAATCCTTGCCTGGTATGCATTCTCTCAGTGATTGTCCTACCATGAGTATGCTGATGCAGAGAGTCGTTAATTTGGGTAGTCAGATCGTTATCAGTGAACATTCCCCACGCATAGCCCTGAGTCAGAACAGTCGCACCGTTGGCAACCTTGTCATTCAGCGTGATAAATCCAAGCTCTTCGTCCAGAACGTAGTCAGTTGTAGAACTAAGCAGGGTTGTCTGGGCGCCGTTGATGATAGTTACCTGAAGAGTATTAGGATCTATATTCTGCTTAGGCAGGTCGTATAGCTGAGTCATGCCATCACCCAGGGATGAAGTCATGAAAGGCTGGAGCGGGTCACCAATCTCGTTCCTCACTCTGGCTATCATGTCTGACATTTGCATTAGCTATTCCTTAGTAAGCAAAATCTTCGCGGACTATCGAAGTCTGGGTTATTCTCTGGGATACTACTTCCCCTACATTCCACTCTATTATATCCTGCTTAGTGCGGGAAACAATGGTGTTGAATACGGTCTGCTGCTGCCTGTTAGTACGCTGAATATCATTCCAGTTGCCCGCCCTGAAAGCTGACACCCTTTTCCTGCTATTCCAGGTCGTAGACTTCTGCGTGGTTACCTCGAAGATAAAGTTCCACGTACTAGTCTTAGCCGGGGCGAAAGCTGGGGCGAAAGTAATCGGGTGCATAGTTGACTGAAGAACCCTGGCATTAAACTTGAATGTTCCTGGGATCTCAGTCAGGTGATATCTGTACCTGACCTTGAATGACGTATTCAGGAAGGCTTTCCTGGCCACACGTACTCTGAAGCTTACAACCTTCTGGGTTACAACATGCTTCTCTGCTCTCCAGGCAGTAGCTTTCTGGGTGATCTTGTTGTTCAGAGTTTCCCAGTGAATAGACTTCTGCTTTGTCAGCGCGAAGTTATCCATGTAACGAACAGCAGCCTTACGCGGAATCCTTAGCTTCAGGGTCCAAGCTGTTCCAGCGCTACGGGATCTTCTCTGGTTAGTCTTCCAGGTAGTAGCCTTCTGCTTAACTACAGGAGTAGCCTTAGCGTTCCACCATACTGCGTTCTTCTTAACCCCGGAGTTAAGAGCGTTGTACTTGACCGCTCTGTGTACCTTCAGGCTCGTATCGATGTTCCACTTTATAGCCACCGTAGAGGGCAGCAAAGTATCAGCAGCAATAGGATGGGTTACCGGCTGCTCGATACCGTAGTATCTCGTTCTCGCGTCAGTTGGGATAAAGATACGAAGCAGGGTGTTAAATCTAGTGCGCCTGAATGTGGAAGCGCTCGTGTTGAGCATCCACAATGTACGCTTAGTGGTTACTCTCTGGCTGAGAACGTTCCAGGTAACATCAGAAGTTGCGGCTCTTCTTACATCATTCTGCCAGGCAACCTGATTGTCATCGTAGCGCCAGTCTACGGGATGAACTACTACATTCGGCAGGCCAAACTTATAGCCCATACTGATCTTGTGGCGTCTGTAATAGTTATCCCACTGAGTTTGCCCCAGCGTAGTAATCTGCTGCTCGGTAATCTTCCAGGCAGCCGCAGCGCGTGAAGCTTCAGTGGTGAATGTCGTCCATCTTACTACGCCGACAGTTGATGTTCTCTTAATGCCGTAATAGATAGGAGATACTACTGGGCGCAGAATTGTCGGGTAGAATACCGACAGCGGAGTGATAGGGGGAGCCTCAAAGGCAGTGACGTTAGCTGTTTCCATGAAGGAACCAGAGTCACTGTCGATGATACCAGTCAGCGCATTAGCGGAAGTCTCGGTGAAGGTTCCTGAATCAGAGCTAACAATCAGAATACTAACCGATCCGGCTTCCGAACTTGCGGTGAAGAAATCGGTATCGGAAAGACTAGCATGAACTGAACCAGTCTCATTGAAAGTTCCGGAGTCAGAAACAACTACATCAAAACCAGGAGTGTTCTCAGTAAAGGTTCCTGTATCAGTTCCCCTGATTTGGATCTGCACGTTAGCAGACTCACTGAAGGAACCTGTGTCTGATCCAGTCTTAGTAGTTCCAGCGCCAAAAGTTAGCTGAACCTGTCCAGCATGACCAGCACCACCAGCAGAACCGAAACCACCACCTCCACCACCACCAGGACCAGTTGAAGGAGTATTACCTACACCAGCACCAGAACCATTACCACCAGGACCACCGCCTGTTACAGCGGTTGCACCAGCACCAGGACCAGAGTTAGTAGCGTTAACTCCATTGTTTCCGGCTGATGCTGATCCGCCAGAACCACCACCACCAGATCCCCCATCAACTTTGGAGTTATTAACGCCTCCACCAGCACCACCGTCAAAGTGAATACTATTGGTAGACCCAGTTCCTCCTGCTCCACCAGTAGCATTAGAGGTATTAGACGAGGTAGCACCAAAACCGTTATGGGCTACGACACCACCATGCGAAATATCAAAGGCAGAGTTAGTTCCAGCAGTACCGGCAGAACTTCCACCACCGCCGCCAGAGCCAACTATAATTGCATAGTTAGTACCTGGAACAACTGTGTAAGCTGCTTCAGCGGCGTATTCTCCACCGCCTCCACCGCCTCCAGCGTTAGAAGATCCTCCTGTACCTCCACCGCCACCGCCCCAGCATTCAACAAATACTGAAGTAACACCAGCGGGTGCAGTCCATGAAGTAGAGCCAGCGGTAGTAAATGTCGTTGTAGTCATTTACTCCTCAGTTCTGTCTGGCCACGCAGTTATCTCGCCGGTTTTAAGAAACTCTTCTTCACGTTCTTTACAGCAACCTGAAGGCTTATGAGTCTGAGCTACCCTGTAGGCATGCTCGATGCCCCGGTCAGTGTTCACCTGGAACATATGAGTACAGCAACCGGGGCACCAGAAGTTTATATACTGGCCATCATTTACCAGAACACCTAGCCAGCCACCTTCATCTAGAACATGCTGGAAACCCGCTTCAGACTGCTCTTCTTTGTGTGACGGAAACGGGTCTTTATTTCTCCAGCGCTCAGCTAGAACCGCTGAGTGGACATGAGCCATTCGGAATCCTGTAGGATCAGGTAAGCGTTACCGATGTCTGGAACACCCAGATAGCGCCAGATCCCTTAGTCCCAAATGAGGCAACCTTATGATTAAGCATAACTGGGCTTGTTCCAGTACCGGCAAAGGTATCAGAGTTAGCTGGTGAAGCTGCAATTACCCAGCCCCATTCCTGCCATGCGAAGTTGCCATCAGAAGATCCGTATGTTGACTGTCCTGATATCAGTCCGTTGGACTGAGTTGGGAAAGATGCATCCATAACAATGTAACGGCTGTTACCTGTTGAGTTAGCAGTTAGATGTGTGTCAGCCACAGTAGCGGCAGTCGTAGAGTTTCCTACCCCAGTCAGAGCATTAGCGTTAGCGAAAGATGTTCCGCCGCCGCCAATGATAAGTGATGTGATCCTGTTAAGGCCGAGAGTAGTCAGAAGGTTTCCTGACTGCTCTACGATCCCATCCTCAGGGCTATCGAATAGCCCGATCATGAAATCACCAGTAGGATCTGGGTAGTATCTCTGGGCATACCTAGCCTGATCCAGACTGTATTTCAGCACACGGGCATGTGCGTTCCAGGTAATGCCGTCGTTGTGCAAAATATTTTCCATTGTTCCTCAGGTTACGTATGCGTAGAAGTTGTATCCAACTGTGCCAGTAATGGCTGTCAGAGTAGTTGACAGTGAGGGAGGAGTAGTCTGGCCAGTGTTAGACACACCATAAAGAATAGGTGCCGCTGACACTAGAGCAACGTTAACGGGATCGGCCGTAACCATGAAGGTTGGCATTGTTCCTGAAGTCTCTGCGATCATAACACCAATGTAGTACAGACCCTCAGAAGGAACCACATAAGGTGTTCCAACTGCTAGAGACTGTACCGCATTTGCTGTGTGGAATGTGGTAGCAGCGTCGGTCTGGTCTGCTGTAACCGCAACAACTGATCTAGCTGAGTTAGCCAGAACGTACCATCCGTGAGTACCGCCAGTCTTAACTGTGCTAGATAGCCACATGTTGATGTTGGTTACAGTAATACCCTTAGGGAGATAGATACCTGTTAGGTAAAGTGATCCTGATGCCAGAGCGGCAGAAGTAGCTGTAGCTCTCTGCCTCTCAAATGTCTGAGCTAGTGTTCCCGTAGGAGCTAGTGCCAGTCCACCAGTGCTGGTGTTAGTCAGGGAAAGAGTATTACCTGTCTTGGTAAGACCTGTTCCTGCTGTGATTTCTCCTGCGCCTGAAAACTGGGTCCAGTTAACAGCAGTAGTTCCTACTGTGAAAGGACCGGCTGAAGCTACAGTGAAACCCGAACCAGCATTGACTGTGCCGATTTCCACGAATACATATGCACCGGGGAATTCAGCAGCCTGATCCATGTCAAGTGCTCTGGTAAGAACGTAAGCCACACCAACAGCACCAGCAGTTGATACGAAGTAGATACCGTTATTAGCGGCGGTTGCCTCGTTCTGTACCAGGATTCTTTCGCTAGCGGCCATTGTATGACCGTCAACGATAAGTGCTCCCGTAGAAGATGCTGTAAGAGTAGCGCCTACTCCGGCTGTGCCGTTAGAATATGTGTTAGCTGGCAGAGTAGTTGTGGTAGCCACAACTACTGAAGGCTTTGTGCTTAGACCCTGTGCTGTTGAGTCAACGTAAGTCTTGTTCGCTGCATCAGTTGGATTAACTGGCGTAGGAGTAGTAACCGTTCCTGTAAAGGTTGGGCTAGTCAGACTCTTATTGGTAAGAGTCTGGCTGTCCGTTGTTCCTACTACAGCGCCAGTGATACCATGTACAGCAGTTGATGCCGCAATGTGGACCTGAGGTTCATTATAATCCTGAGCCGAAACACCGTGAACAACTACAGCGCCCTGCGAATGCGCTTGTGCTGAAGTTCCGTCGATGCCTCTGGTGCAAGGAAGTGTGTAAGGTCCAGTACCAGTCGGTGCTGAGGTTACTGAGATAGCTTCCTGAGTTGAAAGACCCCAGTCAATAAGCACAGTGAAAGGATAAGAAGTTGGAAGTCCCGTAATGCTGTTAACAGAGGGGTTACCTGAAGAGGCTACAGATGAAGCAAGAGCCGTAGGTGCAGCAGTAGAACTGTAGAACCTGTTCTGAGTCATTGGTTATCAGCCCTGTGTATCGAAGTCAACTTCGAAAGTGAATCCATCGTTGTTAACTGGAGCGGAGTTCGTTGCTGTCCTTCTTACCCAGATTGCCGCACAGAAGTTAGGTGCGATAGTTCCTAGCTGGATACCATTCGTGTATGAAGGGGAAACAGGTGCCGATACTGAAGGCCCTACCCATCCTGATACACCAACGGGTGCGTTTGTTGCTGCGGTAATCTTCACGGCCTGTTGTGAGGAAGAGCCTTTAGTAGAAGCACCAGTAGGGTCAGCCGCAATTGATACGGTTGCGCCGCCAGGAACGAATAGCGAGTTAGGAAGCCACACTACTGTATTTAGCATAGAGTTTCCGCTACCTGTGTTATTTAGAATGAACACACAAGCGTAGTCTACCTGATCAGCCGCGTTCTGGGCACCAGTAATGTCGGGGAAAAGATTGTTTAGAGGGGTCGATGACATCTGTGTGGTGGAAATATAATTTCCCCAGGAATCACCGGGAGCACCTGTTACTGAATTACCTGACGTAGCGCCCGGTGCAGACAGCATGAACAGGACATCTGTGCTAGCAATAGCTGTCATATTGAATCCTATATCATGATTGATTAGTTGTTATTGCATCAGCAGCTATAGCGATTTCCTGTGTGGCAAGTACCTGTTGCGGTGCATCAAGAGTCCAGGTATAGGCAAGATTGCCAACTGTTCCTGATGCGACTGTAACCAGAGCTAGCCACTGGGCAGCCAAAGTCATATTTGCAGAGACAGGCCCGAAAATAAGCAAGCCGTTATTGGTGCTTACTGACGGCAATGTATCTGTCGCCGGGTTGAATGTTACTGCAATACGGGAGTAACCTGCTGTTGTTACTTCCTGAAGATCGGATATAAAGACAGCACTGCTAGGATCTGCTGTGCAAAGAGCAAGATATCTTGATCCGGCCGCTACCCACGCGGTTCCATTGAACTCGTTTACAACGTAGCTGGCTGAAGAATTAATCCAGTACTGACCTGGAATTGGAGTTGATGGTGCAGTACCGGCAACAACAGGAGTCGTTAGACCAAGCAGCGAGTTAAGCTGTACCTGTGCCCCCCATGGTGCAATGCCCGTCATTTACTGTCCTATATAAGCTAGTCGGCCCTGAGCCTCTAGGTGCTTTGCCAGATCTACTGGAACTTTATATGAGAAGCCAACCTTGAATGAAAAAGTATTCAGTGAGCCCATTACTGCGGGTCTTCCTGTATCCGGATCACCTGGATCGACTACTTGCCTGCCGAAAGTCATATCTGTGATGTCAGAATTAACTCTAATTGTCCTAATAGGACTATTGATTTCGACTGGCGCTTTCTCGATACTCTCGTCTAGAGGAACGTCCGCTCCTGTGTAGTCGATAACGGTATCGTAATCTTCTTCTCTTTGTGCATTGACCATAGCAAGATGTTGTGCTTGCTCTTTTAGTTCTTCTTTGTGTGCTTCAGCTAGTCTCTGAGTAGTAATCCCAGTAAAGTCTGCGGGGCTCTTGCCCGAAGTTCTGGTCTTTGGTGCTGTCATTTTTATCCCTAATTACTTGTTCGAAATTTGATTGTATCCCCCTCCATATCGGAGGGGGACAACAGTCACGTAATAAAATCAGTTAGTCTCTGCGATCAGAACTGCCTGATCGGTGATAAGACCAAGACCCCAGATCGCGTACCATGCTAGAGCATGCTCACGACCGAAGTCCAGAATACCACCGTCTCGTAGCTCTACAGGCAGCGAGATAGCATGCCCGAAAGCGTTGTCACCAATGAAGATGGCATCGTACAGAAGAGGACCGGATGAACCCTGTACGTAGTTATTGAATACCTGAGTGGTTTCAATGAAAACTACGTCATTCAGACGGCCAATTTCACCCAGAAGGAAGTTGCCAGGTGCGGCATACTTAGTCACTTCAATAAACTCAGGGTCATCCCTAAGCTGACGTGACTGGTGAGGGTGAATGAAGCAGACGTAAGTCTCGCCTAGCCTCGGCACGTTCTTGGTAGCAAGTGTCTCCTGTGCGTCCTTAACTACAGCAGTTGTGAAGCTGAAGTTACCTGCTGAAAGCGCAGAAGATGAAGTTGCCGCAGAACCGTGGTCATAAGGCGAAAGCGGAGTACGAACAGCAGTTGACAGAGCAAACTTGTTGTATCCCCAGATCTTTGAGGATGCCTGCATCAGTGTGTCTCTTGCACTGCCGTCAAGATAAAGGGCCATGTTACGGCCAAGCAGACGTGAACCAGATGCCATAACGTCATCAAATGATGCGTTCAGCAGCAGTTCTGATACTGCAATAGCGAAGCCCTGCTCAGCTACGGTGATGTCAAACTGAGAAGCTGTAAGAGGGTTAGTAGCCATACGCACACCTTCAACAAGCTGTGAAGCTGCACCTAGGTTGTTGTACCTCATGAAATGAATGGTCAATCCCGGCTGTACGTTTAGTTCAGTCTTCTTTACAGCAAACTGCTCAAAACGCAAAATCGGCATTGCCTGGAACAAAATTTCTTTCGACCAGATTGTCTGGACCGCTGGGGTAAGCTGTGAACCTCCACCAGCATAAGCTGTTGGTGATGCGCTCAGAAAGCTAGTACCAGTGATAGCACTTCCTGCCATAGCAGAGTACCTTTCGTGTAAGTTATTTTAATTTAATAGACCCTTGTTTTGCCCTGCTTTATCCAAGCCCGACTGCTTTCTGTACGCCGCGAATTCCTCCATGCTCATCGCATTGATCTGTTCTGCGGTGTAAGTTCTCTGCCCTGTTAGATTGTCCAATGGCCCAGATGGACCGAAACCTGTTGGCGCGACCCCGGTTGGCCTGCCTTGTCCTGGGTTTACCGGAGTTTGTCCGGTCATGCTAGCTACTATATTAGCAGTTTTCTGAATTGCTTTGGTTAGGCTAGCATCAATTTCTTCTTTTGTATTGCCGCCAATGTAATCAACAAAATCCTCGGCTAGCTGCTGGTTAGCAATAGCCTGGGCAACTACCTGCTGAGTATAAGCCTGAAGTTCGAAGAGCTGCCTCTCCTTATTCATGAAAGCTCTCTCAGCTTCCATGTCCTTCTTAAACTGTTCTTTCTCAGCGTCCCACTCTGCGGCTCTTTTAGTAATCAGCTCTTCTGCTGATAGCTTAGCCTCAGCGGCTTTCCTGGCTACTTCGTCTGCTTCTTCTCGCTGCTGTTTTGCAGCAGCTTCTCTGGCATTCTCAGCTTCAGATAGTCTCTTTAGTTCCTGCTGGAATTCAGCAGCCTGATCCTCAGCCTTCTTCAGCCTGTCATATACCTTGTCCTTTTCCTGCTTTCTTGCAGCTTCAAGCTGTTCTGCTGTGAAATACTGCTGTCCGGGAGGAGGGTTATTAACAGTGATATTCAAGGGTGAAGCATCAGCCGGTGGTACGGGGGGATTAACCGGAGGCTCGGTTGGCGTACTTCCGCCAGCCTGCAATCTGATTGGACCTCTTTTACCGTAGCCGATGATCTGGCCGGGCATGTTTGTGTTCGGCATATACATTATCTCTTTCAGTTAACTTACAGTTTTCCGTTTAAACCACGATTAAGAATTATCTGTGTTATTTATATTTCTTCTCTGCGGCAGTTTAGTGCCGTATGCCATTGTCACGATGTCTTCCATCGTGTTATCTCCAGCCAACCCTGTGATATCTCCCAGTGATGGAAGATCAGGCAATGGCTGGTTGTCAATGGCAGCATCAGGCTTTCCAGGTTCGCCTTCCTTTGGCTTATCATCCTGCTCGGCGTAACCTTCAGGTACTAGCCCTGTCAATTTCATAATTATAGCACTGATATGTGCTTTTAGAACCTGCATAGCAGCTTCCTGCTTTGCGTCTACTATTCTTTCCTCGAACAGCTCAGCCAGTTTCTCGTCTGGGAATTCTTCACCCAGTTCACGAAGAGCACCGACTTTAGACTCAAGCCCAAGAGCCTGCTTTACCTGGATTTCTGACAGCTTAATTGTCTCGTCAACCGGCAGTGGTGGTGGCCACACAATGCTGACATTGTAAATGTCGTCATCACCTGGATTAAGGATTAAAGGCTGTTCCTCTGTTTCCTTGATACCATCGGTTTCCGGATCGTACATCAGAGTCTCTGGCTCAAACAGGAACAATGTCTTGAGAGCCATCCTGCTTATTTCCTTAAGACCAACTTCGTACTGAGTTCTCTTCTGGTCATAGGCAAGCATAGTAGGCATGTACTGGATAGCCAGTGCCACGCCTGATGTACTAGAGATAGACTGAGCTTCACCCAGAGCCGTTTGCGGGATGCCGATCATCTCGTGCATTCCCAGCTTTAGCATCTGAAGGAACTCAATAGCGGCAGGAAGTCCCTCAGCACCACCGCTTAGGTTAGTGATCTTGGCATCTTTAGACGCAAGAGCCCAGATCTTATTTGCTCCCTGCTCAAGATTAGAAGCTTTTCCTCCGGTGATAACTGTCACGGGTGCCGTGTGATAGTTAATGATGTCAGAAACGTCAGTTGCTTTTTCGTTAAAGTCCCTGTTCAGAGGTATAACGTCCATGACATCTGATAGACCCCATGGAGAAGCAGAGGCAATACGGTTAGCAACATGAACAACCGGAATGAATCCTAGCGGATTCTCCCTGCGGTCAATCAGTTCGTCGTTAACGTATTCCTCAATGGTGTCATCAGTAAGAATTTCAACGTAGGTGAATACCTGACGTGTTCCCTCCGGTGCTGTGCCCCAGAAACGGTACTTGATCTTAAACCTGATCAGGCGATCCCTGTCATGAGGATGCCATTCCGGGAAACAGAAGCTTGCGTTAATGGGCAGGATTCTTACCTTGCCCTTATGTACTGAACCTACTGCATCTGTGTAAGGAGGTTCCCATGCAACCTTAACGAAAGAGTCTCCCTGAACACTTCCCTGGTTGCCGATTTCCCATAGTAGCTGCTGCTTGTTATTGTCCTTCATCCAGATACGGTCAAGCAGAGCGGGGATAATGTGCTGGAATTTCTTAGGTGACTGGAATGTAACTCCGCGAGAGAAGGTAAAGTTTACCATCCAGTCTGATAATGCACGCACATAGTTGAAAGTTATCTGCGGCTCTCCTGGCTCTCTTCTGTAAGCCCAGTGATGCCCAAGATAGAATGCCCAAGCTTGAGCATAGCGGTTAAGTCTGGGTCCATGAACCTCAAACTCTTCGTCAGCTAGCTCGACCAGACCTAGAGGAGAGATAGCAACAGTAAGGTCGCTACCAGCAGCCCTCATGGATGGGCTTACAAAATCAATGCTCATTTGCTACTTTCTCTGCCATTTAAGTGTCCCGTATTAGTTGTTCTTAAACCTGAGGATGCCGGGAGTACTTTTTGAGTACTCCCGGCAGAAGATTTAGCCTCTTCTTACCCTCGGTTTTGGTGCGTGCAGTACATATGTTCCGGGTCTTCTAACATCAGTTCCCGGCTTCTTAAGAGGTGATTTTCTCTTAGCACCCAGCCTTGTTTCCGGCCTGTACCCTACCAGAGTTCTTCTGTGATGAAACTCTGGTACAACGGTATGACCTTTCGTGTGCCGGGTTGGCTTTTTGAACTGCCCCGGATTTAGCGGCGCAGACATAAGCTTAGTCCATTACTTCCGCAGGGTTACGACGCTCGTAACGCTTGCCTGAAGGGTTAGGAGCACCACGGTTAACCTGCTCGTACTTCCTTTCGGCAGTAGCGTAGTCTGCACCATGAGAGAACTCACCAAGATATGTTGGTGCCTCTACCCATGCGGCAGAACCTACGTGAGCACGTTCCCTCATTGTTTCCGCTGGCCACTTCTCATATACATTCATGTTATGATTCGGGCGGCCCGGTGCGGGAACGTATCCCTGCCTGATACCGTTTTCAAACTCATTGGGAAGGTCGGTGTCAGTTGCCAGACCTTCCTCGAAACGCAATGGGCCAACCTGTCCTGACTGGTTTGGTCCCGACTTTACCTCATAAATAGTCCCCGGACGCTCTGGGTAGTGATCTACCGGAGCAAGAGGTGACCTGTTTGGAGTGGCCTGAGTGTAGCCAAAATCCTTATTTGCCATTTTATCTTCTTTCCTTATCAGCCAGTGCCGGTTACGGTGTAACCCATTGTCTGTGCTGAGATAAGTTTAACTGTAGTTCCGGGGCTAGCGATACCGCCTGCTATAGATGATCCCATAGGGGTTACAGTCTGGGGGATCGTTGTTATCAGTGTTCCTGCCGGAACATTCATCAGACCTTGTGTCCAGTATGGTTCTGCATTATCAAGTATAACCGTCTGATTGGGCGCAATTTGCTCGTCATCCTGGCCACCGACAGTTGGTGTAGTTCCATCCACTGTAGCGTAAATAGGAGCCGGGGTTGTGCCACTCTCATTAGTAATTTCAACAGCACCATAACGGATAGGAACAGAGCCCGATCCGAATGTAATAGTTGTGACAGTGTTCGCTACAAGAGTACCGTTTGCTGTCTCTACTGCTGTGAATGGCATATCAGGCCCTTAGTCCTGCCCATACTTTTGAAGCGTACCCGATCTGACCTGAAAGAGTCAGGGAAGCAGGAAGAGTTGCCTGCACGCCATAGTCAGAGGTAATCGGCGCAGACGCCAGAGTTACACCAGCGTTACCGAATGCGATAGCACCACCAGAACCGCCTGTTGGGTAAGTTACACCAGCAAGCACGGGCTGTACTGACCAAGTAATTGTAGTGAACAAGTAGTAGTAGTTACCGCCAACAAGGTTAGCTGAAGCGGCAAACGCTACGGGGGTCAGAGCGGTGTTCACAATAGCTGCGTGAGCATCTACTGATGTGGCTAGCTGTGCCCCTGTGGCTGAGTAAAGCCCGGAAAGGAAAACAGTAGTTGTTCCTGTAGTTGTGAAGTAATAGTCAACGTGGCCTACAGTGCAGTTAGCCGGAACATAAATTCTGGTTAGCAGACCGTGAGTTGAGGCCGGAAAGTTAACTGTAGCAGTGGCGTCATCTAGTTCAAGGCTCCAGGCATTGTACCCATTCTGGAGAGACGGCACGAAAAGAGTTGAGCTTGCGTTGGCATAGCTCTCAAGAGAAGCTAGCTGCTGGTCTGTCCAACCAGTAGTGTTCTCGATTCCTAGGGACGTAGCCATAGTGTTAGTCCTAACATGGATGTAAATATTTACAGTCTTATTGTATCTTACCTAGAATGCCTCTTGTAAACAGGTATTCTCAATTTAGCCATCCAGTCTCTAGGACCGAGAATGGCAGCAATTACTATCTGACCTGCGTGACCAGCAAAAGCTTTAACGGAAGTATTAGATGAAGGTCCAGGGATATTCAGGTTTACTGTTCCTGCACGGGCTGAAACTGATGAAGCTGAAGCAGTTCCAGGTACAGTAACCTTTACCGTTCCCGTCTTTGCCGATACTGCTACAGTAGCAGTGATTCCGTGAACAACAGCGTCAGCGCTTACTATACCCGGCGTTGCTGAAATAGTTACATGAGCAGTTGTGCCCTGTACTGTTTCAGAAACAGTACCAGGAATAGCAGCCACAGTTGCGGTTGCTGTTACTCCTGTGATAGTTACATTTACAGTCCCCGGATTTGCGTGGGCCGTAGCCTGAGCAACAGATCCGGAAATAGTTTCAACGATTGTTCCTGCAATAGCCGCGACGGTTGCCGTAGCTGTGACACCAGGAACATTAGCTGATAGCTGCAATCCTCCAGGGTTGGCTACTACAGTTACCGTACTGGTAATGCCGCCAACAACAGTTGCCTGACCAACTACACCATCAGGAGCAAATGCATTGACATTACCAGAAGTTCCGTTAATATCAATCTCAATATTACCGGCAACAGCCTGTACAGGAGAGTTAACAACAGTTCCGGGAGCGGAAATCGTAACTGTTCCGGCTATGGCTGCTACGGATGCTGTAGCAGTAACACCGCTAACTGTTACCGCAGCAGTTACAGTTCCGGGATTAGCAACCACATTTACATTAGAGGCTACGCCAGGAGTGGTTACATTAACTGTACCGGCTATAGCTGTAGCTGTTACTGTTGCTGCTGTGCCAGGAATGTTTACTACAGCAGTACCATTATTCGCTGCTGCATTAACATTTGAAACTGTTCCCTGCGGATTTACTTTTACTGTACCGGCTTGAGCCGCAACTGTATCTGTAGCAGTTGTCCCGGTAATAGTCTCAACAACTGTGCCCGCGATAGGTGTAACAGTAACAGCAGAAGCTACCCCCGCTGGGGAAATTGTTACTGTTCCTGCAACTGCGGAAACTGTAACTGTGCCAGTAGGACCAGTAACACCAGTTGATCCAGCACCGCCAGGATTAGCTGTGACAGTTACAGCAGCAGCCACTCCTGGTATAGATTCAGTTACCGTTCCTGCTACTGCGGCAGCAGCTACAGTAGAAACTGTTCCCGGAATAGCTTCTGTTACTGTTCCGTTTACAGCAGCTACAGTTACGGTTGCCGTAACACCAGTGACATTTACCGGAACTCCGGAGGTAACAGGCAGCAGTTCAACTGCTACCATTCCCCACCAGTCAGCACCAGCGCTGTTTGTCCAAGATAGGAGAGTGGTTTTGCCGGTGCCTAGCGACGCCTGATCTTCAAACATACCGTTGCCAGCAGCATCGGTATTATTGATATCTTCTTGCCAGCGGATTGTAGATGACGGACCAGCGGTGAAAGTTCCCCCGCCGTTATTTCCGCCGTAGGAAGTAGCAGCAACTATAAGGCTACTTGCTGTCGTGTTAGCTACAGCGATAATTCCAGATGAACTATTACCAAATGCGGTTACTGCTGTCCCGATACTTGATACACCACCGTAGGTGGTTGCACCAGCCCATATTGGGGGGCCACCAGTAACGGTAACAGTATTAGATCCTGTAGGCAAGCTGCCAAGCTTGCCGTACATAGCCACGCCACCAGATGTCCCATTATTGCTTGGGATAAATCCGATAAGTGAAAGTGTTGCTGCACCATAAGTAACATTAGTTATGGTGTTAGTTCCGCCATTGGTTTTAGCAGCAACGATAATGCAGTTACCAGCATTACCATTAACCAGTGCTCCTGAAGCCCCCGCGTATCCAGCAGTGGCATCAAGCGTTACCGTTGTTTGAGGCTGTGGCGCGGTTGGCAGAATCTTTGGCGGTATGGGAAAGCCGCGACCTAGAATAGCCATGGGTTAATTAATTCTTTTCACCACAGAGATGCATCATGTACTGGTACTCCGGGAGGCTGAATTACTGGTGGAGTTATTGTCCAGATAAGAATAACCTGACCGGCAAAACCAGCACCACCAACACGGTTAGTAGTAGCAGTTCCGGATTCTCCGCCTCCACCGCCTCCACCTGGGCCTGAGACTGGAGCATTTCCTACACCACCAGCGGAACCTGTTCCTCCAACACCACCGATACCTCCACCAGTAGGAGGAGTTCCGGCAGCATTAACGCCACCAGCACCACCAACTGATCCTGTACCGGCAGAAGATCCTCCACCGCCGCCAAGATGTGTTGAACCTGCTCCTGTTCCGCCTAGACCACCATCAAAGTGAACAGTGTTAGTTGACCCTGTTCCTCCAGCACCACCAGCACCGTTAGCTGTACCGCCAACGCCAAGAGAACCACCATGAGCGGTAACTGTGGTGAACCCGGTCATAGTAAAAGTTGAGCTATTACCATTACCACCATTACCTGATGAACCAGCAGAACCAGCAGCCCCTACTACAGCAGTAAAAGCAGTACCAGGAATAATACTTCCTGTTTCCTGGGCAAACTCTCCACCACCGCCACCACCAGAACCGTGAACGGTAACAGCACCAGATCCGCCACCGCCACCGCCACTTCCCCAACATTGTGCTATTAGGGAAGTGGCGTTGGGCGGAACGGTGCCGTTGTTTGTTCCGGCAGAAGAGAAAGTCTGAGTGAAAGTGTAAGACACTCTTTTACTCTATTCTCTCCAGGTAATGTAGCAGATAGCGTTTACCGCAGATGCCGCAGTAACCCTGATACGAAGAGCGTCACCAGCTTTAATCATTGGCTCTCTTCCTAGCGGCCATTGCTTGATATAAGTGTTGGTAGACAACACCTGATAGTCATAAAGCTGAGTAGAAGTAATAGTACCTTCTGCCGATGCAGTAAATCCTGAAGCACCTGTTCCGATAGTTAGCTGTGATGCCTGTTGTCCGGGGTTAGTTACATTTGTTATGTCTACTGCGGCAGAAGTGTATGCCGTAACGGTAGCGAAAACTGTTCCCGTGTCGATTAGTTCAGTTCTAATAGCGGCAGGGGAACCGTCGAATGAGATTCCCCATTCAACGATATTGATATTACGGCCTGATGGGGGTGCCAACTGCATGAGTGTTTTAACTGTAGCTCCTGTGGTTACCGGAGTTATAGCTGCTGTCGCACCTGAAGTTGGTATATGACCATTGTAGGCCGAGTAGATATTTTCAGCCATAATTACACCAGTTCACAAATAAGATCTACTGAGCAAAGCTGGTCCGATCCAGTGGTGTTAGTAGTGAATATATCAAAAACCGGAGAGTTACCGCTGTGTCCCATGTGGAAGGTAGGAATATCAATAGTTACACCAGCGGGCACATTAAATAGAAAACCGATTATATGAACATCTTCTGGTAGTTGCGTGCGCCACGGAAAAGGGCTGAGCATGTTCAATTGAAAATTAGAGTCCGTAGACTCTGATGTCCATGAAACTGTTAGCTCAAATGGACTTGATCCATCAATGCGTGTATTGAGAAGTGTATATAGAACGCTTGCTTGATACGAAGCATCGTCGTGAATAAAAGCCATCAGCTTGAAGTCCAAGTGATCAGGCCAGATCCACTGATAGTAAGAGTGAATGTGGCAGCGGTTGTTGCCTGTGTTCCGCCGAAATCCCAGTAGCACATCAGAAGCCTGGTTGTGTCGTTGGTGTCAACAGCAGCGTCATAGAAGAATGCGTACTTGTCTGAGAAGGTTGCGGAAGTCCATGAAGGATTAGCACAGGTAAGAGTGTTAACCAGACCAGACTGAGAGAAGCTTACTGAGGTTAGTGTCTGGCGGGAATATCCAGCGCCAGCCTCTTCAGTAAGAGCGCCACCGCCACCTGAACCAGAGTTGGCAAGGAACTGGGAAACAGTTGTGTATGCCTCAGTTGCGGCAACCCAGTTAAAGGTTCCTGTTGCCAGTCCTACCTTAAGAGTGTCTACGTTGTTCAGGGAGAATGTCTTAGTTCCCATTCCCTGAGTGAAGCCGGGGAAAACGTGTGCTGTAACGGCCATAATATGTCCTTTAGAAAATAACTAGTGTTCCGACTGATATGACCGGAACCTGAGATGATGTAATAACTCTGACCCAGATCTGGTAAGCACCAACGGCCAGAACTAGCCCGCCATTTGCGGGGCCAACAAGAATCTGGGCAACGTATGGAGGATTATCTGAAGCCCACGCACCATTATGCCAGTCTCCTGATTGTGGCTCAGCACCGCTTGGGATGAAAGCAAACTGCACAGGGAAATCTGTAGGATTGATTCCCAGGCTGCCGATCATTGCGGTAATGTCAGATGACACAAACTCAGTGGAAACCGCAGCGATTCTCAGCACGTCATCCTGTTCCATGTTATTGATAGAGCCGGGAATAATCAGGGATTCCAGATGCACTGGAACCGAGGAAGCTTTGGGAACCGTGATATCGTACTCAAGCCCATCGAGAAAATGTTCTTTAACGTGGTAGGTAAATGAGGTTGGCGTGGTACTGGCGTTATCTGTTGCTAGTAATGCTACAAATAGCTTACCGTAATACAGATGAATTTTCCCGTTGCCAAATTCATTCAGTCCCACGGGGCTAAGATTCTGCCCGGCGAATCTCTGAGGGAATGTAGCTGTGGTTGTCCCGTCCGTTACCGTGATAGATGAACTGGGAAAGAAGGTAAAGAATCCTGATAGCGGATTCCCATCGAAATCAAACCTGTTAGTGAAGACCTGAACGTAAGTAAGACCAGTAGGAAACCCTGGCTCAGAGAACGGATTAGGCGGTGTTAAATTGTAAGACTGGTTTTGAGCAGTCCATGCAGGAGTCCACCAGGCATCAATAAGAGGCTGGCCCTGATAGTCAATTCCTGTCTGAGCGGTCATTACTCACCGTAATTTCATTAATTGCTGACAGACCCATTTTATCATCTGCGCCTTCTCTGATAGAGGATGTTCTGGTATACTTCCGCTTCCTCTGCTTCCTCGTAATCCATCTTGGTAAGAATGCAGGCCATTGACAATGAATCCGGGTAGTCATCGTGTGCGTTAGCAGCTTTAGGAGCCTTGGCTATAAAGTACGGACCCTTGTACTCTGATTCAAGATCTTCCATTTCCTGATAGAATCTCTGGAACTTACGAAGTCTCTTAACTTTAGAACCTGCTGGCCAGGAAATCTGCTTGCGGTCCATCAGGTTTCTTAGGTGAGCCCATCTTACTGTCTGCTCTGACTGCGCTGAGCCAAGCTCAACAAATTCTATATGCGGATTAAGAACCTGAAGCCTCTGGCAGACTGTATCTCCCAGGCCGCCGATATCTATACCGACTTTCCATACACGGTAGTTAGCCAGGAACTCAGTGATCCTGAAGTACTGCTCTTCCCAGTCCATACCTTCAAGGTCAAGCCAATTCAGTACGCGGTGATGATATAGCCCGAAAGGATCAGGATTATCCCAGTCAACAAAGACAACAGTAACAATTGTACGATCCTGTTTTCTTGCACAGTCGATACCGACGACAACTGGGGTTTTGTGATAGGCGTGTACCACTGACTGCATCGAAATGTCCCCAAGTTCATCCAGCTTCTCGCTGGTGGTGAACATACCCTTGTCGAGAATCCACATAACCCTGTAGGAAAGCTTGAACTCGTCCGAATCTTCTCCAAGCCTGTCACGCTCTTTAGTTGCCCTCTTAAGATAATCAGGGTTATACTTGCCGACTGTTTTCCAGTCTACTTCGTAATGATTCTGGGTGGATCTTCTGCCCGCAACAGAATATCTTTTATTGCTTTTAATTGTCTCGTAAAAGACACCCTTATGCATGGCAGGAGTGCCTGTGAAAATCATAGTGGAGTTAACAGCAGTACCCATAGGAGATACTGACTTGTTAATTACTACCTCGTCTGCTCCCTGGCATTCGTCAACCAGAATGATGTGGTAGGTACGTCCTTCAATGGTTGCCCTAGGGTGACAGGTAGTCTTACGTACCAGTGAGCCGCATTTCCCTAGCGCGATCATTCTTCCCCGGCCTGTGATGAAATCATCTATCTCAGGGTCGGACAGAACCAGGGAAGCTGTGTGTGATGTAAGCCTGTCAACAATTCTGCCGAACAGGTTATCAGCCTGTTCGTCTACCGGAGCGAATGCTCCAACCCATACACCCTCTTTATATTTGTTAAGAGTTTCCGGATAAATCTTTGCCAGTCTTGGCAGCATGATCATGCATGTGGCTATAACATTAGCCACGGCCTCCGTCTTACCTGACTGACGTGAGAACAGGGCAGTGATAGTTGCCCCGTCGTTTGTTATAAGCGACTCAAAAATTCTTCTGGCAAATGGAATCTGATACGGCCTCAGAGGGTGCCCTGACAGGTCGTCACAAATGACCATCAGTTTATCAATAAGCTCGTCTACGAACTTCTGGCTGCTCTCGTCAAGTTCGTAGTCAATCTGTGCCGCGTCTACGTAATCTTCCTGCATTTGCTCCATAAAAAATACCCCTATCGGTGCTACACGATTAAGTGTTCACCAATAAGGGTATCATTCTTTAAGCTATTTTATTGTGTCCTCAAGGGATAAGGAATGATAGTGTCATCGCTGTCAGACCGCCACCTAGAAGCCACGGCAGGTCACCGCTGATAATTGTTGCTTCTTTTAGGGTGAGCAGCAAGAACAAAAATGCTGCGACGATCATGAGTGCTCTTGAAAACCATGGGGACGATACATGTACGGTTCTTGAAGGTGCTGTCATTTATGACTCCACTTCTTTGCGTTCTTAGCGAACTGTGCTCTCTTCTTCTGAACAGTAGAGGCTTTAGGATCGGCCAGTACTGCTGAAGCTTCAGCTTGTACAGATTTCCCGGCCTTCTTTGCTGTCGCTGTGAACTTGCCCCTGTTCTTGGGCTTGATACGAATTGTCTTTTTCTTGGTCGCTGTTGCCATCTTGACCTCTTACTGATGACTGGACGTAATCTCTTTCATTCTTCCATACAACTATACCCCATATTATGATCCCGGCGACGACACCCAGCATCGAACAGTCATACCAGGCAACAACTTCGCTGGTCAATCTGTTCAGATGAAAGAACAAAGATAGGGCAGATGGAATCAGCAGAAGAACGATCCCGATAGTTTCGTAGACTATACGCTGACCAATGTGGTCCCTCCACCACGGCGCGTAGTATGTGTACTGAGCTACGAATGTGATGGCAGAAACCAGGCTCAGTATGATTACGGCCTTGAAAGTAAATACAAGATACTGAGCCTGTGTGTGGTGAAACAATGAAGCTATGAATGAAGCAATGAAGTGCATTAGTTATCCGTGTGACCTATCTTCAGGGACTCCCTGACTATGCTGGCAAAGTTATTGTCATCCCGTAGAGATCTGCCTGGTTGCACAATAGTTCTGTGCCTGGCGTGGGCCACGGCCTTTGCTGTATTTAGTCCATGTTCTGCGTCACGGACTTTCTGTTCTGCATCTTTATGTGTCATAAACCCGAAAATCCTGATAAAGTGTTGTCTCAGGCAATTCATGCATCTTCTCCCCGAGAAGAGGAAGTTTTAGGCTCTTCCCTATCCTGCCGCTCCATAGCGATGCTCTTTAGTGCTCCGATTAGCTGATTAGAGTTGGCTGCTGTGTCTGCCAGATCTTTGTTAGACTGCCTGAGCACCTTGTTCTCCTCTTCACGAAGATCAAGTGCCTTCTCCAGTTTTTTCGCATACCAGCCCGGTACAAAGATCTTAAAACAGATAAGTGCCAGGAACACTCCTGCCGCACCAAAGTTTATAAGCCAGTGGGCTGCTTCGGCGTCCATCTATCACTTTTCCTCTAGGTACAGGGTTTTTCAGGGTTTATCTATATTATTCTACCCGAAACGATTACCTTATACCGTCACGAAAAAGTAGCTCTTCTGTGACTGCCTGCATCTGTGAAATAGCGCTCTTTAACTCCTCTAGTATAGCGCCTCTTGTGTCCGGGTCTTTCTCTTTTCTGTAGTCTGAGAACGCCTTAGCCATAGCAGATCCAGCTACATCCGTCCATTCGAGTATGTCATGAGTACTCATAGTAGCAGCCCTTTTACCGGCTGTCCTGTATGCAGGGGTGTACCATGTTTCCTCAATCAGTTTCAGGTCGTTTAATTTCCTCTGCTTGCTTAGTCTCAACTTCTGTTATCTCTCTTCCCTCAATAGCTTCCATCAGCTTGTATACTTCATGGTCTTCCGGTGCTTCTGGCCCCCACTTACCGACCACTATAGCCTTGCCCGGCCAGCAGTGAATAATCAGGGAGCGTTTGCAGTCACGGAAAGGCTCTTCTATTTCCCTCGTAGGGGCTATGTCAAATACAAAAAATCCCCTCACCGATATTATTCCGATGAAGAGATCCTTGCCGTGCATTTTTGCCATTCAGTTTATTCTTTCGTATGGTAGTGCGTTCAGCCTTGCGTTAATAAATCTGCCGGGCGATGCTGCCCTGCGGAATGCTCTGGCTGTTGCTTCGTCTACATTGTAGTAATCGTACACCGAACCATCAGTAAAGAACTTGATTCTCAATGTCTGAGTAGTCCTGTTGTATCCGGCCATAGTTGTTCTACGGTGATCCCAGCCATTTTGAGGCCAGGTAGTTTTAGTTGGATCGTAGGTCCAGGGAATGAAGTCGCCTTCTCCTTCTTCCTTAGCAAATTCTCTTGCCTTGGCTGCTTCCCTGTCCCTACGAAGAATTGATCCAACGTCTATCTTAACGCGGGGTCGTCTTGCCATGTTAACCTACATTACTGCTGTCAGTGGTTGTCCAGGTCACCTTTACTGCCTCACAAGTGCAACTAATGATTGCGGGTGCGTAGTATGTCTTGCATCCTGGGCACTGCCATCCTACCTGTACCGGATTTGGCGCAGTCCCAATCGTCCAGTTCTGATGACTCCAGTGATAACAAGGATAGCCATGACAGTAATGAAATTCTCCTGACGGAGCTATTGTGTTAGCTACCACTTTGAACAGTCCATCCTGTTACTATATTCCTGCCCATTTCATCTGAAGGCTCGAAGTGCGGGCAATTATCTGCCATCTGAGTATGCTCACCGCGTTCGTCAAACTTGCAGACTTCATGGTACGCATTGATCGGCATCTGATAAGGCAGCGGCCTGGCACCAAGAGTTGTGTCATCCCAGAAGAAATCTTCAGCGGGTCTTGGTTCTTCATCTTCAACAGGAGAAGTTTTTACCGGAAGCTGGGCCTTCTCAGATGGATCGTTAACGTACATATCAGTCCTGTATTGCGCAAAGTATGTGGCAGCCGTTTTCGTGAATATAGCAATGACTGTCGTCTATGCAAGCACACCACTTTGACTCACATCGGCAGTAATCTTTCTTACAGCCCAATCTTATCACAATGGTTCTTCCCTCACTTCTGATCCGCCCTTTTTCTTGCTGCCCTTGCACCAGCGTCCGCAAGACTGGCATTGATAACGTCTGTAGCTAGCCGCGTTAGTTCTTGCGTAGCCTCGCTTCTGAAGTTTGGGACTTCCGCACGAAGGGCACGTCTTATTCTCAGCAAAGACCGAAAGGTTCGGATGACCAGGAATCCACGGTAGCACTTTGATGTAAAGCGCTTCCAGAATCTTCGTATCATTCTCATTGTATAGCCTCATCTGCTCCCACGCGTCAGGATCGTTATTAAGACAGGCGATCCATCCCTCGTATCCTATGCTCTTCTTCTTGCCAGGAATCCCGAGTGCTTTGGTAACGTAATCCAGCTTGTTAGACGGGAACTTAAACTGCCTCCTGATAGCCAGGCACAAGTCTACCTGCTTATATGGTGAAGGTGGCGTAAGTCCTGCCAGAAGAATCTCTTTATTAAGATGCGGGATATCGTGAGCCTTACCGTAGTAGTGAACAACGATATCTGCTTCGTCCAGTAGTTCATGGGCCTTACGGACCATCTCTTCCTTGCCGTCATGGAAAGAAGAGAAGAACATAATTTCATCCTGGCCAAACCATTTGGCCGAGAAGCACATTAGTTCCTGAGGTACTACCACGCCCTGATGGCTTACGTAATTGTCTTTCAGACTCCATACGTAGGCGAGGTTAGGCGAGGTTTCGATATCCAGAAACAGGATCTTAGCTGAGGTGCCCTCAGGCGGCGCCGTACTGGCCTCTGAGACGTTTTCGGCCCTCTCCCTACCTGATACCCTAGGGAAGTAAGAAGTCACCTTAGAACCGCTTACATCGAGCCCTGGCATGTACGGTAAGGCTTGGAACTCTAATTTGTATTCCTGCATTGTACTCCATATAATAGAAGCCCGTCAAGAATCTCCTGACGGGCTTTCTTTTTCTCCTGTATTCGGTAGGCAGTGAGGGATCTGAACCCCCGACCCTTTCGGTGTAAACGAAGCGCTCTCCCGCTGAGCTAACCGCCCTTATGTAAGTTTTTTGCTAGATACTTCTACGCCCAGCACATATCCTAAGATAACCGCCCTAGAGGAAAAACTTACAAACCTTGAGTACCCCCACTAGGATTCGAACCTAGGACTAACTGGTTAAGAGCCAGCTACTCTATCCGCTGAGTTACAGGGGCTTAGTTTAACAAGAACAATCTTTGTCAGGACAATGATCTTCTGGTGAATGAGGGTGAAACCCTGTTGAACAGGGAACGCACAAATGGTATTCTCTATCTTTCATGTACTCCCGACCGGGTTCGAACCGGCAGTCTCTACCTTGAGAGGGTAGCGAGATAGCCCTTACTCTACAGGAGCGTGTGAGGCTAATATTTACTGACGAGTTAGCCTCAATCGTCGGGTCTATTTTAGCAGGTCTTGCTGCTTCTGATATTTCCGGCTGTAGCAGACTGACCCTTACTATTGCTAGTTGAGTTAGTCCACGTCTGACCGCATCCTGCATAACTAAACGTCCAGGTAGCGGGCTTTAGTCCAGCAGTACCGAATCTTGTACCGGCACCAAAGAAACTCTTGTACCACGTAACAGCATCGAATCCACCTGACTTACCACCAGGCACGATTTCCTCATGCGGAACACCACTGCTGTAGAACTGAACAGTCAGAACTCCGGTTACCTTCCCAGCTACCACACCGGCAATTCTCTTACCGGCAGCTAGGAACTGGTTAGGACGGAAAGCGCTCAGGATAGACTTGAAGGTTCCTGTGTCCTTGATATCCATCTGATAGATGTAGCAATCCACTGCCTGCGGAGCACAATCAGCTACCGGAACATCAGCACCACCAGTAATCGTAGCGGTCTGCTTGAATCCAGAGCTAGCCCACACACCATTTCCGCCGCCGACATTGAACTTAGTAACGTTAGTCACTGCGGTTGACGGAGTGAATCCGCCTACGTTCTTAAGGTTAGGAGTAACCTTAGCTGCCAGCGTAGCAGGAACCGGGAGACAAGCAGGCCCACCGTTAATGTTACCGGCGAAATAAGCCTGACCATCATCAGTGTTCCATGCGTCTGTCCAGATCTGATGACAGTTCACGTCGCGGTAAACGAATGACCACGAGTTGCCGAAAGCAACTCCATTGTCAGTGAACGTTGTACCGACCGGGAAAAGATGCTGATAGAAGTTCGGAGTTCCTACACCACCACTTCCATGCAGATTCAGAACAGCAGGAGCAAGACTGGCGTTCGCCAGATGATTTGCAGTGAAGTCATAATCAGCAGTTCCGGTCATAGCAACCTTGAACGGAGCGCCAATGATATGCAGACCAGACTGCGGGTTACCCTGATTCGGCCTGAAAGCATTCTTAATCGTAGTTGATGTTCCCTGAGTAGAAAGCTTCCCGGTGTAGTGATAACAGCTAGGACCACACGAAGTTGGTGGGCGAAGGAAAACCTGTAGCTTGAAGTTATCGATAGCCCAGTTTCCATTGCCACCGCTATCAGGATCGTTCAGAACATATGTAGTTGATTCAGTTCCCAGAGGGAGGACAGATGCATTAGCGACTGCCTGACCCCCAGATAGAAGTGCAATTGCAGCAGTCGCCAAACCTGCCACCAGAGAACTCTTGCGAAGTCGCATATACCTCTCCTAATCTCTAGTCTTATACTTACGAGCCTGAATGGAGATTCGAACTCCACTCGATCCCTTACGAAAGGATAATTTTGCCGACTAAACTATTCAGGCGTAATGCCGAAGGACAGAGGATGCATCATATCCTTCAGCCGAGCCTATTTGCGGGATCGAACCGCAGACCTCCATCTTACCAAGATGGCACTCTAACCGACTGAGCTAAACAGGCGAAATATATATATATATATATATTACGCGGAAGGTGAGAGATTCGAACTCCCAGGGCGATTAAACCCTACGGTTTTCAAGACCGCGACACGCCACCGATGTTAGACCTTCCTTATCTTATTGCGCGGAAGTTACAGGATTCGAACCTGTGAGAGACGCAATGCTCAAGTGGATTAGCAGTCCACCGCAATAGACCGGACTATGCGAAACTTCCTTGGTGCGGAATTTCAAACCACCTTGAGCCCGTTTAGGTATCCGCTTGGCTCTGTTGATCAGGCTCTAATATAATTATCATTAATTTGCGGCTTTTTCCTGGCAGCCGTTGGCCGAGAGACGATGACCAGATTCGAACTGGCACGATTAGGGTGGAAGCCTAAGATGCTAACCATTAAACATCACATCGCCGTAAAACTAGCCCGTGGGCCGGGCTGGTACTCACCATCATACCAGCCCAGCCCCTTGATGTCAACCCTTTCGGATTAAAACTTTTTACTGACTGCCCTGTTGAGTTATTAGCTCTTCAGATAGCTACGGACATCCTGAGCAGCCTGCTTAAGCGCTGCCTTAGCGTCCTTCAGTTTGTTACCAGCAGCTTGCAGGCCAGCGGTGTTCTGCTTAGCCGCATCCTTTACAGCCACCTTAGCGTCACCCAGAGCGCGGGAAACATCTGTGTCAAGACCAGTAACGCATCCTGGCGGCAGATCACTCTGCGCAGCGGTGATAGCATCCTCCACGGTCTTAGCGTTAGCCTTAACCGACTTGCTCTGATGCGACTCAATCTGACGAGCCATGGTAGCGATATCAGTACCAGCGGTATGCAGCTTCTTCAAGCCACCAGCCTTGTCCCACTTGTGATACTGAATACCACACTCAATCTTGCTAGCCACATGAGTCGGATGCGGAAGATGCGTACTGCCGCAAGCAGCGACAATAACAGCAGCACCACCAGCAGCGATCACAGTGGAGATTCGCTTGAGAACTAGGTTCATTTTTTCCTCCCGGATTTCTGTTTTCTACTTCGTTCAGGAAGTAGAGTGGATAACGAAGATCAGGATGCAGAGCCCATTAACCAGCAGGCCAATCCCAGCGACCAGCATAACCCACTTGAAAACAGTGTGACGAGTCTGGTGCTGAGCGAGATTGTAATCCCCATCCTTGATCTCATAGATGATACGGTCACGGTAGTTAGGGATCAGGTGATGATACCAGTGACCCTTAAAAACCTTGTTCGGGTTATCCGCGTAACCATGACGGATTGCGTAATCCTCTGCGAACCAGCTTTGAATAGCGAAGAACTCAGGCTTCATAATCCACGACGCCATGAAGATAGAACCGGCAAGCACAACCAGCTTCTTCTTACCGTCACCAGCAAGAGTAATACTGATCTTCTGCCACCAACTAGCATGAGTACTCTGAAATTCCTGAAGAGCATTGATGTGCGGAGGATGGAATCCGGTAACTGCCACGATATCGGCGTGAAGCTTTGTGTACGAGTAGAACGCCAGAGCCATAAGAGCCATACCAGGGATAGCGAACAAAAGAGCCACTACCGGCCTGATAAAGAGCCTAGGGATAGTCATTGTGTTCTTGTACTTAAGCTTCCCCTTCTTAACGAAGCAGTAAATCAGGGGACCAGCCACCCACGCTGCTGCCAGAGTTTCAGGAGCCGCACGGAAAAACAGATGACGGAAATCATCGTTTGGAACCGCCGCATGGAATGCATTGGTAACAGCCGGGATAGTTTCCAGAGTGTCGTAGTAGAAAGCGAATCCGATCATCAGGCCGATGAAAGCCAAGATCAGAATTACAGGCATCGAGCAAAGCTTGTAATACACTTTCCTGCCGAGTGCGTACATGATTCCCTCCAGTTTCCTGAACTTGTATTTTGTTTTCCTGCCCAGTGCTGCCAGCCGGAAATTATGGCTGGCAGCACCGTAAACCTCTGATCAGAACTTACGGTAAACCAGGCGAAGCCCAGTTCTGCCCCGCACTTCTTCCTTTGTCAAAGTGATAGTGCCAGTACCGCTCTGAAGCCTGAACTTACCGCCGATGAAGTGAAAAGTTCTGGTAGCGGTCTTAAACACATCATCCTCCTGCGGAGGCCAGAAATCCTCCTCAGCTTTCTTCACCAGACTCACCTCAACACCATAGCCAACTGATCCGTCAAAGATAGCGTGGCTGTAACCTGCACCCCTGTCCCTGACTAGCAGGTAAGAGCTTGGCTTCAGGGTTCTATCCGCCGTGAGGTTATCCTCTTCCGTGACAATCGCTTCGAAAGTGATCTTAACGATGTCACCCTTCTTGTACTCAGTGCCCATAAATCTGTTCTCCTGTTCTACTTGATTCCGCCGTTACGGAATACCAGTTCCAGATCGCCGTAAGCTCTCACAGCGTCAATGTATGAAACTGCAAACACTCCGCTAACGCCGGTACGACGGTGAAACTGTCCCTTGGCAAGAACGTGATAGACAACATCACCCTTCTTGGAAACCCACACATCACCAGACTCCGGAGGCCAGTACTTAGGGCCACCTGAAACAGTAGTAACACTGCTGCTATCGGTGAGACTAACCTTATGAGTCCTTCCGGCAGAAGTCTTGACAACCGCCTTACCGTCAAGGTCGATGCTGTCAACAATCCCTTCAAACTTGACGCTAACGACTGAACCGAGCCTAGGTGTAGTCATTTGTGCCCTCCTTTTTCCCGCGATCCCTTGCGACGGGGACTACCCTACCACAAGGGGCCACTCATGTCAATAGTTCCGGAAAAGAAAAAAGAGACGGTTATGCCGTCTCTTTTTTCTTTTCCCCCGGCCTTACGTGCTCACTTCTCCCACGGCCATGCGGCACTATGAGAACGCTCGATAAGATCCATCATCTTGAACGCGCTATCAGTCAGACCAGCCAACTGATGCCTCCTGCCATTTCCGCTAGGAATGTCTCCCTGAGCGTACCCTGACAGATCGAAAGCGTATAGGTAAGTGCTTTCGGGAACAGAGTCACTTACGTTACCTCCGTAACCGTACCCACCATAGCTACGGCTTCCCATTGACTGCATGTCAGTGAATACCACTGCCCTCTTGGTAGATGGGCTAGTAGTAGTTCTGATTGATTCAGCAGTGTTGGTGCCGTGGCCAACCGCACCGATCATACGGTTAACCTTCTCAATCTGCCTTAGCAGTGAGCCGCCACGCTCTACCTTTACTTCCCTTACGTTGTCAGCGAAGATGAACAGTCTGCTGTCCGGGTTTCTCATTGCCGTAGCAATACCGAACAACGCCCCTGCTTCTGCTCTTCTGATGCTGCTCTTGTTAGACATACCCGTATCCATTGACGCCGAAGTGTCAACGTATACGTCAGTTCTGCCGTTAAGCAGCGGAATGTTTCCTACTGACAGTGTTAGGGCTTCCTCAAGAGAGTGAGCCCATGCTGTGCTGGAAGCATTCTTGTAAGCTGACCAGTAGCGGAATGGGAACTGCCTGCCCCTAGCAACAATCTCAGGGTTGCACAGATCAGCCTGTACCTTAGCAATAGTTGCCTTAGATACACCAGCCTCCTGCATGTTCCTCAGGTTTCTCAGCATAGCCATGTGGCCAACTGATCCGCCCATGATAAGAGCATCCCACAGCTTACCCTTGTCCAGCTTAGAACCGGCAAGAGATAGCGCATCTTCCCACGTCATACCCGCAAACTTCAGGGATGAAGGATCAAGCAGAACGCTAGGATCACTCGCAGCCTGAGCGCGAAGATCAGCGTTGAACCTGATCATAGGAAGGTTAGACAAATCGAAGTCTGCCTCGTTTCCGTAACGACGGGTCATAGCGTAACGGTACAGATCACTCTGACTATCCACGCCAAAGGTTCTTGGGTGAGTCATCTGAATAACGTCACCGAAACGCCACCCCTTAGAAGAGGTGTCGTACTTAAGAAGAGAGTACTCGTTGAACAGCCTGTTAGCTGCGTCAGCAAGACCTCTCTTAACAGCAGAAGGAATAGTCCTGCCGAACTTCTCAGTCCAGTAGGCAGCCAATTCCCCCGGCTCGTCTGCACGCTGGGGAACAGCACTGATAAACAGCCTGTTCATACCCTTCTCGCCGCGCTCAATAGAACCATCTTCAACACCAGCCGCTAGTCTTGCGTGTACAGCATGAGCCGCACCCATAAGAGAAGCAGTTCTGATGTTACCTTCCTGACGTAGCCACCTTAGGAAACTCAGCAGCCATGCAGGATCAGTGATAGCAATCTGCTCAACTAGAGCAGTAAATCTCTTGTCGCGGGACTTACCACTCTCGTAGAAAGTATCTTCTCCCGCGAACATGTTAACGCCAAGGCGGAACAGTTCACCATAGGCGTCATTGACATAACCAGTCCCGCCCTCATAAGTAACCGCAGGGCCAACCGTCGTAATTGGTGACGTAGCCGTAACGATCTTCTTGGTGTTCAGTCTTGACATTGTTACCTCCATAGATAACTGAAGCCACTGTCTGAGCAGCTTCATTGACAATCTGGTCACATAAAACTGCCACATTCAGTGGCTTGAAAGGACCAGAGAAATAATCGAATACAGTATCTTGTGTTATTTGATAGTTGTAAATAGTGAAGTAACTGTATTCTTCGCATCTGGTATAAATATTTAAATGTAGAGCCTGAGAAAAAATTTAGCGGCCGGAAATGAGATGTTATCTCATGCGGGCTCCACGCCCAGCATCGCCGTGATTGGTGGCGATGAATAGAATCGAACTATTGAAGTATCCGTTTGCATTCACTTCAGGCAAACTTTGATGGCTTAGAGAAAAAGTCGGAGTCAGAAATTTTTAGCGCTCTGCCAACTGAGCTATACCCCGGTGTTGTCGGGGCAACAGGATTCGAACCTGTGACCTCTCGTTCCCAATACGAAGTAACTGTTTCCTGCACTTCTAAGCCAAGATTTATGTTCTGAGAAATAGTCTAGTACGGTGTCTTATGGGCAGGCACTCTACCAATTGAGTTACAAGAGTCTATGACTCCAGACAGGATTCGAACCCGCAGCTTCCTGCTATACGGAAGTATCCGTGCTATTCACATCAGAACAAAACTAGTATCAGAGGAAAAGTCGAAAACGGAAAAGGCACCAGCCCATATACCAGGGAATCGAACCCTTGGTACTCGATTGTTGGAGAGAAGTAACCGTTCTCTTCACATCTGATATAGAGACACCTACTGGATTCGAACCAGCGTAACAGGTTTTGCAGACCCGTACCTAAACCACTCGGTCAAGGTGCCGTAAAGAGTGTGCTAGAGGAAAGCTAAAGAGAGTGGAATATCTATTTCATTTCACTACCGGCTGTTGCCAGCCGACTTGGACTCGAACCAAGAATTATTAATTTACAGTTAATTGTGTTTACCTTTTAAGAAGTAACCCTCAACAAACACTTCTAGCACATTCAGTTATATGCCCAGAGGAACAAACTTGATCAGGGAAATTTCGACCTCCGGGCTATGAACCCGGCGCTCTATCTGAGCTAATGCGCAAATGCTGCGTATGAAGTACCTGTTCAATTCACTTCTGGAACTAGTAGTCAGTCTGAGATTCGAACTCAGGAACCCTAGCTTATGAGACTAGTGCCCTATGCCTCTGGCTTACCGACTTTATATGGCTAGTTTCCCTCCATAGCCGGGGAGTGATAGAAGGGGCTGTCTGCCCTTAATCCGGAGAACAGAGTTGACATTGTATCCGGAAACTACGTAATGGCGCTACCCATATCTAATCTCAGAGTGGCCCCTGACTGTTATCCTTTATCCCTCACCAGTTGGCCTTGGAAACAAAGGGCACTAGATTTACGTATACTTTATGGCCCAGCCTGTTCTGTAGCCATTATTCAGTCACTATCTACAACTCTCCGTCGAGAGTTGTTAGTGATGGTAACAGTTCTGACACTGTTACCACCTTGGACGGACCAACAATTGTCCAGAGGAAATGCCGGTATTAGTTTACGTGTCCGTCCTGGCGTTGAAGTAACTAAAACCTTCACATCTGGAACTTAGTTGCGGAGACAGGATTTGAACCTGTGACCTCTGGGTTATGAGCCCAACGAGCTACCGAACTGCTCCACTCCGCGTTGAATTAGAATCAGAGAAATAATCGTTAAGGGTATTTTTTTCTGCTTAAAAGAAGTATCCCGTAACTGCGCTTCTGATCACAGTACTCCTAGAGGGATTCGAACCCTACGCTGCCACCTTGAAAGGGAGGTGTCCTTGGCCGCTAGACGATAGGAGCTTATTAGCCGGGCCGAGATTTTCATGGGCAAACCAACGTGTCTCGGCCCGACTCTTACAGAGTACCACAGGGGAGCGTCCCTGTCAAGACCCCGCGTTAAACTATTTTAAAGCTATTTTTCACTGTCCACCCGGAGTGAACCTCTGGAACCAGCCTGATAGCTGGTCACCAGCAAAGGCAAACTGACTGCCGTTGTTCAAACCGGATAGATCGATCAGGCTATTACCGTTTGCCTGAGTTGCCGCTCTGTTAATGAATACGTCTGCACCATTCCTGGTTGTCAGCGGGAATACTACTCCGTGACCACCATTGCAGTGATCCATAACGGCAGAGGTATTGCTACTGTTTCCACCTACACACCAGCCGGTGTGCTCCTGCCACTGCAAATTACCATTCTCGTAGGTAACACCCTTGAAAGTAAAGGTAGTACCGATATCATGCCACTGAATATCAGTGGCAGGACCGAATACTCCCTGAGAACCTTCTACTACCGGGTTACCTACTGATTCCAGGTTATTTGAATCGCGGATCAGGAAATTACCTGAAGTCTCATTCAGAACGAATACAACGTCTGGGTGAGGCTTATGTGTTGCTGGTGCAGTTGAACTTGCTGCTGCTACACCACCTGCTGAGAGCAAGATAGTAGCAGATGTTGCAATTAATGCTAGTAGTCTGCGCATTATTCTCCTGTTATTCTTTTTCTTTAATCAGCCTGTAGAAGTTGACGCCAGAATCAGAAGGCCGTTCTTGGAAACAGGAATCACCATTACCGGCTGCGGATAAGCCACAGTTGGTGAGGCAGTTGTGTAACCTGGAACATCAATCTTGATTGGCGTAACTCCTGAGTTACCTGTTCCCGGTGCGGGAATCAGGGTAACAATGTAGCCACCATACTGTGTGTGGCCCAGACTGTCTACATAGGTAAGCTGCTGGATAGTCTTAAGGGTAGGAAGAACAATAGTTCCGCCTGACGAACCGCCACCAGTTCCGTTGTCAGATCCGAAAATCTTTACGGGAACTACGCCCTCTTTATCGATGACACCTACAACATACTGTGTACCACCCTGAGTGAACAGTCCATTGGTAAACGTGAACGTTGCAGCATCAGTCGGAGTACCAGCAGTTACCTGAAATGTGCTGTTAACTTCAGGATAACCGGCAAGAGACGCTACTGAAAGAGCCATTTTAAGCTCCTAGAACTAGGAATTATTTACACTCCCAGTATACATGGAGATATAGGCTCTTTCAATTAAGCGGTAAGGATCAGCGCTCTGGTCCCTGCAATCAGTTTCCTGTTAGGTGCGGTGCTTTCCACAAAGATTGTGTAAGGATAGTTCTCAGGGATTACCTTTACAGATTCGTCGTCTGGCAAACCCAGGACTCGCCTGATTTCCCTGTACCCGATATACACACGGCCATCGAACAGAATAGCAATTCTCTTCTGAGACTGAATTATCTCAGGCTTGCTTAGCTGGTAGAACACCATGCCTACATGGAATGGCAGACCGTTATCTCTTACGAAATCATCTGCTCTTGAGTCTGATAGCACGCCTCTTAGCGCGAAATCCTGCGGCATAAGAGGTGTCATTGTGCTGAGGATGTCATCAGGAGTAAGGGTGTTCAGCTTGAACAGCGACCTTGAACCGCGAATACCAACCTTACGGTTCTGCATAAAGGTTTCAGTTGTGCGGCGGATAGTTTCGCCCGCCTCAGCAATACCCTTAACTGAAGTAGCATCCCAGACTTCTACGTTGTCTGCCGGGAAACCAAATCTCTTAGCCTCAAACTTGCCATCCTGGTTCGGCACAAACGCCGCAATAGTCCAGTGATCAGGCAAACCATCAATAGTGTTCTTCAGATCATATGATCTTGCGGCACTGTTATTCTCCTGACCATCGGTCAGTACGTAGATAAGAAATGCGTGCTCGCCGTACTTCTCAGGAGTCATCTTCAGGTCATTGATGGCAAGAAGCGTGGCATCAATAAGAGCAGTCTGGCTCATAACCCGGTAAAGGGATTTGATACTTGGCATTCTCAGCACATCTTTGTCATAGATCAGGCAGTAGATTTCTCTCCTGTTGCTGAACATATAGACTGTGACGCGAGTTTCCTGATCAAGATCCTTAGATCTTTGCGCAAGGTATGCAATCTGATTGTCAGCTACCTTGACTAATTCGGCCTCACGGCCTTTCATACTGAAACTGGCATCCAGTACCAGCACGATATGATTGATAATGTTTGCTGGTTGCAAAATACCCTCCAGTAATTGTTTAACAAAGAGTGACTAGCGGGATTTGAACCCACGAGAACGACATGGCAAGCCGTTATGTTACCGCTACATCATAGTCACGTAATCGGAAGAGACTTCCTATTGCTCCACCTGTATAGTCTGCTTCAGTGAAGTCAATCCGAAAGCCCCTGACGTATGTTTCCGGGCAGACCGTGGAAACCCCATATCAGTTTACTTCCTGAAGAGTTAGCTAAACTCTTTTGTAGCTCTGGTCGGATTCGAACCGACACTGAGGGAATTTTAAGTTCCGTTCCTCTGCCATTGGGATACAGAGCCTAAGCGGGAAAGAGGGCGACTACCAATGGTGTTAGCCATTTCCCTAGGAGTTAATTAGGCTCCCTTGTAGCCACTGTCAGACTTGAACTGACACTGTTTGGGTTTTGAATCCAATGCCTCTGCCGTTGGGCTAAGTGGCCTTAGCTGAAATAAGAGATACCGATGAACATGAAGATCAGGAAGCAAACTAACCACAGAGCCCTACTCCAGTAGAGCGCTTCCTCTTCTATGCTATCTTTCTTATCAGCCATGTGCTAATTATACTCTAGTGCGATGCTATGTAAGCCCAGCCCGCCAGGATTGTGACTACGATAGCAAAACCTAACCAGATAACTGCTACTACCGGATCATAGTCTTTCTTGCTATCCGCCATACCTACTCCTGCTAGAAGTTATACCCCAGAAAGATAGAGACGGCCAGCACAGCTAGAACTACTGCGGAAATAATTACAACCGCAAGAACTCTTCTCTGGTTAGGCTCTGGCTCTTCTGGTGGCAATGGTGATCTGTGTGTCATAGTACCCTCCCATATTATAAATCCTGAAGTGTCTCCTACAGGACTCGAACCTATGCGCAACGGGCTTCAACCGTCTGCTCTTCCCACTGAGCTAAAGAGACTTGAGAAATAGAGTGAAGGACCGGCTTTTTAATCATTAAAGAGGTTGTCGTTTAATGGCGAGTAACCAACTGCCATCCTTTCACTCAGCGTAGCTCCCGAGGGATTCGAACCCATCACTGGCATGATCCTAAGTCATGTGCCTCTACCGTTGGGCTAGAGAGCCGTATTTTATTTAAAGTTGCGGTTACTGGATTCGAACCAGTGAAGTCCGGGGACCACTGTTTTACAGACAGTTCGCTTTGAGCCGCTTGCATAAACCGCATTGATGGCAGGTTTAGTCCTGATTATTATCAGGAACCTTTGCTGGGACTGGACTTATCCTAGGTTTGCCAGTTTACCAGACTAGAGCGGTGACTACACAGCCGACCGTCCTGCCTTGCCCGTCCTTTTAGTTTATCCGGAATATTAAAGAACCTTGATAGTCCGTAGCTATTTATTATTGTGCTAAGTCCTGAGTCGTGATTTAATTAGCACAAGCCTCAAGCGTTCGCTATCCGGGGATTCCGTCTTGCTGTGACCAGCATACCACAGGGGACCGCCCCTGTCAATACCTAGCCGTTAAAAACTTTTAATCAGCCGTTGTTAGAGCTAGCAATTAGGAACCAGCCATCCTGGTCAACTCTCACTGTCTGCGGAGAGTTAAGAGATGTGGTATCCAGTGCTGAAGGATTAATCTTCACCAGCCAGCCGCCAACCTTTGAGCTACCGCCACTGTCTACAATTGTGTCCTGTGCGGTGGATACGGTTACCGGAAGAGAGTTAGCAATTCCGTTTAGGGGGGCGCCAGACGAGTTAATAAACAGCTTTGCACGCTGCTCCCCGTCAAGATAACCAGCTACGAACTGTCCACCCGAAGATGTCAGTGAGCCTACTGCTACAAGTGATAGAGACATAAGATGTCCAATCTAGGTATGATCATACAATATTACACACCTAGTATATCATTTGAGCAGCCTTATGGTTTAGGGTGATATCCCTTGCACTTACAGAGTAAACAAGGGATATGGGTATCTTCCTGATCGTGATCGTCCCATGAATGTCCACACCAGCAAATCTCTACATACGCCATTTACGCCTCCGCAAAATCCTGGCAACCACATGCCCATGCACAAACATCACTCTTGAGAAGTGCATTGTAGTAATGATCCTCCCGAATATGTCCGCATGTACACATTGTCTTGTCGTAGTCTTTAGCCATTCCCGTACTTGCCTATAAAATTAGTACAACCACAGCAAGTACATGGGTACTTCAAAGTTGTGTGGCTATATTCATGATCTTCCCAGTAGTGCCCGCATAGGCACTGTGATCCATCGTGTAGCGGCATTAGTCAGCCCCCTTATAATTATTGCAAGGACAATAGATACATTCCATCTTACCTGATTCGGAATTGTACACATGATCCTCAAAATCATGATCACAGCGGCAAATCAGCGGCGGGACTGCGCTCATCGTGACCTCACAAAATTAGGGCATTCACAACGGCTGCATTCATAAGCCTGGGATGGGTTAAGCTGGTGTTCTCCAAATGTGTGACAGCACCTTTGGCACTGTTCACTGATGTCAATAGTCATCGGTTGTTACTCGGCCTGTAGTTAGGGCAGTTACAGATTTCGCAAGGATATACTCCCGGTGTTTCAGAGGTAAGATGATCCTCTTCCTCGTGACTGCAAACACATGCTGCAAATAGTTTAGGCATTTAAACCTCCCACGGTGCCGCAAGATCATCAGGAGGAAAGCGGAAATTAAAGCAGCCGCACTCCTGACACGGGGAACGCCGTGTCCACTTAGAATATTTGTGCTGTTCTTTAGTGTGATTACAAACACACTTTACTTCATCCATTTACCCTCCCGAATACTGTCTGTAAATACACGCGGGACTGCTGTATAGCGAGCCATACGGCGCTTAAAGGTTTCCCACCAATCCATTAGCAGATGATCAATCCGCCCAGAAAGTAGCCTCCCCCGTATGTTATGTCAGATTTGACACTCTACAGCAGTCCAAAATTAAAGATCACTCGTTATCCCGTTATTGGCATTTAGGCTTCCCTTTAAATCAGGCTGAGCTACTTGCCGAAGGCGCTCTTACTAGAGTGATCTAGTCTGGATAGAGGGATTTGAACCCCCATTGTTCTTGGTCCCAAACCAAGTGCCATACCAAGTTAGGCGATACCCAGGTAATCCCAGTCTCATTAAGGTTCGCTGGGCTGAACCTTTCAGTTCTGTTAACGGAAGCCGCACTGAAAAACGCCACATACTTTTATCCGAGGTGATATGCAACCTGTTATAACATGGCGGACGCTTCCCTAAGTAATTACTCAGAGGGAACATCCCAGTTTGCATCATTTTGACAGCCTGTCTAGAATACTGTCACGATTTCGCGCCGGTCACTGGCCTAACAGCCTACGTCCAGTGGACCTATAGGGATTCGAACCCTAATGTACTTCGGTGCAAGCGAAGCGCTTCCCAGTCATGCCACAGGCCCTTGGATTTTCTATTATAACATATCAATACACTGTCTGCCCAGAAACTCTGTGTAGCAGGGTGGTACTGATTCTGCCATTTCTTCTCTGGTCATCCATTCAGTGCCCATTATTTCTCGGGCTACTGCTACATAACCAACTCCGTGACGATTGTTACCGGATTTCTTTGGTGAATGCCCGGCCACTGTCACAGCATACGTTTTATGGTCGTGCGGTGCATCAGATTCTCTTAAATCAAGACTAGATTCGAAGTGACGATGCCTTCTCAGCACCACTTTTCCCCAGCCAGGCCACTCCGCATACCTATTAAACTGCGATCCACACAGATTTACCGGGTTTTCAAGCGGTGCTTGGGGCACATTCTCGATAATATACGGGATTCCGATGAATTTCAGCCTTGATCTTACTTCTTCGATCAGATCAGGATATTTTTCCTGCAATCCTGGCCTGCAAGCTGCCATTTTTGAGTATCTTTGGCATGGTGGAGAAGCATGAATAAGGTCAAAAATGATCTTCCAGCCCTTATTTTTGAGCCAAATAAGGTGATCTAGCTCTTTTATCGCGTCTTTTTGCACAAAATTGAACGGATAGTTGCGCTGAGGAGCTATGTCTACCCCAACTACATCAAATCCTGCGTCAACATAGCCTTTAGAGGCACCACCAGCGCCGCAAAACAGGTCAAGAACTACTTTTTTCTTCATGTAGCCAGTATACAGTAGGCCACGTAGGACTTGAACCCACAACCAACTGTTAATAAGACAGGTGCTCTGACCATTGAGCTAGCGGCCCTTGAAAAATGAAAGGTGTTCTGTGAATCTTCCAGTGCAATACTGGACGAATACATACGCACCTAGTACCCCTACTAGGATTTGAACCCAGAACCAATTGATTAAAAGTCAACTGCTCTAAACCGTTGAGCTACAGGGGCTTATGTAGGCCAATTTCACTCTTTGCGCTAAGAGCGAGGCTTGGCCAGACCTCCTATGTCTACAGGTATAGCCTTGGGACATAGTTCAAGGCAGTCATTAGATACGGCCAACGACCCAGAACCGGGCACCTTTTACGATAAGGTTACCAGTAAACGCCCATCTCGTCCTCAGGGTGGAGTCACGTAAACCTTAGTGACAAAGGATCAGACTTAATTAAGGGTGGAAATCTGACAGAGCACCCCCGCCGTCACGTATCGGTCGGAACGTCCAGCTTTTTATGGAAAAACTTGGAATAAAAACCCTATCTGTCTCGTAGATAGCTACGTCCGCACCATAACCGGGTTACGAAAATCCGGCATCAACTTTCACAGTGTTGTATGAGACTGTCAGCATTTTTCTGGTTGGGATGCTAATAACCCAGATCTATTACGCGGTCCTTAAGGGATTCGAACCCTCGACCCTCCGCTCGACAGGCGGGCGCTCTAACCACTGAGCTAAAAGACCTTGTTTATTTACTTGTTAGGATGCGGACAATCACAACCAGAACAGAGATTACACTGATCCACTTGACACGGGCCGCAAAGCCTCTTGCAAATTTTCCTTAACATATTCATTTTAGTACTCCATTCGGATGATCGCAGAGGCAACCCTCTCCGCTGCACAGAATGCAGACACCACTATTACACGCATCACAGTAATCAGAATTTTTCTTCATGCACCTCTGGAGAGATTCGAACTCCCGACCGTCTGCTTAGAAGGCAGTTGCTACTATCCGCTGAGCTACAGAGGCTTAAAGTGAGCGCATTACCGCAATGCTATTTCCATCTTTATGATGGTACGGAGTCGAACCGGCTTCTCTCACTGTATTGTATTTTTCGCCTGTACCAAAATTGCCTAGGATTTGGGCCTTGGACGCGGCGGGAAGATATGGTTCTGCCAGAATCAGCCGCCGAAGATTCAGCCGTCTTTACGTGACAAGAGTGATCAACTCTCTTGTTGAACCGCGACCCCACCTGGATTCGAACCAGGAACCTACAGTTTAGGAAACTGTTATTCTATCCGTTGAACTATAGGGCCTTAAACGCCGTATTCACGACGCCACTGTCTGTTTTCACGATATCTCTGGCCGGATTTCCTGTGCTTGATGTAGTGCTTCCAGAGTCCATCATGACCCTGACAGCAATACCACCACCATCCACCCTGACGATTTCTCCTAGTTGCATTACCAAGCATAGCTGCCATATCGTCTCCCAGATTTCTTGGGTTCAAACGTAGCCATTACAAGATTTGAACTTGTGACCTTTTACTTATCAGGTAACTGCTCTAACCAGACCGAGCTAAATGGCTTTGGAGCCGGGAGGTGGATTTGATACCACCACTATCTCCTCATTCTATAGAGGAACCTCTATCTTGGGCTACCCCGGCGCGTTGGGTTGGTGGGAAAGTGGCCTGCACCTAGCTAGGGATTTTGAGTGAACGGTGTGGGCACAGATTAACTGTGCTTAATCCGACTTACCACTCGTACCTGCATTTCCCACCACCGCACCGAATAAGAGATTCGAACTCCTAACACACGGTTCCGTAGACCGCTGCTCTATCCGTTGAGCTAATCCGGCACAAAGTCGCAAGTTTTTAACCTTATCTTGCTTAAGGTTGCAATGTTTTAACTATATCTTGAATTCCGTTTTATATTTTTGGCGAATCGTTAGGAGCAACATTGCTTGTGCTCAGGGTGAATAGTGGGATTCGAACCCACGGTAACGCGGACCACAACCGCGCGCTTTGACCGGGCTAAGCTATATCCACCGTGTTAAGAGAATTTCGTGCTTTCGTTACTGCTGTCCTATAGCTTTGGATTGGCCAGATCCTATGCGTACCAGCGCGAAACTACTAACCTTGATCCCAACACCCGTCAGGTATCTCTCTGTTGTCACGTTTCTACGGGCGACTTTCCATTAGTCGAAGTTATCCAGAAGTTTTTTCAGCATGCATTTTACTTCCGGCACCGGAATCGAACCGGCATCTCCCGCTAGCAGGCAGTGTAGGATTCGAACCCACATCTCGCAGTTTTGGAGGCTGCTATTTTGCCGTTAAACTAACTGCCTTAGAATAGATCAGCCTACCTGCCTTAGAATATACAACCGACCCCTGCTGTGCTCAGAAGAGCTAAAAGGCATCCACCCCTTGCAGCTACTCACCGCCAGTAGCCGCCCGCAGAATCCTCGGCTGATCTATGATTATTTTGTTTTCAAGCTTTCGTGTCTCTGTGTCTTGCTATGGCTATAGCTTAGCACGTCCGGGCCTGTCTGTCAAGCCCTCTGGCCGGGAAATTTCCCGGTGTCAGGCCGGTCAGACGTTACCGCAGGTCAGAGAGCCGGACAGGGGCTAAAATCACAGCAATACAGGACAAGATATTGTGTAATTCTTACTCCCTAACGTGTTTAGAAGAACCTCTTACGCGGAAAAACTCAGTTGGATGCCAGAATTGATTGGGATAATGCCACCAGACAGGCGCTCCGGTGTGTAATGCACCATAGGTTCTGCCTCTTCCCGCAACTAATTCGACGTGACCGCTACCGTAGAAGGCCAGATCTCCCTTTCTGATGTTATGACGGGAAATTCTCTTCAGCAGTGGCGAATCTATCATATCAAAAGTGGTTCTGGGAAGGTGAATTCCCTCTTTTAGATATGCTTTGTAAACTAATCCGGAGCAGTCGAAGCCTACTGGCCCTATTCCGCCCCAGATATAAGGCTTTCCTTTTTGTTTCTCTGCCCAGATGTAGGCTGCATGGTGCTTAGTTATGATCTTAAGCGTACTAGCAGCCGCCACCACAGCAGGAGACAGCAGGAAAATTACTAATGCACAAGTTAAAGCTGTCCATAATCGGCGCATCAATTTCCTTTTTAGATAACGAAAGGCCCCTACAAGCATAAAAACATGCTTTCAGGGCCTCCTAGCGCTGGAGAAGCTGGATTCGAACCAACGTTACAAGGGCCAAAACCTTGTGTCCTGCCGTTAAACGATTCTCCATAGAGTATTCAGTTATTCTGTGCCTGATCCCTTGCATCTAGGGCACGTTTTCCTCGCATTGTCCGGATCTTTACCATCACCTACACAATACAGGCAAGCCATTGCAAGTTCATCCGGGAGACACATATCCATATCCGCTGATTTTGCGCCTCTTAGTAATCTCACGCTGCTGGACAAGGATTCGAACCTCAATTAACGGGGCCAGAACCCGTCGTATTGCCGTTATACGATCCAGCATTATCCCCCGTTTCCGGGGGTGTTTAACTATGGTAGCACAGGTTCGCCTAGTTTTTCCAGTAGTTCTATCTGTGCTTCTTCACTAAGTCTGCGGAATGAAGCCCTGTTCCTTGGATCAGTAAGCTCATTCCTTGCTTCTGCCTCAAAATGCTTCATCTGGCGAAGTCTCCTGGCAATACCTTTTACATGACCTGATCCTTTGTAACCAGGATAAGAGCAATTAGGAGCCATGCCCTGAATACTGCCGTCAGTCCATCTAGATTTATCCGGATTGCCCTCACTCATACGACAACAACTTCATCGTATTCGTTGTTCTTTGGCATTTGGCCTGACACATAAGAAGGCAGATCATCAAAGTGCATTGCTGAGCTTATAGCATCAAGAAATGCCTCGTTCACGTTGTAATTAAAACCAGCAGCGGCCAGAGCACTGCCAATATTGCTGATGTATCCTCTTGGGGAGTTAGAGGGAGATCCGCCAATCTTCCCTGTCACTGCTGCTAATGCCTCAGCTTCACGCTGAGTCAGGGTCAGAACTACTCCCGCCTCCCTTGTTTTGTGGGACTTTCGTAGTTCCAGAGTCGCTCTTGTTGCCTTTGCCATTTTCTTCCTCCATATACTCAATTTCAGCAATTGAATGTCCTAGATCCTGAAACACCTGTACTGTTTCCAGTACCTTCTCGCCGGGAACAATTATGTGAACGTCAGCATCTCCCCATCCTGCCAGAAGCCACATACTGTTTTCCGGGTCAGAAGGATCATCCCATTCGGGAGGATAGTCTAGTGTGATGTGAATTTTGCACAACATGATCCCTCCTGAGTTACGCGATTAGTTTCCAGTCCCCATTTTCGAATGTATGAACAAGAAGATTCTCTGACCTCATGGATTCCTCTACCATCTGCTCAGGAGTTTTACCTCCCCAGGCAGCCTGTAACCTGATCCATGTTTGCATCTGAGATGTTTCTGCCATCCGTCTCCATGCCGTTTTTGAGTTCTGATCCTGTGATCTTTGCTCCCGGCATTCTCCACGGGCACCAGAAGGATGATGAATCCAGCGGACACCAGTTTCCCTCTTATTCTGGTTTTGCCCGCCTTTTCCTCCTGACCGGAAAGTTTGCCTTTCGCAATCCTCCGGCTTGATAGAGAAGAGTAATTCTTTCTTAGCCATGAGCCGGATGTAGGAATCGAACCTACGACACCCGCGTTACAAAGGCGGTGCTCTATGCCACTGAGCTAAACCGGCGTATCAGGAAGTTACCTTCCTGGTGGAAGTACTGTAGAAGCCGCTTCCTTTAAATACTACTGCGGGTACAGAGAATTTCTTTACCATAACCGTGCCGCAGGAACATTCCTGTTCCTGATCAGCTTCCGAAATAGGAAGAGTGATAACTCTTGTATCTCCGCAGAATGGGCACCTGTAATCGTATGCGGGCATTACGTCCTGCGAGTAGCTAGATATGCGGTGCCGATAATAACAAGCACAACTACGATAAGAATGTGCAGTACGGACCCGAAAAGCAAGTTAAACATAGCTGCCTCCCGCTAGTGGATAAAGTAATGACCGATTGGATATGCTCCATAGACACCAATACCGATGCCGATTATCATGATAACGATGCCCGGCACCGATTTTTCTGCCTTTTTCGGCACACTAGCTGCCAGCAGGATTCCCCCTACAAAGCAAAGCCAGCGTACTAAGTTCATAGCTTGAAACATAGTACCTCCCAGATTATATTTCTTAAAGCTCCCCCACCAGGACTCGAACCTAGATCAATTGGTTAACAGCCAGCCGTTCTGCCATTGAACTATAGGGGATTGTGGAGCCGGGAAAGTTTACCTAGGAACTTAATAGGGGCGCTACCCCAACCCGGCGACTCCTAGCATAGCATAGGGCAGGGGCCTTGTCAACCCCTGCCCTATTAAAACTTTTATTCAGCTATCTTATGCTGCCGGAGCGGGTGCGGGTGCTAGTGCGTCTACTGATGCCTGTGCTGCCTGAAGATCAGCCATTGGCTGACTTAGACCTGCAACTGCTGCATTCAGTGCGGTAGTGTCTACACCATTTGCCTGTAGCGCAGCAAGTTCTGCTGCAATATTTGCTACTGCTGTCTGTAGGTCTGCTGCTACTGCCGCTACACCTGACTCTTCGCTCTGAAGCGCCGCGATTGCTGCGTTTACGTCATCCTGTGCTGACATAATATCATCCAGCTTTCTGTGAGCAATCTTAAGAGACTCCCGTATCTCCCACAGCTCTCTGATTATGTAATCTACTGGGGATTCTTCGTGGCAATTGTCTCTATCCATGGCTCTATACTATCATTTTTCTTGGCGGTTTGTGTAATATTTTGGCTGTTACTGGCCTGTCATATCGTTAAAATCCTGAATAAGTGCGTCCAGGCTGAATCCGTCAACGTCAGTTCCGCTGGCAGTGATCCACTCTTTATCGATGACAACCCAAGCCTCTTCAACGTAATGCTGAGAGAACTGAATGTTCATTGGGTGCAGTTCGCCCCAGGTTACAATGTCAAGAATATCTGGTGTGCCTGTCTGATTCATCTTCTGAAGTACGATGCAGTGACCGCCCTCAATAGGTGATCCTGCTTCATATCTCCACGGCAGTCCGTTATTGAACTGATCCATAGCTGATGATGGGAAATTGATACCAAGATACACTGTGCCAAAGAGATACAGTGCCTTGCGAAGATTTGCTGTGTGGTAGAAATCCTCAAGCTCGGCGTAGGCATCGATCTTATGACCGGCTACCCCATTCTTCTGCCAGTAGTCAAGCACGTCCTGCATAACAGCACCATTGTCTGTTGAAGGATCGCCCGGTACATAGCCTCCTGTAGCCTCATACAGCTTCAGGATAGTATTATCGGTAAGATCTACCTCTGTGCCGCCATATGCTGATAGAGCCTGCTCAGCATGCCCTACTCCTGCGGCAGTGCAATCGCCTAGCTGATCGTTAAGATACATAGGCCATGAGCTTACTTTTGAAGCTCTGTCTACTACAGGCGGTACTACGATCTTAGATAGATCGAAGTGATCCTCAAGTGATACTCTTGGGTGTGTGCTTTTAGGATGCGGAGCAAGACGCCCCAGCTTTCCTGCTTGTCTCATGTTTTCTCCTGATTAGCTTGGTTACGCTAATCAGTATATCATCACGAAATCAGACCTCGCACGTATTTCTCGGCCTCAAAATCTGCTGCTGCCGCAACATGGATTCCGCCATGACCTCTGTGATGAAACTCGCAAAGCCACTCAAAGTTATCTCCTGATTCTACCCATGCCCCGACACTGTTAGGATCAGAGATACCAGGATAATCGACCTCAAGCCATTTCAGGTCAACACCGTTCTGAAGAGAGAACTCTACGTGTGCGTGGTGCAATTCCAGTGGCTTGTCTAGTGAGCACTCAGAGAAGTCGTTTCTGTGTGCGCCGATTTTGCACTGTGCTGTCTTGTGAGTCTTTTTCCTGTATGCCTCAAAATCAACGTAATGAGGATCGCTGGTCCTGGCGGGATGCTCAGGGTAGTGCATGATGTACTTGTGCGATGAAAGCTGAATATGCGCTGATACAGCGGTGTCGTCAGACATAAAAAACCTCTGGTATAGATGTGATATTTTCCTCACATCATGATACCAGAGGTTCCTTAATACCAGCATTTACCCGTACTTGAGTTAACGGGATGATTTGGTGTATTAACACAGTAAATGGCCCATATTCCGCAGGGTGTGCCCCATCTTCCATGAATATAAGCTGCCCCCCATCTTATCTGGGCTTTCCAGTCTCCTAGATTGTAAGGATGACCGTGGCCCAAGGATTGCGGGATTCCGTAAGCCCCAGAAGAGTTCTGAGCGTAAGGACTCCATCCCGACTCAGCATTCCACAGAGCTACAAGACATCTTTGCTGTGCGGGATTATTATGGAATACGTGCTGAGCGTAACACTGCTCTACGGCAATGCGGGAATGGCTATGACAGTTTGCGGCGCTTATACTGCCTAATACGGGATCAGTGCCTTTATGAGAGAAGTACAGGAATACTGCTACCAGAATCAGCAGCGCCATACCGCCTGAACTCTTCTTTGGCTTCTTTTTCGCCATGGCACCCTCCCATCGTCAGTTAATCCACTAACATCGCCTTGAATATCAATTCAGTATTATTCGTTATCTCTTCCAGATAGCCGAGGATAACGGCTTTAAGATCGTCATCGAACTCGTCACCGTTATCCTCGACTTCCTGGTACAGTTCATCAGCAAGATTGCTGATTTCCCTGAGGCTTGCTGTGTCCACTAAAAATCTCCGTCATCTACCTGCAATGTCCTTATGCCGATCTTCCTCCACATTGCGACAACCTGAGAGCGGTCGTCTATGCAGACGAGGATATCATAGTGTTCAGCGATGTGCTCACGGAAAATCTCGTACTTGATTATGAAATCTTTACGGTGATCTCCCGTTTTACGCATGAGTAGCAGATAAGAACCGGGCTCAAACCCGAATCTTGCCAGCCACTCAATTGTGGCTTCACGACAGGAATCTTCCCTGCCAGACACGAAGATGATGCTGTTACCAGCATCCTTAAGTGCTGCAACTACTTCGATTATTTCCGGGATGGGAAGGTCATCAGAGACTTTAGAGTACTCATAGTGACCTCGCATCTGCTCGCCCACCTCGTTATAGTGGGAAGCCATCGTACCGTCAAGATCAACGATGATAGCTCTCGGCATGTTAACGGGCGGGATATATCTCTTTAACTCTACTTCCTCGATCTAAACCACCCACTCCATCGTCTTTGTGTTCAGAACAAACCAGTTGCCCGGTGTGCCATCCATATCCAGGCCGTCTACTCTTACTTTGGCCCAGTTCGTGCTGAGAACCCTTGTGTACTGTCTGTGCATGTGTCCATGCATAAGGTACTCTGGCTGAACTTCGTTAACTATGCCCTGAAGCAAGTTTCTGTGTGCGTCAGCTTCTTGTGTTTCCTTATGCGGGAACATGCCTACAGGAAGATCAAGAAATACCATAGACGGGCAGTCATGCGTGATCATAACATCACACTTTCCGCCAGCCTTGATAAACTCTGCCTGCTCTGGTGTGATAGTCTCCTGAGTCCACCAGGACTTGTTCAGTACCCGCCATTGCTTATCAACTGATACTGCACCACCACAGGCAAGCCACTTCCTGTTATGCCACTCCCACCTTTTGCCTCGCGGCAGATGGAATAGGTTCTCCCTTATCTGTACAGAGCCGTCCCAGATGTTACTTCCTAGATCCGGTACTGTGTATCTGCGTGCTCTGTTCTCAAGATGCCTGAAATTCTCATGATTACCATCAATGAAGAACAGTACTGCATCGTGCTTCATTAGTGCCGCACTGATTTTCCTGCGGTACTTCTCGCCGCCTTTTCCTGGCCAGATACCAAAATCCCCAAGATGAAGGATCAGGGGATATGGTTCGTCCTTGAGAACTTCAGAAGCTTTCCTGATAGTCTCGTACGCCCAGAGGTTGTTTCCGTGCCAGTCTCCAGCGACTACGATTTTTTCCGGGATCGGCTTGTCCCGAAGAACTTGCGGCAGCAAGAAGCTCGTCGCCTCTGCTGTCATTGCCGTCATCATTTTCAACACCCACTACTTTCAGTGGCGGAACAGGAAGCATTGGCACCATTGCTGGTGCTTCATCTTCTATTTTTATCCACCGTACTCTTCGCAGACTGTCCTCATGGTACTCTTCACTGTGCCTGAAATCCAGGTCACAGAGAAGGACAGCACTGCCCGGACTAAAGTGATCGTACAAGATTTCCTTGCATCTGGACATTGCTGCCCTCCTCTTCTGATTAAAGCCTGCCCTCAGCCTTCAGCATTGCAAGACCAGCAGCCGCAGTCGTGTTAATTGAACCTCGGCGCAGTGCTTCTGAGCCATCCAGGCCATCCTGAACAGAACTAGCAAGAGCATCGAAGTTCTCAGCAACGTACATGAGAATTTCGTGAATCTCCTGCATACTTGCCCACGGCATTTTAGCCTGGGCAATACGGATACCCTCTTCCGAATGCCTCTTCATCTCAGGGTCAGCATTGAAAAGCTCAACCGCAAGATCCAGGGCCATTTCCTTAAGATCACTGAAATCGTTCATTATTTCTTCTTACCTCGTTTCTTGACCGGGAACCCTCCAGGCCCCAGTTCGCCTCGTCTGATTTTATCCTTGACTTCTGAACTAGTTGGTCTGTGTCTGTCTCTTGCAAGGTTACGTTCGTCTCGCATGCGTTCCAGCCTGTGCAGAAACCATATGAAGCCGAAGAACACGATAGCGCCCAGAATCAGCAGCCAGAAAGCATCACCGGCCAGCGTATTGAATACTGATGAAGCGCTAGCCGTGCTTTGCATGGTGAATCGTAGTTTTCACGCCGTTGTGAACGTGGTGGATCAGATCACCGATAGCAGCGAATACGTGGTTGTACCCAACGAAAGCTGCCAGAACGATGATGAAGATAAGAATGATCCCGATCCACTTTCCTATCGTACCCAGTCCTGAGAACATCAGTTACCCTCCTCGCCGGAGCCAGAAACCTTCCTTGCCTTACGTCGCTTACTTGCCACAGCTTCGATGCTGAAGCCCACGATACAGGCCACGATGAACATCGTCACCAGTGATGGATGAATCAGAAATCCCACTGTTACCTCCTCTTGCCGAATCACAGTTACTTAGGTCTACGGTAGTTGCGTAATTTCCGTAATTATCAACTTCCATCGTTGCAACTTCCTCCAGTGTACCGAACACACTACACGACGGGCGGGCCGTTGTCAAGGGGTACGGCCAGGAAAGTTTTCCGGCCCCTAGGGGTTGACAGCCCGAGCGGGCTGTGCTACCATGAGGGTATGCCCGGTCACCGCTTCACGGTGCGGGCCACGTACAGGAGGTTAGAGAGTTGCACGAAGAGATTAAAGCACGGTGGGTTGCAGCGTTACGTGAGCCTGATCGTGTACAGGGAACAGGTCAGCTTAGAGATGAAGAGGGCAGACAGTGCTGTCTGGACGTACTGTGTGACCTAGCGGTTGCAGACGGTATTATCTCAGCCCCTAGTCTACTGCCTCCCTCAGTTACAGGGCTGGATCAGCCCGTATATGGTTATGCAGACAAGTACACGGTAAATTACTATCAGTGCGAGGTTCTTCCTAAAGAAGTTATGGAATGGGCCAAACTGAAGGATCAGAACCCGGCAGTTGACTACAGTGATAGTTTTTCCGATCTATCGGAACTCAATGACGAATATCATCTGAGTTTTACTGAAATTGCTGACACCATCGAAGCTGACAGAGATATTTGATCTTCACTTCGCTCAGTTACCTTTGATATACTGACGGAAAGCACATATCAGGGGGAGGGTCGATAAAATTGAGTATGTTTGAGTTTAGTACCCGTGATCTGGAACACGGAGTCTGCAAATTCTGCGAGAAGGATATTAGCAGGATGTCTCCCGTAAGAAAGTGGGAGACAGATTCCGGTCAGAACTGTGACAGTTCCCCTGATCGTGCTCATCATCCGAAGAGCAAAGGGGATAATTGATGCCTAACGGTTTAACTCCCGAAGAAGTCTGCAAGCTGGAAGGTCATAACGCAAGACCTGGATCTAGTACTTGCAGCAGGTGCGGGAATAGAGTATAGTCCGTAAGTCTTTCTAGTCTCGGGAGGCAAGCATGGCTATCGTAATACATTTTACGTCTGGTCAGGCCGAAATCACTGAAGATGAAACAGAGAACGAAGATAGGGAAGAGCAGGACTGCATCTGACGGGAAAGGCCGGTACGGTGAAAAGTTTTTAAGCCGTAGGTCTTGACAACCGGCCCCGTCCGGTGTATGGTGTACGTCATCGCCCCAACCGGGGCAAGCTAGCTAGCGAAAAAGGAGGACACTTATTATGTCCAAGATTGTTAAGGCCACTCAGGAGCACATCGATAAGGGTGTTCCGGGTAGTCCCTGCGGTTGCGCTCTTGCGCTCGCAATTAAGGATGCCTATGGCACTTCCGATGTTTCGGTGAACGGTTCTATCATCTCTGTTGATGGCAGGACCGCTGCTACTCAGCCGCCGCAGAAGTCGTTCATCAATGTCTTCGACACCAAGCCGAAGAGTGAGTCTAAGCCGACTGCGTTTGTGCTGGACCTCTGATGGCTGGAACTAAGCCGAAGAAGGGTGACAAGATCAAGGTTACCCGAAATGGCCTGGAAGTCGTTGACGTTACTGATAACCGGGTATGGGTGAAGGATTCGGAAGGTACTACACGTTCCTACTACTTCAGCGACATCGACTTTACGGTCACTGAGGTAGCTAAGCCCAAGCCTGATTACTGGCCGCCAAAGGCGAACGATATCTGGAAGTCTGAGTCTTATAACGTGACTTATCACGTTCTCGGCTCAAAGGGTTACCGTACTACCTACTCAGGTAGTGTTTCCTCCGGCATTTCGGCAGAGGAAATGCTTAAGTACCCGGATCTTCGCCTGATCTGGCGCGATCTGTAAATCCGGATAAGTTAAGACATAACGAGAAATGAAGGGAGGCCACTGTACTTGGAGTGGCCTCCCTTCACGCGATTGAGGACACATAAACTATGGAGCAAATTTTCAGGGTAACAACGTCAGTTGCTCGCAACAAAGGTACTGTCAGGTATGGCACCGCATTCAGGGCACATCGAATCTGGATGGCTAACAGGAATCAGCCTGACAACACTGTAACAGTTGAAGTTATGACTGGCGAGTTCCGTGATGTTACAGCAGAATGGGAGGCAGGTAACTATGCAAGCACTCAGGAACCTGTGGAAGCGGTTACGGAAGTTGTCGTTCAGGAGGAATCTTCTGGCAGTGGCAATACTAGCGATACTGTCAGTACTTCTGCCGTCAGCGGCCTGGGCTGGCCAGAATAGTATAGGCGTAGGAGTACAGGCAGCACCAGTAGCAATTAGTACTCCCGTAACTCCTGGCAGTACACATAAGCTAAGTGTTCAGGTTTACAACACAGGAAGTGATAGTGAGAGCATCAGCCTTACTATCAGTAATCTGTCAAATCTGAAAACTTACACATTGCGGCCGTCCTGGGTTTCGTTTGACCAGAACACTGTGAACCTTGATTCGGGCCAGACCGCTACGGTAGGAATCACACTGTCTGTGCCGTCAGGACTCCCTGATGGATACTATACAAGTGATGTCTGGGCTAGGTCGGTTGATCCTTCTAATGCGCAAGTTTCACTAGGCGCGGGATCTTCTACCTTGATAGAATTCAAGGTAGGTGCGGGCACTGTCAACTTCAGTCAGTTCCTTCATCACAACCATCAGCATCTAACTAAGAAGCAACTGCGTAAAATCAGGCGGGAAAACCGTAAGCTGAGTCACGCTAACGCCCCTGCTAATAACAGCGGTAACGGATTCCCTGCTGGTTCCGGTGTTATTGCTGTGATTGTTCTTGGCGCTCTGGTCTATCTTATGCTAAGGCATTCGATGAAGCATCGCCGCAAGCACAGCCCGAGAATCAGCAAAGCTGCACATCAGAAGGTTAAAGATCATAAGGCGAAAGACGATGCCGCACGGGCGAAGAAGGAAAGAAACAGAAAGATGCGTGAAGGTAAGTAGGTTCTGGGGCTGGTTCAGGTCACTGCTGGATGAACCAGCCCCGGTTCCTGACGAAATTTACGTGGAAATCTCAGAGACGGAGGGCAGATGACTCACAGGGACAAAAGCGATCAGCCTCAGAAGCACAGGCACCGTAAAATGAGCAAGCGGAAGATGTTCGATAAGAAGAACAGAACTAGTGACATCATCATTGCTTGCTGTATTGTTCTGGGAGTGGCAATCATCGCGTATCTGGTAGTTACAGGTGCCCATTTCGGCGGGAATATGTAGGAGGATGAAATGAGACGACTAGCGTTTGGTGAAGTTCCGGAAGTAGGATCAAAGGTCCGGATTATTCATGACGGCAGAGTCACCAAGATGGAAAAGAACGCTCAGGGTAAAACCAGGATTTATGTTCAGCCCGACTATCGTGGTGACGAAGTTATCCCGTGGACCTTCTTTGTTGAAGGTGCAGTGGATCGAGCAGCCCCGGAATTTCACGTAACAGAAGAGGCACCCCGTAAATGGGTAACTGGTGCTATGTACTGTTCTCCCGGAGCCGATCCTACTGGGAATGCTTACTATCTTCGCAGGAGAGATGGATGGAAGGCTGTATCGAACGAGGAAATATTCCACGACGGCAGCGTATACCTTACGGAAGGATTCCTCCGCAAACTCAAGATTATGGAGATTAAGAAGTAAATGTTTATTCTATTCGCGGAAAAAAAGGAAGGCGTGTTCCTGTGCGGAGTTAATGCAAACCTGATGGTTTTCTCCGCACAGCTAGGGATCAGTGCAGATGACTGGTCTAGGCACGAGTCAGAGCACGGTGAGTTTTACGAGTACCTTCCTATGAAAGCTGACGAGCCGCTGTGCTACGTAGCTTACTGGGTCAATTCAATGAGTCCAGTTCTAGCGGAAATTCCCGTCGCTTTTGATGACGAGATTCTGGACGCATAGGCAAGGAGAAAATTATGCTTCATTATGTTTTCGGTGTAACGCTGGTTATCGGTAGCCTGATGTGCCTAACTGGTGGCCGTCATAAGACTCCCGCCAGAAGCCCGCTGCTTAAAGTTGCCGGGGTTATGCTTGCCGCAGGGGCAGTACTAATCGCTATCTGAACTAACATCAAACGAGAACGCAGGAGGAAATAATGTCTGATACTTACAGCAAGGGTGATAGGGTTACCGTCACCTATTCGGGCACAGTCAAGGGTACTGAGATTCTGGGTCATGGCCTCGGCAGGGGTTATGTCATCAGGACAGATGATGGCTTTGAGCATACCGTTCACGCATACGGATGCTCAGGCATTATGCAGAGAGAGAAGCCTCAGAACTGGCCTCCTCGTCCGGGCGATGTTTGGACTGCAAACGGAATGGACTGGTATGCAGTTCACGCAGATGATGGTGTTCTTATGGTGCCACAGAATCTCAGGACGTATACCTCATGCAATCCGGAGAAGCTGAGTACCGCATACTCAAACGTTCATATCAAGATCAGGGGAACCAAGTTCTTCGCGGAGTAGAACAAAGAATAAGGGCCGGGAAATGTTTCCCGGCCCTTTGGGCGAGGGAGGATAAAGATGGCACAGCTTTGCACGGTATGCAATCAGCAGTTCACATTTGAGGAAGATCCTGACGAGCCAGGAACCTATGTACCTAAGTGCGGCTGCCCATGATTACTAAAGTTCTGGGAGCAATCACCGCTGTCGGCTTCTCTGTATGGTTCATATGGATTCTATGCATGGCTGGACTTGCAGTGACAGGAGTGATTCCGTTAGCGGCAACCAGAAACGAGAACATTCTTGTCGTCGCCGGATTTGGAGCAATTTTGATGATGGCGGCATTGACAGGGATCAGCACAATTTTCACAGGAGGTAAAGATAAATGCTAACAGTATTAGCGATAGCCGGTGCAGTTCTGATGGTTTTCACATTAGGGTTGCTTGGAGGTGCGGCCGAAGCTGCGCTGAAAAAGCAGACTAAGCTGAGAAAAGACAGAGCTAAAGCTGCACTGATCTGCGCACTGACAGGAGTCGCCTGTTTCGCCTTTGTGATCTTTACGGCAGGTCACGGAGGGCATTAATGGAAGAGTACGTATTTAATCCTTACACCGACAAGATCACAAGAGGGAAATACCTGAAAAACGGCCTGCTGGTTATGCCGGATAATGACTACGGCAGGAAATACGGTGGCTGGGGCAGGATTGAGGAAAGAAGTCAGCAATTTGCCAGGGTTACTCAACTGGAAGTGCTTTACGACAAGATTCAGTTTGTAGGAGCCTGGGATGATGGTTTCCAGCATGGGATGACATATGCGGCTGATAGTTTCTGGATTACCAGAGGCCGTGAGCTAACCGGAAATGACAGACTCAAGGAAATGGCTGATCGTGCCCATCTTGGCAAAGAGCCGTGGGGAATTTACCAGTTTGATGTTCGTGGAGTGCGAACAGGAAGATTCTGGACCGAGGAATACTAGGAGGAAAAGTGGCAAAGTATGCAGTTGGAGACGAGATTGATGTTAGGTTCACCGGGATCATTCGGGGCATCGATGACAGCCCCCTTCTGGGTGAATGCTATCGGGTTGAGAGCAAGAACTCCATGTATGAGCATCACATTTTCGTTGATGCCGACTGTGATGGGGAAGAGGATTTCGTAAGAGGGAATCCTGAGTACTGGCCACCGAAGCCTGGTGATCTATGGGCTACTCCTGGTGGCACTCTTTACTTCGCCAAGAAGTCAAGTTCTGCTGATATGACTCTTCTGACACCATCTGATGCTGGTGGTTCATCAGTTTACAATGACAGCTTCCTTAAGAGGTTCCCTGAGGCGCATCTGGTATTCCGGAACTTCTCATGACCGAGGAAAGCCAGTCAGCAAGAGACCGCAGGAATATAGACAAGATCACCGCTGACTATCTTGCTTCTGCCGGAAACAGGTTAAGCGGACTCGATCTTGAGGAAATTGGCATGGACGGTCACGATCTGGCTAATCGTGTGTGGAGAGTCGTGGAGTATCTTAGGACGAGAAATGTCAAGCCGGGAGATTAAGGCCATAGGTATGCGACCAGGCAGAAGATACACAATCGAGATTCCCTCTGATTTCGCGGGAAGAATTGATACCGCCTATGACGATCCCATGTGGACTGATCGTGTCGGCGTCTATGGAAACCCTAACACAGCACCACTCGGAGTCAGTTTTCAGTCGATCACACTTAGGTTCAGTCAGCTAAATCATGGAAGCTCAGGACTGAAAGTCATTGAGCATATCGACTGGGAAAACGGTGCTGTGTACAAATCTAAGCACTCAGGAAAACTTTACATGAGAAGGTCAGATGGCTGGCTTGTTCTTCCGGCCAGTGGATCAAGCTCATACTATCTGGAAGACAGCCTTACCAAATGAATTTCGAAGTACTGATTGGTAAAGCTGGTGGAAGAAAAATGAAAGTCCCGATGTGCAACTGCAAGTGCGACGATTGCCATAAAGCAAATCAGGCGGGGAACATGCATTTCGGGCACTGCAAAACAGGCGAATGCAGAGTACTGTAACTAGGAGGATCAAGTGGTAAACAGAATGGATGTAGGCGACAGGGTAACCGTCAGCTTTACCGGAGTGGTAGAGGAAGTAAGAACCCACGATATGCCGCTGGGTATCAGGCATGTTGTAAGAAGTGACACAGGCTCAGCACATATGATTTTCGATCAGGCTGTGGGCAGAGACTTCACAGTAGAGAGGGCGGCACCGAATTACTGGCCACCGGAGAAGGGTGATGTCTGGAAAGCTGATAACGGCAAGCTCTTTTTCGCAAGAGCTACACCCTCTGGTGAGGTTCAGCTTTACGAGGGCACGATTTCCCGTGGCGGCGAAGACAACGAGGAAGTTCGAAAGCTCAATCCAGGTCTTCATCTGGTTTTCCGTAATCTGTGATGGACTATTATGAACTGACGGCTGATTTTGATAATCACAGAACTGGCCTGAGGATTCATCTTGAGGGAGTACACGGTATCAGCCCTTTGGCAACGTGTACTCCCGTCAGGGATATTGTTACCCATCTTGAGATTCATCACGAGCCAGGAATTGAGCCAGACGAGTTTTTCCCATATGGAGATAAGATATGAGACTATTCAGGAGACGCTACCCGGAAATGTCCAGAGAGACAAGACGACTGGTAAGAGCAGCTAACCGGGAAGCAAGAAGGCTGAACCGTAAACTGAGGAAGAAGAAAAAATGAAATCAGCTAGGCGTATGAATGACAGTGAGCTAGGAGCAGCATTAGCTATGAATTGCGTGTGCTTAGCCCTGGTGAATTCATCAAAGAAATTTACGGCTAAGGCAGAAGAACTCAGAGGAACAGCAGCAGGTGAAATTTACCTGACGATTGCTGAAGAGCTTTTCGCCCTTCAGCGGGATATCGAGAGCAAACTTCCTTAGGAGTACGATGCTAGGATTCACCAGAAGGCAGCAAAGAGATCTGTGGAGAGCCACAGCTAAGGCTAAAGACAGAAAAGGCGATAAAGCCGGGGCCAGAAGAGCAAGGCGGGCAGCCAAGCAAGCAGGAACCCGGTTGAGAGATATCAACGGAAAGCCGTGGACTGATTAATGCTAGTTGCAGACATACTGATAGTCGCTGGCATCATTTCTGTCGTATGCGGTGTTATTTATGCGGTCAGGACTAAGCGGGCAAGCAAAGATGATTGAGAACAAAATTTACCGCGACCCGAAAACGGGGGAATGGGCAGTAAAGATCAGGTCAATGACTTTTACGCTCAATAAGGATTACTCCCTTGAGGCTGTTAAGCAGTGGCGGGATAACGAAATTGCCAAGTGGGATAAGCGGGATAAAGAAGAAGCTGATTTTGCTAACGCGATGGCAAGAATGGAACTGATGGAATGAAAGCAAGTTTAGGGGTATTTCAGATATTGCCTGCTACCCCGCTGGAAAGAGAAAAAGTGTCAGAAAAGATAGCAGAAGATCCTGCACTGAATAAAACACATAAGTTCGAAGTAGACATCACGGTAACTTCCGGGGTTGAGAATACTCCCTGGACGTTTAACCTGAAAGTACAGTCAGCTTATGGATTAAACCTGGGAACCGATACTCAGGGATTTCTTACCCTGTCCCGTCTTGTTGCAGCCGGGGCAGATGAATTTTACCGCTGGCTGGACGAGAACTGGACTGCTGATCTGGTTATCATCATGGACAATATCAGGTTCATAGTCAAGAACTGCACGGCAGAAACTCTCTATTACGGCCCGCTGGACAAAGCTGATAATCAGTACCTAACCGAATCTCTTGAGGTGAAGTACGATCTGATCCTCCCGTCCTACCGAACGTAATGCAGTACCGTATGAGGCAGATCTACCAGCTAACCGATAATACTGAGGATGGCTGGTCGGACTGGAGAGATCTGCCGGAATTTATGACTATCTCTAACGAGTGGGGCTGGACCCAGATGCAATTCCGGGAGAGTGAATAATGAAAACAGCATACGTAATTTTCCACTGCCGTCATTGCACTAGTAATCATCTAGAGCCTAAGGTCTGTACTGAAGGTCACTGCATAGGCTGCCAGCGGGAGACAGCATGAAGATAATTAATTTCGGCCTTGACGAACTTGACGTAACTGGTGAAGTCAGGACTAAGGAAGTAACAGCAAATGGTGAGCGTACCGGGATTGTAATCTACCTGTATGACTCTAGTTACAGAGTCAGCGTGGTTAATTCCGCTGGCCGTGCGCTAAGAACTGAATACGATACTGCGGACGAATTCTGGGCGGATCTAAGGAGAGTCTATAAGATGAAGAAACGTAAAAGAATATTTATGTGGTCGTTTCTGGCCATTCAGGCGATTTTCGTAACATGGATAGTAGCAGGTGCAGCTATGGCACATAACGCACCTTCTGCGGCAGAAGTACATAGAGGATGTGATAACGGAGGATGGCAAGCTCTGTACTCTTCACATGCCGATTGCATGACTCACTATGCATCCTTACTTCATTCGGCCGGTGATGCGGGAACAGCACTAGGAGTAGGTTTAGTTATCTTCCTATGGGTAGCGGCGGATATTATCCTTGGTGTATCCAGACTGATAGTACTAACCGCAAGAAAGCACTCATCACCTAGTATTGCGGAACAGCCGCAGGCTATTAATCCAGATAACTACATAGCGTAACCACTATCGGTATTTCACCTATGGTAGATTACGACACTTAGGCCCTTAAGGTATCCCCTTAAGGGTCTTTTTGCTATACAGAGAGTAACCATAATCGTCTCCTAGCCATAAAAACACTGTCTAAAATAGCCGATTTTCATGAAATTTGTGAATAAGGTTCCTCTAGAGCAAGATACTGTGATCATCAAGTTAATAATATCTACCAGAATTTCCTGGCCCCCTGGGCGATTTGTCCGTTTTGTTTGATATGGGGGGGTCTGGTGTGTTGTGTCCTATTTGGGTGTATGTGGTATAAAATGATGATATTTGGGTATGAGTGGCCTGTTATGTATGGATTTAGGCTACTATGTGCTGTTTAGGGGGTATGTTATGAGTTGTGAGTTATGCCAGGTAATATGTGGTTTGGGGCATATGCCCACTAACTCCTGGTATAGCCTGCTATGTATAGCTATGTACTAGTATGAGTACAATGCACTAAATGTCTGATTCCCCCGCGAAATTGTTTAGCTGGTGGACTGTTAGCATGGGTAATGAGTTGGTTAGCTTAGGTAATGAACGTCTCAGATGGCCTGTAACAAGATCAACTAATGGGGGGTAGGGCATTACACCTAGAACATGATCAAATAGCCTCAGCGTTGATCCTGGCGCGATTTAGAGGGCATTGGGTAGGCATGGACCTAGCCCGGAATCGTCTAGGCATAGGAAAAGCCCTAGCCTGGCAGGCAGGCTAGGGCTTATGTCCTGTTTTATGCGGTTACAGGGTAAATGTCCGCATTGCATCATCATGTACCGCATTGCGGCAATCGTACGCAAAGAGAGCGGTTTCCTTTTTGCCGCAATCGTCGCAATAGCCCGGAATGCCCTTGCTTGCGTGCCGTATGGCGAATACAGCGCTGTTGAGGCATATTCCCGTTCTGCGCTTGTATGTGATGATTGCGTCAGATGTCCGGAATGCCCTGATCATGTCCATGATGTCCGGAAACGACTGCGGCGGGCGGTATGTAACAGTTTCGGTCACATAGCCCCGAGGTGAGATAGAAACGGTGTGATTGATCTCATATGCCATGACTTGCTCCCTATATCCTGGTTTGGGTGGTTATGACTGGTTTGAGGGGCATTCGGTGCAGATGTCTGATTCGCCCCACTTCATGCAGGTTTGGCACTGAATCATACCGATTTCGCGGTAAAGTGCCTCTTCCGCCAGGTTTGCGATCTTTGCGGCGTTATGGGCGGCGTATACCGCTTCGTCTGAGATGTCCACATATGATGCGGTTTCAGCATCGATGATAAGAATGGGCTTGTCTATCCCCTTCTGGGCCATTTCGTCCGCTCTGTCCGCATAGTGCCATGCTGCTACGGTATGGGCATCATTGAGATCATTTGTGGAGTAAATCCACGAATTAGTCAGATCGTACCCTTTGGCCGATTCGCCCGGAACATACACCGAACGATCGAAATGCACGATGTGATACCTTTTCGCCGTAATTTCACCGTAAAGGTTGCTCTGTATCTCATTCATGCGAATTGAGCCGATCTGGTGTGCTGTGATCCAGATTGCGTCCATTGTCCTGTTTCCTCTCGGTTTGGGTTGATTGTGCCAGGATCAGGCGACTTGTACCAGAATGCGCTTTACGTTGCGATTTGACTGGATTATGCCCATAGGGTCTATTATGTCCAGTGCGTACTTGATTGCGGCGGTTTCGTCCGGAATGGGGTGAACGTCCGGGTTGAGGTAGAATGTCGGGATCTGCGTGTTATCGCCCGAGTTGTACTCGATTGCGGCCATAATGCGGTACATGTCTGTTTCCTCCTGTTTTGTGGTGATATCAGACGTACATGGGATTTTGCGCCATTCCTGGCAGCATGTCCGAAATGTCCTCGTTGCCCTCTTCGTCATACAGTGCGCCTTCTGCCCCGATAAATGCATTCTGGGGCCATCCGAACCACATAGCCGCTATGTCGCATTCGTTCTTGAATGAGGCATATTCGGCGGTCTGGTATGGCATCACACCATTACGGTTAAAGAATCCGTTCTGTATGATTTCGCGGCGGCATGAGAGCAATGCACCGATTTCAACCAGTTTGATCCACATTGGGTTGAATTCATCCGAAAACATCTCATTGTGCGGGGTCTGTGCCGTTACGCGGTCGATTGTCTCGATAAGTGCCCAGATCTTAGGAAGTGAGTTGATCTGAGCTATATCTGCCTTGATGGCCCGAATGTCCATTTTGTCCCGTTTTCCCTTCGCTGCTGGTCTATCCCGCGTGCCTACGTGAGAAACATATCAAACCCTAGGTCAGAGCGTTATTTAGAACATCATTCTTGCATAGTCGCAGGCCAGGAACTTAATTCGATTGTCCGGATTGACATATTTTGACCTGATATGCCAGGTTTCACGGACCAAGATCAGCAAGTGATTTAAGTGAATCGTTATCAATCTGTTACTGATCACCGTTACCTGGCTGTTACAAAGCCCTCAGATCGATTCTAAGGCTTAATGATCATGGACCTAGGCAGTCATACCAGGACCATGATCAAAAACGCTTACGGGCCATCCTGGGGCCGTCTAGGGCATACCTGCTGGTGATGGCCTAGGCCAGTAGCGGCAGGCATAGGCCAGACATACAAATAGCCCGGACTAAGGATCGATCCTTAGTCCGGGCTATTCGCTAGGCCATAGCTACCCCGTTAACTACTCGCATAGGTAGCGCTAGTTCTATCCGTGTTATGTGCGCCTCATTAAAAGCGCTGCGGATATCTTCCACGCTATCCGCTTGCACAATCATAGAATGATGTGCGCCCGTGCTATCCGTGCAAACAAACGAGCATGGACAGCTAGCAGTTTTCTTGTCTGCCGGATTATGGTTAGCGTCACGCGGATACTTAAACGTGACTATGTATATGTCTCTTGTGCAGTCCATGATTATTGCCCCTATTCCTAGAACTTACGCCGCACACCGTAGCGGCCTATTGCGCGGTCCAGTACTTCAGTGATGATTGATTCATCATCGCCATCGGGCACCGAGCCATCATTAACGGCATCGCATACTTTACGCTTAGCCTCGATAAGCTCAAATAGCCACTCGTCTATCGTGTCAAGGCCGACCAGATACCATGCGGTTACGGTATCCGTCTGGCCGATCCTATGTGCTCTATCTTCCGCCTGATTATGCGTGCCAGGATTCCAACCCTGTTCTATGAATAGCACGTCACTAGCAGCGGTTAGTGTGTGCCCTTCCCTAGCGGCATCTAGTGACAGAACTATGACTTGTGATCGCCCGGCCTGAAATTCTGCCTTGTGATCTTCTGTAATACGCTGGTCCTGGCCGCCTAGGATATGCGTAACGTTGATACCACTAGCCTTAAGGACAGCGATTATCTCATGCTGCACCTTCTTGTGTTTTGCGAACACAATAAGCTGCTTGTCTGTCTCCAGAAATTCGTTTATCCACTCTAGGGCCATCTCGATTTTTGCATTCCCTACCGCCATACGTAGCGCGTTAAGGTAGACCAGTGCTTCAGCCCTAGATTCTGCCGCTTTCTCTGCACCTTCCTGGGCCATACGCTCATAAAGTGCCCGGCTGGATTTAGTCAACTCGATAAAGCGAGGTGACCTAATCTTGCGCGGGAGATCTTTCAGGACATCTTTCTTAAGGCGGCGAATCATGCAAGACATCCTAAGCCATCTATGCAATTCCTCCTCATTAGACGAACCTGTGAAGGATACGCGGCCTTTATAACCCTGCTCCGGCTTACAGAACTGATATTTGAACCATGCGGCCGAACCGATAACGCTAGCGCTAGGGTTATCGGAAAGAATACCCAACACCCTAAGCGGTTGCACTAGTTCTATCGGACGGTTAAGGATAGGCGTTCCCGTCATACACATAACCAATGCATCATCGGTCAGACTCGCCGGGATCTTTTCGCCATCCTTAGTGACACCTTTACCGCATACCTGAAGTATTGCGGCAGTGCGCTTTGCTTTGTCGTTTTTGATGTAGTGTGATTCGTCCGCTACGAATCCCTTAAAGAGAGGCATAGCGTCTAGATATGAATCGACCACACCGTATGGCATGATCGTGATATCGGCATCACCGATCATGAATTCATTACCAACCATGCGGAAGGTAAAAATCTCTGTTGACCGATGCGGTATTAGTGCCTTAATCTCCCGCTCCCAATTGAGCACTAGAGATGACGGACAGACTATAAGCGCGGGGTATGCTTGCACAGTTTCCAGCGCTGATATTGCCTGCCATGTTTTACCCAAACCCATTTCGTCAGCGAGTAGGGTATGGAATGCATGCGGCCGGTTTTCATCTAGTGAATAAACTACCCCGGCACGCTGATATGGCCTAAGCGCATCGGCCAATGCCATATCCATACGGTCGGTCGTTTCGGCCTTAGATGCTGACACAAATTCATCAGCTTTCTTTGCCGCTGCCTCTACTGCGGCGCGCTTAGACTCAATAAGCGCGATAGCGTCATCTGAAATTGTTAGACCGTACTTTTCCACTAGGTCTAGTACGGAAGGCAGAGCAGATATGTAATTGACCTTAGCATAGCCATCCCACTTACGGCCAGGAATTGCGCGGGTGACAGTTAGCGGGATCTGATTCCATTCTGTTGCAAGAATCAGGGTATCCGAACTGTCATCCTTTACGGTGATGTTATACCGTGTTTCTTTCTCTTCAGGGATAACCTGGATTACTGACGGACCACTAAGCGCGCGGCGATCCGATTCGCTAATGGTAATCAGCGGATTGTTAAGCACGGTGCTAGCAGTAACGGAATTAACCGGGCCGTCCCATGTCTTACTGGCACGGTTAAAGGTAAATCCATTTTCCCTAAGCTCATTCCGCACTTCATAAGAGTTATAGACCTTAATAACTCCGTACTCTATAGAGATGTATGGCGCATGCTGCTTAGCATATTCTCTCTGCCAAGCCTCATGGTGCCCATTCTTGCTAACAGTTGTTTCGTCTATGTCACCAGCAGCGGTAAGAATATCGTTAATTGCTGGCACGATATCGATACCGTAACTAGATAGCTGATTTGTGTACTTGCGCAAAACCATTGCGCTAGTGATCAGCATTTCCTCTGACCATTCACCAGACGGGATATCCGCCATACGCTTACCGAATTTGGTATCTGTTCCGTTAAAACCTATACCGTCCCTAGTAAGCGCGCCGTCACATACTCCGGCGAGTGAACGCATAGCGTATTCAATTGTCCCGACTGATTCGAGCGCGTATTTCGCTGAAGTATCCACGGCTGATTTTTCCCTTCCTATTAATGACACATGAATAACGGGCCGCACATAAATATCAGTAACGGGCCGCAAAGTCAATACCCCAGCAGCACCGTTATCAAACCGTTATAATCCTGGCTGACGGCGCTAGGATCGATTCTAACAAGATCAACTAGGCCGGGCCGTCCGATCACCCTAGGTCCATGATCAAAAACGTTCTAGGGCCATCCTGGGGCCATCTAGGGCTAGCCTCAGCTTGCCAGGCTATCCGCTGGCAGGCCATCCGTGGGCGAATTGCCCGGTTTGCCAGGAATGTCCTGAAATGTCCTTTTCCTGGCTATAGGCATAAAGCAAATAGCCCGGTTATCTCTCACGAGATAACCGGGCTATTTACCGGCGAGTTTCAGGCACCCTTACGGATAATCCGGAAAGCAACCCGAGCCTGGGCACCTTCCTTATCCTTAGCAGTCGTGGAATACTCCCCACGATGCGAAGCGGTAAGGCCCTGAGTCTCCAGCCACTTCTTGACGTTGTTCCGCAGCGAAACAACCGACTTAGCATCGGCCGGCTGGTCCTTAGGCGGATAGTGCGCAAAGCGCACCGTACCGTCAAGAATAGCCTGGAAAGTATTCGCCAGCACTGGCGGCACCTCGGAAGCCTGCCGACCCTTCTTAGCAGTCGGGAATTCCTCGCTGTCATCCATAACAACACCAAGCAGCAGCTCAGCGTCATTACCAGTGGCGGAACCGGCCGGGCTGCGAAGCGTAGCACCATTAGCCATGACATTTCCTCCTGTTTACTTGTCAAACAAGATCAGACTTCCCGATCTTGCGCCGTTCCCGTGTTTCTTGCTTACAACGAGAACACTACGCCGGGCCGGGTTGGTCTGTCAACACCAAACCCAAAGTTTTTTTGAAATAGCCTCTGACCTGCGGAAACTCCTGGCAGCTTGCAGAAACGATCATGGAACTGGTTAGCCTAGCTAACGATAATCCGGCTGCCAGCAGGCCAGCAACGGGCCGGGATCACTAAAAGATCTTGGTAAAGCCTATTGACATATCTTGATGATCATGCTATCGCGCACACGGTTCCTACTAAGATCAACTAGCACCGTTGCCCGGTGTCCGGTTAGAACGGATATACAGGTACAAAGCGGACAGAATCACCACAACCCACCCAAAGGGGCCTAATGTGGCGAATATCAGGATACCTAACACAAGACATATTAAAGTTAATAAAGGATCTCTTATCATCTCAAACTCTCCTATTACGGTTATAACGGGCATTTGGGGCATCCTTCCCGGCCAGGACTCGCGTCCCCGCATGGGTAGCCATGTATGCGCGTATAGGCTTAAAGCGCTATATAATGCTGTGCCCGCGGATTTTTCGTTTTTATTTCTGTATTTATAACTAGTGTACATACGGATAGGCATGGGTACAAGTTTCTGTACCCATGCCCGCCGATTATTCGTCTTTGAAGTCTGCGAGAATCTTGTTAAAATTATCGCATTTTGCTGCGTCACCAGTTAGGCTGTCGTCTGAACAGACTGGACAGTTCTTAACATGATTTGATAGCAGACTAAGAAGATCGTCCACTTAGAGCCTTCCTTCCGCCGAGTGATCCGCCACGGCCGAGGCCCATAGCATTACCGGCTGCTTTTCCCGCACCATACCCAGAACCACCATTGCCATACCTGCTGGTGTGGGTAAGACGAGGGAATACTTTACTGACTGCTTTGTTCACAGCAGCCTCACGCTTCACCAGAACTAGAGCAGTACCAGTATTGGCAGCGTTCGCCTTTACGTTTTCCTGCCTGTTCATTTCGGTAAGCCTGCGAGTGATGGTCACCATGAATCCATCCCAGAAACTAACTGTGAATGTCTTCAGGTGCTCAAAGGGATCACGATCCTCCATAGCCTGATTCAGTGACCACACACCATACTTCAGCACGTAGTCATAAAGGTCATCAGTTTTCTCGATGTCTGATCGCCATCCGAAAACATGATAACCCTGCTTGCCTCTAAGCTGAACCACAACACACCGGAAAGACCTTGCGATTGCCGCATAAAGCCTTGCCTTAGTGGCAGCGTAGGGAGCATCGAATGAAATGATCTTGTTGCTCATTTCATCCTTGAGATGACCAGCCTCAGCAAGCATGGCGTCATCAATACCCTTTTCAGCCATGAGGCCGAGAGCTTTATCAGTAAGGGCATTTCTCTCATCTTCGGGTATTGTGGGATCTTCTGCCTTTGCGAACAGACTGGTGATCGTCTTTTGCCAGTCACGAGCCATCTTCGGTTCCTCCTACCGGATACCTCTTGAGTAATTCTCGAAGATCCTGAACACGGCATGAGCCAGGATCAAAGTGCCTATCAGTACAGTTATAGTTTTCCAGCTATTAGGCACACTGTAAAGACCAGAAGCCACAACGAGAAACCCCGCAGTGGCTTTGATCGATTCCTGTACCTGCGGCTGTGAAACTTTATTAGTCATTTCTCCTCCCATCACCTGTAACCTTGTGAGCGCGAGCCTACACCCGCCAGGGAGAGAAGTCAAGACCTGTGTCCGCAGATTTTTCATTTTATTTTTTCATCCCAGAAACAGAACGAGGATTGTTACCACGCCCATTACCGTGCAGGCAATCACGTAATCAGTTGCCTTGTCTTGATTCATTGTGAATACTGACAGTAGCATGAACCACAGTTCTGCCATCAAGCAGGCGAAAGCTAGTGTATTCATTGTTCAGATATTCAGCAGGATAAGTGCGGGAACCATGATTACCACAGCGGCTACCGTGTAAATCACAGCATCAGTCTTACTTGGAGTTCTACTCGCACGCCAGAACAGACCAAACTCAATTCCCGCTAGCATGTAACCCAGAAGCGGCAGGTACTTGCTCATCTCTTCATCCTCACTATGGCTGACCCTGCAAATATAATCGCTACGATGCCACCAGCTATTACCGGCAGCAATATGTGATTCAGTAGCATAAAGATTGCTGTAAGAATCGCAGTTACCGCGCAGAGGACAAGAAAGATAACATCTACGGTCCTGTCCCTAACTCTTGTTCTGCTCATTTGCGCTTGCTTAGCGTAATCAGGAACCACAACAGAAAGCAGAGCACAAAACCAATCACTACTGGCAGTACCCAGCCTGGATATTGCGGACCTGAGTTAATAGCACTTGCCAACATCGTTTCTCTCCCTTATTTTTATTTTACCTAGTATCCTCAGCAGGACTCGAACCTGCGCCTCCATCATGTGAATGATGACGCTCTATGCCATATTAAGCTATGAGGAAAATAGTCATCTTCTGCCAGATTCTTACACTCACAGCCCCTGTGAGCCTAAGTTCTGAGGGTTGCAGAATCAGACTACAGCGAGCATGGAAGGAATCGAACCTTCACTCTCCCAACTGATCATGCTCACCCGGAAACGAATTTCCGGCTTTCATTAAGTATGGGGCGTGCTAGCTACCGTTCTTGCTCCCGCCTATACACCAGGCATTATCCACGAAGTTTACGTGCGCACTCCGTTTCTTCCCCATATAATACCATTCTACTTTTTTTGTACCATCCTACTATTTTTACATTTCATTGTGCCTGGATATTACCGCGAAGCGTACCAGGACTTTGCGGAACTACTTGAGAATGTCGTCCAGAACCCCACCCAGCGTGCTAGTGGCCTCTTCAATACCAAGCTCAAGCCTGACACCCTTAAGGGTAGCTGGGCATGAAGCCTGATGGAGAGCGACTTCGATGTCATTGGCGAAATTAGTGAAGGTAGGAAGATCCTGACCCATTTCAGCAACATCTACCATAGACATCATCCACATCGTAGCGTGCATGATGGCCGCATCCCTGTTCTGAGCCAGAGTCCTGATAGTTACATCTTCAGTTATGCCAGAAGTCTGACTAACCGTAAAAGTAACATCGAAAGCGCCGGGCTGAGTCATAGGATCAACCTTAACCGGAGCCGCCGTAGTAACGGTAGGATCAAGCACAGGGACAGCAGATTCAGTTGTGGTCTGCTCTTCTTTTCGGCTAAACGGATTTTTCATTTGTCCTCCTGACTAGATTTACTTACTGATCGATTTACTTACTGATCGAATCTTTTACGAACCCGGACGGTAAACCAGGACAGCACTAGGACGAAGCCGAGTGAAATTATGAGCCGAGTACTCAACCCCACTCTCGACATTCACCAGATAAAGATCGGCGTTTCGCATAATGCAAACGTAGTAGCTAGGACCAGCCTTCCACGTATCACCCATCTTGTACTTGCTGTCAGTGATCTTGTAAGGCGGGTAAGCGCAGTCCTTCCCGGCGGTGTGAGCCCACAGCATGTGCGTTCTGCTAAGAGCATCATCCTTGACGAAAAGGTAATAATCCGTTGCTGACGTGCCAACAGTTTGCAGCCCATGACCGATGTTCTTGTCACCTTCTGCGGGGAGCAGAACTACGCCCTCAATAAGCATAGAAATCTTGTCACCCGGACGTGCTTGCCTCATGACTTCCTCCTGTTTGATTTACTTACTGATTTCAGTCCAGATAAGAAACGTCTGTGACTTCGCCGCCCACATCGTTAAGAAGGCCGTTACCCTCACCAGTTGTGAGATCCAGAACACGCGGAAATTCCCCGTGAAGAGCGCTCACAGCAATGTATGCAGTTGTGGCCTTGAAGATAGCATTATCGCTGTCATCAGCCAGAACCAGAATCCTGTGCTTCCCGTTCTTGTCCTGTACAGTTACAACATACGTAGACATCCAGCCCTCCAGCCATTAGTATTTTATCTATCTTAGCAAGCACACGGGATCTCGCATCACCCCAGAATGTCTTACTCTGAAATTAATCAGTGCATTCTGCGCTCAACCTAGGCTGTGTGCTTATCAGGCTCGTGTCAAGCGGACCCGGTTCCAGTTTGCTAATCTGAAGTGACACGAAGCTTAGCCTGAAGTTTTAATAGTAGGGATACTAGTTTTAGAAGCTGCAATGTGTGCTAAGGGGTTCGAACCCTCCCTCTATACACCAGACCAGTTCCGTCAACTTTCCTCATTGCAGTGTGACGACTCGCGGAGGATATTAACCCGGAGAGAGATGATCAATCTCATAACCCGGTGGGACTCGAACCCTCTTAACTCCCAGCCCTGTACTTCCTGAATCGAGGCTATTACAGAGCCCGACCCTCACCAATTCAATCCGGCCGCTAAACCAGAAGGGGAAGCACCTAAGATTTTGTTCAGTTAGAAATGCTGTTCTTCTTGTAGCTGATCCAGGCCATGCCGAACTTGTACAGAAGGACAAGACCGATACCAACTACAACGCAGATGTCGTCAACCATTTCATCCTCCGTCATTACGCGGCGTTTCTTGCTGACAGGTAGAACACTACCACGAGGGGCCAGTCATGTCAAGCCCCCCGCATTAATTCTTTTTGATCAGTTCTCTTCCCACCGAATTGCGCCGACCCACTTACGCCGCATGGTTAGGTCAATGAAATCGCCAGAGCTATTCTTACCAGCGAAGTAGATGTACTTGTCAGTACCTTGCAGACGGTCCAGAAGCAGTTCGTACTGCCACCGCTCCACGTTGAAGAAATAGGTCTGCTCATTGTCGTGGAAGATAATCACAGTACCGACCCTGACCTTGGCTATCGGCTTGCTGCCATATCCATCCGTAATACAGCAGCGATAGAAACCATCGTAGTTATGCATCTTTACTCTCCTCCTTGATTACTACTTTTTGCGGTTCGTTGATTACCGTGGTTGGTGCGTTAGCTATAGCAGCAAGTATCTCCTCATGCTTGTGCTGATGAAGCTCTCTTGTTATCTCGTGCTCTTTCTTTATAGCAGCAGTCTGGAACTTAAGAAACATCCAGACTATAACAGACGCTACTAAATTAGGCCAGATCGGAATCCCTACGTTATTCCAGAATTGCAGTAGAAAGTGATGCATATAAATCCGTTTCAGGTGAGGTTGCTAACCTCTATATGATAACATTCCCACCTGAATACGAATCTACTTAAGCACAAACGGAGCGTCTGCGGTGTAAGGATCGTATCCCAGATCCCTCTGAATAAGCTGAGCACCTTTCAGATCACTTGCCCTCACTGGACGCCTTCCTTTTGGCCGACGCTGCGACCCGTCCGATTCTGGCCGCATTTTCCTTATCTTTGACTCCGGCGTGAGCCGCGTCTTTGCCATCGACTATCCTCGCTTCTTTACTTGTCAGATGATAATGCTTGCCATATTTACATGGATACGCCCGTCTGGGCACTTCCATTCTGTCGTTGTTATCGCGCTGCTTAGCTAGGGCGATCTTAGCTGATAGTTCGTCCCGAAAGCAAACTTTATTATGATCGGGACGGCAGCGCGGGGCTGTTCTCCGCGCCATTTTTCCTCCGCTATAATTTCGTCCTTCCTCCCTGCCTGACTTCTGACCGGCCCCATACTAGCACAGTGCCGGGCGGCTGTCAATAGCCGCCCGGCAAATATCTGGCACGCCCGCCGTATTACGTCACGATCAAAATCAGTAGCTTCCTACCGCTTGTTCGTGTGACCATGCCGCGCATGGTGTACCGTAAACAGGGCCGATATAATAGTCGATCATCCACTTTAGCTGAGTATACGCACTTGTCTGCCAATCCGGTCCCGCGACGGACATTTTAGATCCGGGCAACGCCTGAGGTATTCCGTATGCCCCTGAATATGGGTTAGAAGCATAGACATTCCAGCCGCTTTCAAAATTAATGATCGCAGCCAGACATCCATACTGACTTCCCCAGCCTTTCGCATTGAGCAGTGCTTGTGCTATTTGCTGTTCAGATCCTTGCGGAACCTGAACGGGAGGATTATTACCACCTGTTGTGCTCACTGGTGCTGATTTTATTACTTCCAGCGCTGGCAGCTTGCAGTGAGCGTTTTTAAGTACTAATTTCTGTCCCGGATAGATCAGATCAGTCTGACCGTGCAACTTCTTCTTGTTAGCACAGTAGAGAGACTGCCACCGGATATGATATCTCTTGCCGATTAAGGAAAGAGTGTCATTCTTCTTGACTACATAAGTCCTGTCTGGTTCCTTCACGCTTAGAGCATAGTGCTGTTCGGTGAACGGAGTGCCGTTAGGGACAGGGGCAGGACTAGCGCTTGCTGACGAGGTTAAGAAGAATAACCCGGTCAGCAGTGGCGCTAACCCTGCTAAAACACGTTTAATCAATATTGTTGCCTTTCGTCACCGCCAGGTTTAGGCGGCAAGCAAATGAAAAAACGTGCCAGATATTTAATTATCTCACTCTTCTGTATTTCTGTTTTCCTCAGACTGCCTGATACCTGTTCCCCACCCTCTATGCTGACATGAGCAGCCAGGCGGGCATCCATCAGGCTTGCCAGTGTGATCCTGTGTCTGGCAGATACCACACGTCATTCTTCTTCACCCATCGCTTTTCTTGTTCTCTTCCTGAATATACCGAAGATTACTTCTCTGTCGTGTCCCGTGGCAGTATCAAATCTTCTGGCTAGCTGTTCTTCTGAGTACTGATCCCAGTTACGCTCTTCTTCATCATCAAATTCTGGTGGGATCTGGCGTCGTCTCCTCATTCCCATCTGGATACCACCTTGCCGGGGAATTTGGCCGGATCTCTGTGTAAATCAGATCTGGATCTGCCATGATTGCTGATGGCGCTTCCTCTTTTCTTGAGAGTCTTTCGTATGTAATCTTCTCTGCTGTTGACAGAGCTTTGCACAGATATTCAAATCCTGCTGTATCAGCAGGCCATACACCATACTTGCGCAGTGCGTCATGCAGAGCCCTGATAACGGGAGCAGTTCCTACAAGATTCCAGATCTCCTGATCTGGCATCTCTTCATTATCCTCGTTCTCACTCATGGGTATGTAGAGAACTGGAACTTCTTTACTCATCTTCTTCCCTCCTAAGATGGATACAGCCCGGCTAGA